CAACCCCAATTTCTGGACGGTAGAGATTACGCTGCCTTACCCGCCGCCGTATCCGATCATAGGCATGAACTCGCACATGGTAGTCTCAATTGACTTTGTGCAAGATTCAGTCTATCTGGACGTAGCAGTCTAAAGCCCACCGTTGTCAGGATAAATCAACGCTGCACGCTTGAGCCAGTTCTTGAGGAACGGAGCATCAGCAGGATTATTTGCGACCACTTGCTTATCCCAAGCAGCCCGCTGGGCACGGAGATTGACTGCGAGAGTCGGTTGGTCAGCATTCTGAATCAGTTGAAGAGTGTGTGGTCCGATCACGCCATCCTGTGTCGTGCCGAGAAGTATTTGAAGTTCCTTCACCGCACGGGACACGCCCGTGTTGACTCCAAAATCCATCATCACGCTCGCAAGTCCGTCATCGTTGACGGAGTCCAAGTGGAGTGGGTGCCAGTACTGGTTGGCGTAAATCTGCTCCGCCATGAAGAGAGCCGTCGCCACGTCCGTGGTGTAGAAGCTTGCGGGCACCTCGGGGTGCGCGTTGCTGGCGATTCCGAAACGAGTCATGCCACCGCTGTCGCCGGGTAGGTTCGTGACCACGCCGGAGAGCGTGGAGTCCTCAAACCGAATAACCCACTTGATGATGCCGTCTTTGTTTGCCATTTTTCAACCCTCGCTAAAGGGTTGGAAATGGCTTATTTAGGGGATTGCGTGCCGCACATCTGAGGGACTCGGGGGCTGAAGCAGTTCGCGCAGATCGTGATGCCTCTGGTGTCAGTACCGCACATGTGGACGCCATTGTGCTTGCACCGGAGGCGACGAATGAACCACGTGTTCCTCCAGAAGAAGTAGTACACGGGCCACCAGATGTCACGCCAGCGGAGTTCTCGTTCGGGCTTGACTTGCCAGTCGCTCACTTGGTGTACGTGTTCCGAAAGGAGATTAGGGAGTCAAGGACAGCTTCAATGGTTCCCTTGCCAAGCTTCGTGTCATCTGCAATGAGCGCCACGACGGCACGACGATTGAGTCCGATGTCGTAGAGCTTCTTCACCGTGTCGCCAATCTGGACGATAGAGGACGCAAGGACTTCCTTGGTGATCCGCTTCTCGGTGCCTTTCCACGCCGCGTGCGCCGGGCGGACGCAGCCGTAGCTGCCTTCCTCGTCAAAGCAGATCGCGCACTCGGGTTTGAGCTTCGCCTTTGCCATTAGCGTGGCCCCGCATAGTTCGTGCCTTCGGGTTCGCAATCACACGGCTCGCCGGGGATGTGCGGATCGGTCGGCAGATGGACGTGCGTGCCGGAATCACCGGGAGGTGCCCCAGCGGCCGCCATCTTGCGGACTTCGGCGTCGTCAATGTGGGTTGCATTCTTGGTGCAAGCGTCCCACAGATTGGCGATGCCCACGCCTTCCGTAGGGTGAGCGTGGTACGTCAGCAAGACGTGGACGAGGTACTCGTGCAGCACGTCCGGCAGTTGAATGACTTTCATAGAGCCTCTCTGGCTCTAATACTGAAAGTTCTCCGCGAGGGATTGATTATCCACCGTTGAAGGCGGTGGGGGTGGAACTGGCTGCGGGAATGGCAGCAGGTTCGGCACCGGGGTCTGCATCACAGTGACCAGCGGCGGTTCCGGCTCCACGTAAAGCAGCAGTTCTCGCAGCTTGGCAGTCGGTTTGACGTTCAATTCCGTAGTCACGATGTTAAGCCAAGGACGCCAGTTGCCCGCGTAGACTCGCGACACTTGCGCAAGTGTCATATCAGGCTTGAATCGTCTTGACCGACCGTCAACCATCTTGGACAGGTAGTCCCGAAGCGCCGCCCATCCTGCGGCGTCGTTCTCAAACACTATGTGACCGCCCTTGCCCAGCGTTTTCTGACCGGGGAGCGGATCGTAGATCGCGGCGGACTTCAAGTCGCCGGGGTTGTGGTATCTCGTCGGAATCGCGTGATGGACTCCGAAACCTTCGGCATGCGCCACGGCGGCAGCAAAGGAGTTTAGCTTTTGCCTGTCCAAAGTCTGACCCTGCACAACGGCTGGCAGCAGGGACAAACCCAAGACCAGCAATAGTTTAGCTTTCATTGTTTCCTCCGTAAGGAATAGTAGTTTACAGTCATGTCAGCGTTTCGTCCTTCCGTAAAATACAGATTAGGAAGGACTTAGTTGTATGTTTCCTCCTGAAAACACGAAAGGGAGCATCACGGCGATGGTACGCTTGGATGCTCCCCAGCAGATACATAATACCTGAAAGTTGGGAAAGAGTCAAGGGTTTTCGCCTTGACCCTTTGTTTTCAACAGTTTAGATCGTTGAAGAGAAGCGGGTCGGGACGTGAGGTTCGTAGATGAAGGTCATCGTCTGGGTGAGCGGGTCATAGGCGACCACACGACCGATGCAGATGACCCAGCCCACTGCGAGGGCGCTGCTGAACGGGCCGATCCCGAACGGGCCAGCGCCGAAGACGCCGCCAGCCGATCCGGTAGTCATGGAAGCATAGTCCTGCGTCAGCCTTCCGTCCAGTCCGACGTATAGCAAGCCGCCGACTTCAATTTGGTCACTCGCGGTGACCGGGGACAGGAAGTATTGCTCGCCGTAGTACGCAGTGACCGTCACCGACTGCCCCTGCGCACCGGAAGTCAGAGTGACACCGTCTGGGTTTGGCGCAAGTACAGCACCGGAGGCGTCAATGGCGTAGAGTATAGACCCCGTGTCTGCGGCGTCGTACGGCGTGGGCAGCGCCCAAGCCGGGATCACCAACGAGGAGTCCATCGCAATTATCAGTGGGCTAACTGAGGTGACCGTCCCCGTGATACCGTTTAGGAAATCAGCGGTGCCCATCCCAGAGAACACAACCAAGTTGCCAACTGCGAAGTTGTTCGCGTTGACAGTAGCAGTGACGATGTACGACCCTGAACTTCCGGTGATGTGGATGTGGCTGATCGTGGGGACGAACGGGTCTATTGGAGTTGCCTTACCGTCTATCGTCTCAATGCCGATAGCCGTCAACGCGGGTACGGGCTGCGTGACCCAGATTGGTAGCGGACTGTCCAAGTCGTAGGTGCGTGTGTGCCCCTGCGCGGACACGGTGTTTCCCCCGCCTCCCGGTGAGGTGACCTGCGACAGGATCATGCTGAACGTGCTGGTCGGCTCTATGTCGGCGGTACCGCTTATCAAGTTGGTCGAGGCGAGCACCTTCACCACGTCGCCCACGGCGAACGGCTGCGTGAACGTGACGTTGGTCGTGGTCGGCCCGGCGACGGTCGTGGTGCTGGAGGCCGTCGCTACGACCGTCGTTACGAGTCCAACGGTCTTCGTCACGGTGATCGTGTAAGTTCCAGCGGAGGGCACAGTCCACACGAACATGCCGATGCCGTTGTAAGTGCCCGCCGCTTGGATGGTGAACAGACCCGGTTGAATCGTGGTGACGTTGCCCGTGAAGTCAAAGTCCTGCGGAAGCTGTAGTGCGTCAAAGTTGACCTGTGCGTTGGTTCCCGGTGGCACGGCGGTGATCGTCGTGTACACGGAGACGTGAAACCCGATCTGCTGCGTGGCTTGGAGTAGTGCGTTCGCATTGTTGATCGCATTCGTGATGGACGTCTGCATGTTGTTCTTCCAGACGTTGATTCCAGCGTAGCTGAGGTTCGTGCGCAGCATGGCTATCTGCGTGGGAATCGAGAGGGATTGGATGTCCGGGCGTGCGAGAAACGCAACCGGGTTGAAATCCATGCTGTTGACCCAGCCGTTGTCGTTCACGTTGGGACTGAAGCTACTCGGCGGAACTGTGACGGGCTGAACCGGAATGACAGGCAGCGGTGTGCCAGGTGTCCAGGTGCGGCTGCGTGACGCAACGTCCTGAAGCAGCGAGTTATACGCGGTGGGGTCTCCCAAAGGATTGATCGCGCCGTTGAGAATCTCGGGATACGTCGCAGCGAACTGGACGAGGTACGGGTCTTGCGCAAGGAATATCGCCAAGTTGTTGGCGAAGTCCCTCCAGAACTGGCTGAAGCGGTCAACCTGTGTAGCCAGTGCGAACTGGTTGTACGTGTAGCGGCTCGCAATACGCGGCGACAGGTATGAAACGTCGGCGTTAATGTCGGCTGACGCAAGATCAATCACGATATTCATGGTCTGCTGAAACGAGGTCGGGAACTTGATAGGCACCGGAAATTCTGCTGTGCCAGTGCCAAGAGTCACGTTGGCGGCCGATGTAGAAACCGCCGTGGGCTGGTAATCCAAGTCTGCCCCTGTCGCACCAGCCAAGTACGAGTTGTCTTGGCGTGAATCCCACTGCGGGTTGCGTGTGTAGCCCAGCAGCGACGCCTCAATGTAGGAAAGCTGCCAAAGCAGATGGCTAAGCTCGTTCGGCGTAAGGCTGGCAAACGTCTGAAGCAGCGGAATCTGTGGAACGTTGGAGTAGATCGTGTTCGCCGGGGCGGGTTCCCACATAGTCGCATCGGAGCCGGGCACCACGTCCGTGTTGGCAGCGATGGCGAGCCAAGTGCTACCGTTATACGTGACCACGTCGTTGACGGCATACGCAGTGGTGGTGTTCCACGTGCTCATCCAAAAGAAGTTTGTCAAGCCGAGGACGTCGTTCCACGGCACCGCGAGGGTTGTCACGGCGTTGAGTGATGGCTGGATGTACTGTTGGTACACAGCCTCAAAGTTGGGAATCCAGACACCGCCTCTACCCTGCCTGTCAAGGCTGAGGTAAATCAACCATGCGGCGGTGAGCAGCGGATCAAAATTGGATGCGACGATGTTTCCGAGGTTCACGAAGCTGATCAAATCCTTGCGAAGCTGGAGATCACGAAGCGTGAAGTTGGGATTGCTGTAGTCCGGGTCGCCGACGAAGACCGTGTTCCCCCGGAGGGCGGGGACGATGCTCACGATGAAGTTGTTGAGACCCAAAATCTGCCAGTCTGAGATGATGTAGTGCGGGTCCGGCAACGCTCCTAGCATGTTCTGCAACGGGTTAAACGCAGTGCTGAACACCGGGTTGGTGGTGTTCGTCTGCATCGTGTTGATGAACGTTGGGTCAGTCAGGTCTTGGTTCGGATTCACCACGCTGCCGCTGAACGGTGGCACAAAGTATGTTGAGGAACCGAATGTCAACCCGCTGTTGTTGGTCAAGATAATCGGGTTTGACACGAACGAACTAGGCATCGTCGTTGGTCCGAACGAGCAGTTCGCAAACGTGAAGTTGAAGTCAAAGTCCGTGTTTGATTTGAATGCAGCGAATAGGGCGAGTGGCGAGAACAGGAAGCCGTTCCAGTTCCAAAGCATCTCTGGGAACAGGTTAGGAATAGACGGTAGCGCAGGCAAGCCCCAGTTGCAGATGTTGTTCAGCAGGTTTGAGATGCTGTTGAGCGTTCCCTGCACCATGGCGAGCATGGACTGTTCCATGGAGAGAAGCGTGGTGATGTTGCTCTCAAGCGCCTGCACAAGTTCCTGAATCTCTACTTGGAGGCGTTGCGCTGTCTGAAGGATGCTGATTGAATCGCCAGCATACAGCGGGGCACGCACCTGCCTGCCGTTCTGTCCGTCCACGGCGAGAGAATTCATGTGGTTGTACGAGATGATGTACTCGTCCAAAAGCTGCTTCTTCTGGAGAAGCCAGTTGTTCGCGTCGGCTATGCTGCACTCAAGGAAGCGCCCCTGCTCCATGGAGACCGGGTAGAATTTGGAGATGGTGGGGTCGTTGAGCGGTTGTGTCCTAACAACAGCGCCCTTCGCTTTGATCGGCCACAATAGGGCCTGGTTTTCGGCGTCTGTGAGTCCCATTAGCTGTTCTCGTCGGACGTGTACAACCCTTGGTTGTTCACGATGTCCGGTGCCTCGGTCGTGTCACGCACGAGGGAGGATGTGATTCTCTTCTGCTGTGTTTCTACGTTGTCCGTCTTGACGATCTGGCGACGAGACGTGTACTCAAGCGTGGCATCGCCCGAGCAATAGTAGTTCAAGTTCCCGCGCTGGCTGATGTCAATGTCCCCGTCAATCATGAGGCGCAGCGCCTTGCCCTGCTTGTTCGCCTTGATCGTGATCTCCACACCACCCTCAAGCGCAGCCGTAATGGAACGCCCTTGGTTATCGGTGCCGAGATCAAAAACGAGACCGCCTGCCGTGTCAATCAGGATTGACTGCTTTGAGTCCGGGTTCGCTCCGACACGGAGGAGGATGTCCCTCACAGCATGTAAGTCAAGAGACTGCCCGTGTGAATCCATTGGCGAACTGGGCTGCGACTGACTCGTGATCGGTGTGCCAGACCAGACGTAAGGCGCTTGGAAAGTTGACGGCAAGATCGGTGAGCCTGCCTGCGTAAGATCGTGGAACTGGTAGATTGAGTCCCCAGCGCCGTAATCTGCACGATAGCTCTTTGAGTCAATACGTGCGGCGTCGTTGATACCGTATGCGTGCTTACCGGGTCCGTCTTGATAACCGTTGTACAGATGGCGACGCTTGGCTGCCGGGTCTTTCGCACCGAGGCGCAGCACGGTACCGCCGTCAAACGCACCACGCAGCGAGACGCTCTCGCCTCCGGTCTTCATGGTCAAGCTGCCCGCGTCGCCGGGCTTGAGCACGACGCCATTCTGGTTCCAGAACTGGAGAACACGGTCGGAGACCATGTCTTTCTGACTCCTGATCTGCGTCTGGGTCACACGCCCGTCGTTACGTGTTGGGTTGGGGATTGAGGTATCGTCCGAACCGAGGCGCAACACAACCTGCCCGAGGGCGGTGAGGTCAAGCGATTCTTCCTCGCTGCGGTTCTTGCCAACAACGACTTGGGCGGAACCTACGAGGTTTGCTTCAAGGGAGCGTCCTGCGCCGAAGGGATATTCGTAGCCTTTCGCCGGGAGTAGGGGGATGTTCTCCTTCGGAAGCGTGCTTCCGATCTCCATCTGCACTAAGCCTTCTTTGGTGACGTTCACACGGGTTGTGTTCTGCTCGTATGGAAAACGAATTGCAAAACATGATGCGGCGAGTCTCGCTTCTGCGTGATCCGTGGAATCGGTCACGGGTAGGTAGCCAGACTCCACGGCGCTTCCGAACTTGCCGAGGTACGCCTGCTTCTGGGAACCGACGAAAAGCTGCGGCTTGAGCACCTTGCCGTAAGTGCTGGGGTCGTAAAGGTTGTAGCCGACCAGTGTACCCGCAGCCTTCTCCAGAATATAGCCCCGGCGCTGAGGTGTTGCGCCTTCGTTTGAAGTTGGGCCTACGGGAATTACACGGTCATCAAACGGGTCATCCGCACCTTGGTTGATGACGAACGATTCGTTGTCAAATGCCGGGATCGTGCCGTTCGCCGGAGTCACCGTCGTGCGGAGCCACGGGTCTGCGGTCGTGCCTAGAATGGTGTCAAGGAGCGAGGTCTGCAACGTCTCGTAGGGTACTGGATAATCCAGCGAGTACTCCTGCACAAGTTCGGTGTTCTCGCTGAACGGAATCACGTCCTGCTTCCCGCTGATGTAACGGTCGGACGGCTGGGCACCAGGCTGCAAATACGCGATTGAGTCGCTTGTACCGTCCGGTAAGAGCGTGGGGACTAGGTTTGGAGCGGTAGGGCGGTTGACTGAGCCTTGGTACGAGACGCCTGCGTCGCTATATGTGACCCTGCGCCCGGCAATCGTAGTCCATTGGCGCTTGTCGGAGTCCAACTTGTCACGGGAAAAGTCAGCGCCCTGTCTGTCCCAAGCGGTGTCAACCCTCTCGGAAAACCCGCCCGAATACGTCGCTGTCTTTGAACCAGGGTACGCCTTACGGTACGAAAGACGGCGGCGGTCGGAATAGCCTTGGATGCGGTCGCCTGTGAGCGGTCGGTTGGCGATGGCGTCAATGCCCTGCAAGCGCTGCTGCTGAATCCACGCCACGACCATCGGGAACTTGAAGCCGCCGTGACCATACTCGTAGTTGGTGGCGATTCCCCATGCGCCCTGTTCGGGCATGTTGATGTCAATCTCTTCCTGCGAAGAGACGTTCGCCGGGAACATGCTGACCTCGTTGTAGATCATGCTGTTCTTGAGGTCACGTAGAGTCAAGACACGGCGCTCGTAGTCCACCGACAGCACTTCAACGAGATAAAGCTCGTTCGCCATGCGCTGGCGGTCACGCTCGAATGGTGCTTGCGGGTAGTGCCTTGTGTTGTCTCGAATCATGGTTTACTTCGTTATCTGGTTCAAAAGCTGAACGTTCTGGGGCTGAGTGGGCTGCGTCTGAGCCGCGAGCAAAGCTTCCTGTACGGCTGGCGTGGGCGACACTTCCCCAGAGACTAATACGTTGACAGTCTGCTGAAGAGCATTTTGGGTGTTCGCCAAAAGCTGCTCAGCAAACTTGTTCTCCGGCTGTGCGGAGTTGAGCAAAGTGTTGTCGGCATTTGACCCCGGCTGCATCGGATCGTAGTGCAGGATGATGACTGTGGCGTCGGGTTGACTTACGGACTTCTGTAGGCCTCCCTTCGCCGACCTCTGCGCTGTCTTCTGTATCGGGGTGCCCGCCGCTGGCGTTGACGTGGCTTGCGAGGCATAGTCGCCTGTCAGCGAGCCTCCGACAAGCTGCTGTTGGTTGTTCAAGGCAGTCTGAAGCTGCGTTGACGGATCGCCCGTTGCTGACGGCGTTCCCAGCCCGGCGAACAGGAAGGCTTCGGTGTTCTGCAAAGTTCGCAGATCGTCTTGGCTTATTTGGATCGGATTACCGTTTGCGTCTACGGCTTGCGGTAGAAATCCGGCTTGGGTGAACATCCTGACAGCGGTGTTCAAGTCCGTCCAGCGTCCCCACGGAAACGGTGAGATAAGCTCGTAGCCCTTGTCGTCAGTGAACGGAATCACGGAGTTGGTGGTCGGTGCGTTAGGTTTCCCGGTGAGCGCCTGAATGTAAGAAAAGTCGGCGGGGCGCTGCGCTGTAAAGAAGCCCGGACCCGGATTCGTGTTCTTGTACGACTTTCCGTTGACCACGATGTTCTTTCCAACATTGGGGTCCATGGTGCCCTGCTGTTGGTTGCCGTCGTTCTTGATCACGTATGTGGCAAACTCCGTGTCAAACTGGTTGCCCATCTTAGACACCAAGCCCTGCGTCTTGACGGAATAAAGCTTAATCTGAGCAGGAGTTGACGTTGGAGTGCCGTCTGGGTTGTTGACCGGAGTCGCAAGTGACTGCGATGTTCCCACTTGAGTGGAGTCGTTGGTGCTGTCGTTGCTGACACCGCTGATTGTCCCTGCGGCGTAGTTGATTGCCAAATTTGCCCGAATTTGCGCATTGCTGGGCGACGAATCGGGGTTAGGGCTTAGTGCATTAGCCTGTTGCGTGTCGGTTGATGCCTTCGTCCACTGGTAGATCAAGTTCGGCGCAGGCGTGTACGCGGCGAATGTTGTTGCACTATTACCGGACCCCTTAGTCTGCTGGGTATTGACGAGCACCCTACGGCGAACCGAGTCGCACGTAACTGTCATCGTCGCAGTTCCGCCAACGGAGTAGTTCAGTGAGATCGTCTTGATGTAGGCGTACATGTCCTTGTGCGGGATGAAGACTGGGAAGCCCAGCTTCAGTTCCGGGCGCATCGGAATTGAAAACGAGTATGTGCGATAGCCCCTGTTCGCACGTGCGGTCTCGGCGGCCGCATGGACGAATAGCGTCTGCTTGTCGCCCTCTTGAATCCACGGAACTTGGTACAGCGGTTCCTCACGCAGACCGAACTTCGCCAGCTTGGAGATGTCAATGTATTCTCCAACTTGCGAGAAGAAAGCCTTGTAGTCGTTGCCGAGGCTCTTCAACACGTTGCCGACGACCGTGGTGCGTGTCCTGCGGATCGCTGCTTGGTCTTCGCTCTCTTGTTCGGTCAGCATCTCCGACAGGTAGACGACGAACGGATTGTTGCTCTCGTAGATGGCAGTCGCCGGGTTGCTCAAGCTGTTGTTTGAGCTATTCGGCCCTGTCTGGGTTTGCTTGGTGCGTGTGCCGAGGTTGACGACGTCCAAGTTGTATAGGGGCGGTTTGATGATGATCTTGCCGTCCACATCTTGGTACGCCTCGTAGTCCATCTTCTGCACGACTTCACGGATGATGTCCAGCCTGTTGACGATGACACTGTTCTCCAAGTCAAGTGCAGTGATGTTTCTGAACGGAAAATACGTCTGGATCAAGCCGTAGTACGTTTGGTATTCCGCAACCAAGTCCTTCTCGGACTGTTTTGAAGTCTTGGTCACGCCAGAAGACTGAATGTTGTCGTCTTGAGCGCCCCACGATTGGTTCTTCTTCATAGGTGAGGCTTGTCCGCTTAGGTCTTTGTACGGGCCGAAGATGTGGACGTCCTTCACCATGTTCCACAAGATAGACTGCCACTTAGCCATGAAGCCACGCTCTACAGCCTGCTGAAACGGGTCTTGAGCGGCTTGCAGCAACGAGCCGATCTGGAACATGTCCGAATGTAGCCCGTCAAGAAACACTGCGGCGAGCACCTCAAAACAATTGCCGGAAGCGTACTTGGACTGCCAGATCGTTTGTGAAACTCCGGTGTGGTGGGAGGTGTTGACAGACGGGTGAATGTTCGTCTGCATCTTTTCCAACAGGTGCATAATTCCGTGGCACTGGATGCTGATCTCAAGCGTCTTGCCGTTGTCGTTGTAGCTGATGTTAGAGGTGACGCCCTTGAACACACGACGGTACACGGTGTCGCCCGTTCCGGCTGCCATATAGTACGACTTGGCGTACACCTGAATCTGCGACATGGTCTGGAGTACGTTGTTGCCGCCAGGCATCTGGTACAGGTACTTTGAATAGTTCGGCACCTGAAGCTGCACGGTGCAGTTCGGCACCATCGCATCCGTGTCGTACGTGGCGCTGAACTCAGTCACATGGTCATTGAAGTTGACCAAGGTGGTCAGGTGTCCATTTTTCGGATCGTTGACGAAAGGGTTGATGAGGTACGGCAGTCCCTCAATGAACACGACCACGTCGGGCGCTGTCTTAACTATCTCACGTTCCTGCACGGTCTGCGAGATGTTGCGGATCATGTTCCCTGAGGTCGGGACGGTCGTGCCCCCTGTGTTGCCGTTGTTGATGATGTCTTGTGGGGAAGCCATTGTCTTACCTCCCCTTACCGATATTTAACGGTGAGATGACGTAGTTCCATGTTCCGAAGTTCACCGGGTCAAGTGGATTGAGTGTCGGCGGCATATAAGACGTGTCGTTTGAATCGGGGCTGACCTGCGAATATGTGTTGCTGTCCTGCGCTGCTTGTATAGCGGGGGCAACGGGTGCAAGCTGCGGTGGTGGAACCAAGTTGCCCGTGATCGGTGCGGATGTAAGCTCAAAGGGGTTGACGGGGTTGGCTGCTGTGTTTGGAGTAGTAGCCACAGTTGTGGACGTGCCAAAGCCGTTTCCTGATTGCTGTGTTGTGAGAGCGGAGGGTTGCCACGTGCCGTAGTCGTGCCCACGCTTGATGTCGTTGTGAATCGTGTCCTTGTACGGCGACCCCTTACGGAAGCGCTCCTTCCAAGCGATGAAGTTAATCTGGAAGTCCATCAGAAATGGTGCATCTGCGTTCTGTGAAATTGTCAGGGACTCAAACATCCCGTACCACATGAAGTTCCCTACGATAAGTTCCACGTCAGAGTGCATCTTGATGATGCGGCGACTGAAGTCAGCGCCCAGCGGACCTTCAGCAGCTTTTTCCCCCTCAAACCAATAGCCGTTGTTCTCAAACACAACCTGAAGCTGCTCAAGGTTGCGGTAGGACTCGGTAAAGGGCTGGTACCTATCCGTCGTTCCGAATGCGAAATACTGACCCGCTGTCTTCCCGGTGAGGCTGATCTGGAGAGAGTCCTCGCCCCACACACCGATCTGCCAACCGGAACGTGCGAATGCCTGACCGTCAAGTGTCGTGCGGTTCACTACGACTTGTGAAGGGTTGATGAGGAAGCGGTACACTGCTGGTGAATTGTCCGGCTGTCCGTTGCCGCCGAGACCACGGTTGTATAGACGCACGACGACGTAGTCCACGTAAGGCGAGATTGCCGCAGAAATCTCAAAATCTTTGTCCGAAACAAGTGGTCCACTAGGCTGTCCGCCCTGCGCCAGACGTGCGGCCTCAAACGCTATGCTAACGTCGGAGGGAGCCACAGGCGAGGGGATGATGCGCTTCTCTCCACGGATGGGAAGTGTCTGAGGAGATACCTGCCCCTGAGTTCCAGCGTCGGGTCTGACGTCACTGACGTTGTCAATGTTGTTATTCTGTGGGGTAGCCATGTTTTATCCCTCACTTCCTGGCGGAGGGGGCGGTGGTTGCGGGTCGCCAGTGATCGCCCGAAGCGCTGTAATCTGCTGCTGAATCTGCGCCTGAACATTGGAGTAGTACAGCGCCGTGTATGTCTTTTCCACTTGGAACGTGAAGTTAAACTTCCACTGGAACGGGCTTTCAGCATCCTGCGTCCAGCTAAGGCTCTTGAAATATCCGAGGTAGGTGTTGTTCCTGTAACGCATGGCAACATACCCACGAGTCATGACATCGTTGTTGCGTGAGTGCTGCTGGAAGCTTGTCGCCCCGGTCTGCGCCGACCAAGCGGTAGGAGACTCCTGCTGCGTCTGTCCGATGGTGCCAAGATTGGTTCCGTTCGCATAGCTTTGCGAGTGATACCAGATGCTCCCATTCATTTGGAATAGCTTTAGGAACTCAACGAATGCGTCCTGTGCCGCCACACGAAACGCCTCGTTCGGGTCGTTCGTGTTTTGCGCCGCGAGGATCAAGTCGGCGGGGGACTGTTGAGGAACCGCACCAGCAATCACCGCTCCAGTAGCCTGCTGTTCCGTGCTGGCGTTCAAGTCAAACTGAGGTGACTTAAATCCGGTGGTCAACAGCTTTTTTATGTCCTCGTTGATACCTACGGTGCTCATGAAGTCCGTTATGCCAAACTGGTTCATGAAGACACCAGTGGTGCCTTGACCGCTGATCAGGTCTGGTTCCATGCCCCACAGCGTGATGTGCATGCCCGTGCGGGACGGCGTGCGGTTGTACACGTGCTTGCTGGAAATCTCAAAGGACGAGAGCGACGTGTTCAACTGGATTTCAATGGGTCGCCCGGTCTTTGCATCATTAACATCCCGTAGCATCTGGTTCGGGTCGTTCCTGTCAAAGTAGACAACGAACGAGACGGGCTGCACGCTCGCCCGGATGCGGGGGTTCCCCGTAACTAGCCCTGTATCGGCGTACCATGCTGTGTTCGTCAGAGTGTCGTCCGGTACTTGTAGAATCGGCTGTATGGTTGACACCAACTCAATGAGGTTGTTGGTGCTCTTGGACGCTTCGGTTCCGCTGCCGTAGTTGATACCTGTCGTAGCCGGGTCAATGAGATTGCCCGTCGTGGTGGCCGCTTTGTGGGGTGTCGGTTTCTTTGTCGTGATTGCCATGATTACAGCCTCAGATTCGCATTGCCATCGTTGCGAATCTTATACAAGCTAGACACGTTTGGACTGCCTGCGTTTGCGGCGATCAGAGAAACGTTGTACACAAAATCGGACACGGGTGCGAGTGGTGGGATGCCGTTGAACTGCTGCACCGTAGCGATTGACGTGAGGTAGGCAGCGAGTGCGAGGGGGTAGTTGCCCGCGAACGCTGCGAGAAGGGCGGCGAGGGTTGCGACTCCCGCTTGGATGTTCTGAACTTGCTGCGTGGCATCAAGATTAAGCGCAGCCGCCACGTCCTTGCTGATGCCCATAACGCCCACACCGTGGGGTGTGATCACCAAGCGGCCGTCAGGATAAGACTGCTGTCCGCCCGAGGACACCTGCGCAACGGCGGACGCTACAAAAGCGTCAACGCTGTACTGCGCAGCAGCACTGTTGATCTGCGCCTGCACGTCGGTCGGCAAGTTGATGGAGAAGGCTATCATTGCTTTTTGTTACCTGTCGTGCCCTTCTGCGGCTGGGCACCCTCTGTTGGTGACGACCCAGGCCCAGCTTGAGGCGTGGTATCCTGCTGAACCATGGAACTGTAGTAGTTGTTGACCACGACCGACTGAAACCCTGCGCCCTCCAGCTTGCCCGCTGCGCCCCCACCGAGGATATTTTTCACAGCCGCCGTCACGGCGCTCTCCTGCGCCCCTGTCGTAAATGTCCCTCTGTCTTTGATTTCTTCAAGTTTCTTGAGGGTGTCCGCGCCGATCTGGATTTGATCACTCATCGCGTCTGCCGTATCCGCATCGGCTTTAGACATCTTTCCCTTTTCGTTGGTATGTTCCTTCTGAAATGTGCGCAAGTTCGCTTGCTGGGCTTCGACGTTTCCGGTGAGTTTATCAATTGCCGTACCAACGTCAGTCATCTCCCCTTCTTTGGCAGCAGTAGCTTGCTCCGCGGTCTGAGCACCTCCCCCAAGAAAATGCCCCGCCAGCTTTGAGACCACCGTGGCGATACCCTCTAGCCCGTGGATCAACTTGATCAGTAGAGGCTTGAAGGTGTTGCTCAGAAGGTCGCCAACGCTCTGCGTCCTTGAACCTATGGCTTTGGCTTGATTGATCTGGTCTGCAATACCGTCCGCCCCCTGCTTGTTGCCGTCCGCGTTGGCTTTCAGAATTTTGTCTTGAGTCGCACCGGAATCAGCAATGGCGTCAAGGTTCTCGTGAGCCAAGCTGGAAAAGTCTTTTCTGCCCTCCTCGGTGGACAACATGTTGTCTAGCGTAGCCTCGTAATTGTCCTTTACATACTTGCCCATCCCCTTTGAGGTAAGGTATTGAGCGATGCCGTCCTTCGTCTTTGACCCCTTGTAAAACTCAGAGAAAATCGCCTTCCCCAAGCGGCTGCGATCCGTGGGGTTCGTGGACGTCGCGACATCCCTCACCCTATTCGCGGCTTCGGCACGCATCAGTTCAAACGCATTGCCGTAACCGCCAGCCTTCACCCCCATCGCCTCGGAAAGCTGTTGCACCAAAATTTTCTGTTCGGCTGATCCACCGCCCTCCATGAGGTTCTTCATGGTCGTACCGCCCTGCTTCGCGGAGAACTTGAGGTTAGTGAAGAGGGCGGCGATGGTCTGTGCGGGGTCTTCCTTGTACATCCCCTGCGATGCAGCACGATTCAGAAAGTCCGGGGACATGACGCCGCCGACACGGTTGATCTGATCCTGAATCTTTTGTAGGTTATCGGTCATGCTTTGCTTGACAGTGGGGTCCTTGATGTCATTGATCTGCTGCCTCATCTTGTTCGCTTGTCCCTGCGCCCCAGCGAAGTCGCCTTTTTGGATGGAAGCGTTGATGTCCAAAGGAGAGATGCCGTGCTTCGCTCCCTCAGCGTTGAGAGCCTCAACGTAGTTCCCCAGTGTTGATTTTTCCGTCTCTTGAAGAGACTTAAGTGTGGCCGGGTCCATAACTGCCTGAGTGAAAGCAGCCGTCTGAACGTTGCTCATGTTGGTTTTCTGCTGCCCGGATTCCAGAAAGTCCATCATGTCTTTCAACGACTCGGAACTGATAGAGCCGTAGCGGCTGAGTTCACGCATGACTCCCGTGACCTGCTCTAAAGACTTGCCCATCTTGTCAAAGCTGCTGGAAACCTCGTCAATGATCTTCAAGTACTTTGTGGTGGATATGCCAGCGGCGGCTGTGTCCTTGTTCACCTGCGCCATGAAGCCCTCGGAACTTGCCATAGTCTCTCGGTATTCCGAGAGGAGCTTCATGACTTGCTCAACGCCTTCTTGGTCAGTGAGACCGCCGACCCTGCCCACTCCCATGACGATGCGCTGCACCTCGCCGACGCCGCCCTTCATGAATTCGTCTTGCTGTCCCGGTCCAAGCCCCATATTGGCGGCTCCCGGTCCCTGCTCACCGATGCCCAAGCCTTGGGCTGAAGCGAATCCTGAGTTCGCCATCGCACCCGCTATGGCAATGTTGCGCTCAAAGTTGATCCCCAACTCCGTTGTGCCCGTTCCCATCTTCGGCCGCAGCGCGTCCCGTGCCTGCATGAAAGCTGAGCCTGCGCCTACGCCCGGTTGCGTGAACAGACCGCCCTTGCCGAGGTTCTTTTCCATCTCCTGGTTTTGCTTGACGTATTCCCCGAAGAGCTTAGAAAGAAGCTCAATGGCACCGATAAGGAGCGTTAGAGGAAGGGCGACAGATTCCAGCCCCACCATCAAACCTTCAATGCCGCCCTCAAAGGCTGTCATCACCCCTTCAATAGCGCCGCCGCCGCCCTCCATGGCAGCAGCATAGGCTGGCCCGGCATCCGCGCCTGCTGTCTCTGATAACTGGGCTTCTCCCCCCACAAACTGGCTATACTTCTTGGAGCCACGAGTGAAGCCCATTTTTTGTGCGAGAGTGTGACGTCCACCGCTGGTGAGTTCCCCCGAGGGGTCAAACATCTTCATGGGTACCCCGGTCTCCGGGTTAACGGTGAGACCGCCTTTTGCAGACTGACCTCTCATCTCCTCAAGGGCTTTCTCACGCTTGAGACCCATGTGTTTCGCCGTGGCGGTTTTACGAAGCTGGCGGGACTCTTCAACTTTGTCTTTAACTTCCCGAATCTGCTCCATCCTGCGCTCTAAGTTGCGGTTCATGCCTTTCCCGATGCCCATCGCACCGAGAATGCCTGTGAAGCCTTTCAGCGCTGCGCCAGTCTTGGTGAGCTTGGACATGGCTTCAGCTAGGTCGTTGGTGTTGCGAGCCGCCTCCCCAAGCAGGTCTTTCATTTCTGAAATCTGCTTCCCTGAAAACTTGGCTTCCGTCCCCACGTTTTTCAGAAATTCCTTAACCTTGGCGAGGTTCTTCGTCATCTCCTTGGATTCTTTGGTGTTTTTCTGCGCGAGCTTCAGACCTTCCTCGTACAGCTTGGCGATCAGTTCAAGCTCTTTCTTGGATTTCTTCGCGTCTTCTAGGTCCTTGTCGCTTAGGTTCTTGAGCTTCTTGCCCAATTCAACCCGCTTCTTCATCACCGTTTCTATGCTCTCGGACACCTTGAGGTTCGCCTTGAAAGCCTCGGTCATGCTGGCTACCTGCGCAGCCATCCCCGCATAAGCCTTCTCCGATGCCTCGGCTTTTTGGTTCGCGAGTTCCATAGCCGACGCCATGCGCTCAAACACATTAGCCGTGCCGGGGTCTACGGGCGGAGATGGAGGACCGCCTCCCGTGGGAGGACCACCTGCACCTGTCGGATTGGTCGGATCAGCCATTTAGCTTACTTTGCCTCTTACTCCTCGGGCGTCTTCTCAGGCGTCGTGTCATACAGTGCGGCGACCTGCTCGTCTCGGATGACTTGGAAAGATTCGTCCATTTGCTTGCGTGCGCGATCAATGAGTCGGGTTTCAACCTCGGTCATCATGGCATTCTGGGGGAATTCTTCCTTGAGCCTGTCCTCGATGTTCTGCGAGTGGTTCATCAGAACCTTCCAGAGAGACTCCACAAGTTCCTGTCCCCAAGTCATGATCGTGTTGCGCAACACAGTTTGCACGTCACGTACTGCGTGGTTCGGGTCAGTCGGGTCCGGGACGAACCGCTTCTCGGTCGCGAGGGTGCGGATGTCAATGCCGTCAATCCAAGAGATCGCTCGGGAGATAAGCTCAACCTTCACACGCTTGATCCACAGGTAGCCCTTGAACTCGTCGGCAGCCTGCACCGAGAGCATTTCGTCGGATGTTGGGATGTTCGCAATCTTGATTCGTAGGTCTTTGCCCTTGCATTTCAAAGTGAGGATTTCCTCAAACTCTTCGATGCCAAAGCCCTTCAGCCCGGCGATCACGTCATCGAGCGATTTCGGGGGTGCCTCTTGCTCCTGCGGCGGTGCCGGAGCGATTGCTTCTAGCTCGCCTTGAGCCTTCTGTACGTCGTCCATGATTTACCTTCCTGTAAGTGATTTGCCAGCCTGAAAAACTGGTTTTGCTGACTAATACTCACTTCCGGGTGACATCCTCAACAGTTTCAATAGGTTAAAGGTAGACAAACCATGGGGTTAAGCTGTATACTATGGCTGGAGGACGCGATGCACATCATTGAAGAGCTTGAAGGGTTGATCGGGTGGGTCATAAAGCAGATACTTCTCGTCGTCGGGCTGCTTATCGCGGGGGCGGCGACCCCGGCTATCCTCATCGTGCTTCCCCAACTGCTTCTCATCACAAGCCCAAACAGCGATTTTCTAGGGTTGGCGATAACTTTTATTTGGGCTGCTCCGGTGGCGGTGGCGATCTGGATGATGGCTTTGTGCCACGCACATAGCATCCGGTTGTGGGTGCGCCGAGATCAGTCACAGGACTGGCAGAAAGACCACGGTGGTTGGATGCGGACGAACATGAAGTCCACACGCTACATGTTTCTTGGGCTGTTTGGTTCCTTCGTGTGCGAGATGTTGCTGCTCCTGAGTTTCAAATTCGTTTCCTACTCTTCGTTTAGCGGAGTGGCAAGGTACTCACTGTGGTTTGCCTTGTTTCCGTTTGCGGCGTTTGCTCCGGTTCTCTTGCTCCTGTACAAGCGCCGGAACTACAACGAACCGCTTCGTCTTAAAGCCGACGACCCACAATGGCTTGCTTACCTTGAAACGCTGCGTGTGGAAGAGGCTGCGCAAGCGGCACGCAAGTCCGACGACGACTTCTTGAAGGGTATGGGCATCGCCTAAAGGTACTTCTTGACCTTATCCAACTGGCGTGTGGTGGCGTCTACTTCAAAGTTGCTGCGTGTCTTGACCGCTGTAGGCTTCGGCTTCTGCCCTTTGGCGAGAGCCGCCTGACGCTCCCTGATTTCCTTCTCCGTGAGAACGACCGTGCTCTGCTGAAACACCCCCGCCTCAGTAATGCCCCGCTTCTTGCGGGCTTCCTCAACTTCCTTCTGCTTCGCCTCGGCTTCGGCGATCATCTGCTTTGACCAAGCCTCCATCACCTTCTCGTGCTTGTCGCCCCCCATCATGCCTTTCAGTTCACGCTGCAAGTCCTCAAGCGAGTCGCCGGGGTGTCCCCACCCGTCGTTGATGTCCACGTTTGCTTTGGTCTGTATCCTGACCACCTGCTCCCACATATAGTTGGAGCCTGTCTCAAGTTGCCGTGCCACAGTAGTTAGCTCTTTGGCTATGGGGTCTGCGTGTTTGCCCGCCCACGGGCGCACGATGAACAGGGCGTTGGTGTTGTCCTCCAGCCGCCTTTTTGCTTGTTCACGGTATGCGCATAGCGTCGCCCACATGCGGGCGTGATCAGGCGGAGCCATGATCGTGATCTTCTTGCCGTCCGGCATGGTGACGACTTTGTGGTCAAAGGATGTAAGCTGCTCGCCCTTACCGTACCACAAGACCTCAGACGACTGCGTTGTAACGAAGGCGTTCAGGTACGGGTACAACGACAGGTCATGCTCGCTCATCTGCTTGACGACATCCACGAGGCTTCTGATCTCGTCCGACTGCATCGCTTCAATCTCTTCACGTGAGAACGAAGTGGCATTCTGCAAGGTCAATGCGATGTAGTCGTTAGGTTCACGCACCCAGCGTTTGAGCATCTGCTTTTCTTGGAAGTGGATTCCACGCACCCAGCCGACTTGCTTGCCGTCTGCAATCAGGGGTCTGATCCGGGCACCAAGGTCAATAAGCTCTTCGCAGTTCTCGGTGATGATGTGCTTTACCTCTTCAACGTCTTTGATCGGGGCAGGCTTAAGCTCACCGTCTTGGATACGGCGCATCAAGTCCATTCCGATAGAGGCGTCCCGACCGCGGGTGAACTTAGTTGGCATTCTTTTTCCTGCCTCCGGGGGGAGGGGTGGCTCCGAACTTGTCTTCGTCAGGCGTTGCTCTCGTTGCACCACGCAGCTTGGAGTTTTTTGCCATCTGACGTTCCAGTTCTAGTTGCTCGGTAAGTTCCTGTTTTCCAAACTTGCTTTCCAACTCCTGCTCCACTCTGTCCATGATCTTGTCCCGCTGCTCCTCAACCTCCGCTATCCGTGCCACGAACTTACCCGGCTCCGACGCTTTGTACAAGCCCATGGTTGAGAAACGTCTAGGCATAGGGAAACTGCCCTTGTACAGGATGAAGCAGCGCTGGATGACTGCGTCTGGTAGTGGGCGCAACACCTTCAAGGCGTCTTGCGGGGACCCCACCTTCAACCCAGAAACCTCCACGAGCGCATGGGATAGAATGGTACGGAGGCGGTTTCCGCCCTTCTCAAAGCGGATAGCACCCTCGTCTCGCCACGACATTTGGCGAAAACGGAAGGTGTATTGGAGTATTTTGACTTCAACGATTTCCATGGTCACTGACGGTTCGTGTAGCCCATTCAAGAGAAAATACCGTCATGGGCGGTATTATCTGTATGTCGCACCGTCTCCGGGTTGCTCCGAGTGACGTTTGAGGATGGGAGCCGGACCTCTAGCCGTGCTCCCTTCCGATCTAGGGGAAAATGTCTACTTCTGACAACACGCAAGCCAACGAAATTCGCAGCTATCTCTCCAAACTTTTCAAGCCCGGAGAACTGATTGAGTACCGTGCCCTGCTTTGGGGCAGCGGTGGTCGTGGTCTTTACTTCACAGACTTAGATCGCTTGGCTGAAGTCGTCGCCAAAATTGACCAAGACCCTCGTGTTCAATCCAGCTACGTAGTCATCAACCCGTTGAAGGGACGCCTGATACGTGAGCGTGGGTTGATAGTGAACCCGACTGATGAACAGGTGGAACAGGGTATCTCAGGTCCGGGTGGACAAACAGCCAGCAACGGCGACGTTGATCGCCTCACCAAGATTTTCATTGACTGTGACACTGAGCGTGCTCCGCATCTCAGAGAGTCTGACCCGAAAGAATACGACCGCCTCCAGAAGGAACCCTCATCCGATGAGGAGAAGGCCAAGACGAAACTGGTTGCGAAGGCTGTGCGGAAGTACCTCACAGAACAGGGATGGCCTCAGCCATACGTCTGCGATTCAGGAAACGGCTACCACCTACTGTATCTCATCAATCTCGTAAACAACGCGACCAACTTCGGTCACCACGCCGACTGCTTGAAGGCGTTGAAAACAAAGTTTGACTGCGATGGCACGAAGATTGACTCAACGGTGTACAACCCTGCCCGTTTGACCCGTGCCTATGGTTCAACCACACGCAAAGGCTCGGACTCGCCGGAACGCCCGTACCGGAGAAACTACATCTACGAGTCAAATGAGCCTGTGTTGGAAGTTCCGTTTGATCTAATCCTGCGACTCGCCACAGATTCCCCTGGCTACAACAAACACAGCAATAACGGCGAGATGCCGGAGCTTGATCCCAGCTTTGATAAAGACGCTTACTTCAAACACTGGGAAGAGCAGGGCGCTTACACCATTGTGGGCGAGAAAGAGTGGCAGGGTAACCCGATCTGGGCCACCGACATTTGCCTCTTCCAAGGACACCACCACTCCGGCGACGGGTTCAAATCCGGTTTCGTCTTCGGCGACACGCTGGGCTACAAGTGCTTTTCGGACGATTGCGAAGGGTTGACGATCAAGGATGTCAACCGCATCCTGAAAGAGAAGAAGGACGACCAAGGAAACCCGCTGTACAGACCCTACCCCGGCGTGGTCTACAAGACTGACACGCTTGAGGAGTTGAGGGAAGTCTTTGAGTGGGAAGACTTGGACGAGCTTGACGCGGAACAAGAAGCCGAAGATGCGGTGCATTCCATTGACGCACCAGAACCTACCGTGGAACCTGCTGATGAATCAGGAACAAAGAAGCTCGCAATTAGCAGGATCAAAGATTTAGTGGAGTGGATGATAGGTGCCATACTGCGTGATCCAGTGGAGACGCTCCCCCAGTTCAGGTTGCGCAAGTCACACATAGAGGCTTCAGCCAAGGAGTACATTGAGATAGAAAAGGCTCGGGTGTGGATGATAGACAGCCCGATGCGGGAGACTCTGACGTGTATTCTCGGGTATTTTGAAGACCTCAGTACACTACCAAATAGGGCTGAACTTTTGAACTGGATGGACGAATCCTCCCACGCCGTGGCGAAGAAGGCTCGCAAGAAGGATCACTTCAGCGAAATTAAGGCTTACGTCGCTGACCTTAAGGACGATCCTACCAAAGAATTCGCCCCCACATCAGCGGAGCTTGACCGTGCCATTTCTCTTTCCGCAACGAAGCTGACTACCAAGAAAAACTACGACAAGTACCTGAAACCGGGTAGCGAAGAGGATGAACAGGCATTTGTCATCGCCCAGCGCAGGCACTCGCAGAGGAAGCTTTACAGCCAAGGCGACATCGTCGGCAAGCCCCTCCAGATGATGACAGAGGCTATCTCGGAAGAGTTTCGCAAAGATGTGGACGGAGTGAATGACGCAGGCAAGTTTCTGTTCGGGTTCCCGCCCATTGATGAGCACTCACATATCGGACTCCACGGTGAACGAACGGTCTTCATCTACGGGCCTGCAAACGTCGGCAAAACAACCCTGCTCATGACTTGGGCTGTGAACGCCGCCATGATGGGTAAGAACATCCTCGTCCTCATCGGCGAGCACCAAGCTATCCCGATGATGAAGACGCTCACCCTCATGTTGGGTTCCTTCGTCAAGGACGACCCTGAGATCGGCGTACTGCCAGATCGTGACGCATGGGAAGGCATCAACCGCACGGCGACGATAGAAGATTGGGCACGAATTGATAAGCTGCTCCAAAAGCTCCGTGAACGGTTAATCCTGCCGGGTTGGATGGGTGTGGAAAACATCAGTGCCATCGCTGGGGACGCAGAGGACAGGCTCGGAGTCTGCGTAGACTACATTCACAGCTTCCACATGAAGTACCCACTAGATGCGATCTTCATTGATCCCCTTGACCAAGTCATGCCGCTGAGCGCTATGGGGCGTGACGACGCGTGGCAGGAGGGTGTCCAAGTGTTACAGCGCATCCAATCCCTCAGCCGCAGCTTTGAAGGGCGTGAGGGTAAGGGTCTGATGTTCATCACGTCAGTGCAGTTCAACTCCAAGATGCAGAAGGAGATTGAAAAGAACCAAGCGAAGACCGCCATCGGGGACAACATGGACGACGTCATTCTGGGTCTGATGCAGCAGATGAGCCAAGTGCAGTTCTACACCACAATTCCGCAGCATGCGGATTGTATGATCGGCATTGTCACCCGCCTCAAGGGAGGCAATGAGGGCTACCTCGTTCACGGTCGCTTCCGCTTCGGTTCCACATTCAAGAGCATGCCGTTCGTCATGGACCCGGTTGCACACATCATTACACCCAAAGGCCCAGCGACTTACGTCGCACCGAACTCCAGAGCCGCTGCTGCACCTGACGGCAGCGTGGTGGAACAATCCATGGAGCCTTACGACGTCCTATGAACAAGCCACGTGACAACCAAGCGTTTCTCAGGATGCGTAAGGGCATCTTTGAGCATGTGCGGAAGGGCTGGATGGATAGTTCCATGTTCCTTGCCTACTCCGTGCTATTGGAGACGTGTGACTGGGCTACAGGGGTGTGGCACGGTTCTGGGGCGAAGCTTCGTGATCTCACTGGTTCTCAGTGGTCTGAGCGCACCGCCGAGAGAGTGCTTGAGCAACTTGCCGAAGGAAAGTACATAGAGTCCAAGTACCAGCGTGGCAAGCGGGGCAACTACGACATCCTCATCAACAATTACATCCCAACGTCCGGCGAGGCTAAGGGCAAGAAGCTCCGCCCGGTCACAGCAGGATTTCCCCTAAGTGACGACAATAGTGGCGACACAGTTGACGTCAGTGCAACAGGTAGTGCCGCCAAAACTGTCGCCATGGCTGTCGGCACTTCAGGTAAAGTGACGACAAAACTACCGACAGAACTGCCGACAAAAGTGCCGACACAGGTGGCGAGTATTCAAGAAGTATTACAAGAACCGCTCCCTTCGGTCGCGCAAGAGGTTTCAAGAGAGAATGAATGTATGAATGAATGGCAGACGCCTCGGCGTGGAGTATTTGAGAAGGAGGAAGCAGAGTGATTGGTATGGAAGAGAAGACGCTCAAATCGGATGAAGAACGCGTAGCAGCTTACCTCTGGACGCTTCTGGGGCAGCCAGCAGAATTTGATGACGCAGAAACGAGGGCTTACTGGATGCGCCAACTGCGTGAGTGTATGGGGGAGACACAGTATGATCGTGTCCAGTTCAAGCGGTTCCTTGCGTGGGTGCTGGATATGAACCCCAGAAGCGCGGAGTACATGCGCAAAGCAAACGACCCAGTCGCCACCCTCAAGAAGAACCTGCCAACGCTGATGAAGTTTTACGGTGCGTACCTCAAGGGGCAGGAAGCGATGGAACGATCTAAGAATTCATTCAAGGCTAAGCCGGGTCCGAAGTACAGACAGGACTCAGGTAACAGAGAGATTCTAAAAGGCGACGTATGATCTGGAACGAAGAACAGCTACGCGAAGAACTCGGGGTGGACGGCTACGCATGGTTTGTAGCCAAGGCGATGCCCCGCCTTGCAGCCTGCCCTTACTGTCAGGGAAGCTGCAAAGTCACGATGCCAAACGACATACTGAATGAGACGTGGGCGAAGGAAGGCAAGACTACCAACTTCACGAAGGTTGAAGCGTGCCGCTCGTGCCACGAATACATCGGACGCCTCACGACGTTTGTCAGGATTTGGATTCGCACGGTTCCCCCAGCATACCGGGCGTTTACGCTCCGCACACTTGCACCTAAGGATGGGCTGTCTGTCCCTGTTGATCGTCAGCGGAAAGTCATGGATTTCCTCCGTGCTAACCCGGATCAAGGCTACGCTTTCTTCGGGCCACCGCAGGCGGGCAAAACTGTGATGACTACGGCGCTCTATACAGAAGCACTCTGGAATGAAACTGTTCGTGCGCCGCAGTACGACTACAAGGCACAGAAGTTTTTTCCTCTCTGGCGCATCTCCACGAAAAAGCTGCTGGATGAACACACCGACTGGACTATGCACCGCAACGACAAGGAGTCTGAGTCTGGTCCCATCGTTCTCGGCGTGCCGTATCCGACAGTCACAGTGGAGAAGATAGCCTACGTGCGTCAATACGGTCGCACACCTCGCCTCTTCCTTGAAGAACTTGACAAGGTGAAGGAAACAGAGGCACGTCGCTACAACTTGTTTGAAATCCTCAACGCGATGCACGACTACCAAGGAGTGCTCGTGGTCAACTCCAACTACACCCTAGAAGAATTTGCGACCCAGTTCGGTGACGACTTTGCGTGGCGCATCAAGGAAGCCTGCAAGATCGTGAACCTGTTTGAATGATTTCCCATATACACTGAGAAAAACTTTTTCCTCACTTTTCTCACCGAAAATTTCCACAGATCGCTAGTGAAAAATTTCGCCGTTCCCTGTTTCTTAGTTGTCGCCAAAAATAGTATTACACACAGTTCCCACAAAGAGAGAGTCAGAGTTCATGGTAAGCAAAGCCAGTGATATATCCCCGTACCAACAATTCATCCATAAAAGCAGGTACGCACGCTGGGACTATGAGCGTCAGCGTAGAGAAAATTGGGACGAGACCGTCCATCGCTACGTAGGCTTTTTCTCTGAGCGCATCCCGAAGGCTGATCGCGAACAAATCTCCAATGAAATTGAGAAAGCGATCCTCAGCATGGATGTCATGCCGTCTATGCGTGCGATGATGACGGCTGGTCCCGCGCTTGAGAAAGACAACGCAGCGGGCTACAACTGCTCGTACATTGCCGTTGACGACCCACGAGCGTTTGACGAGGCGATGTACCTCTCAATGTGCGGCACGGGCGTCGGCTTTTCTGTTGAGCGCCAGTACGTCAATGCGATGCCGACAATCGCCGAGAAATTTTTTCCGGTAGACACCTGCATCAAGGTGAAAGACTCTAAAGTGGGCTGGGCAAGCGGGTTACGCCAGCTTATCCAACTCCTCTACAGTGGTGACATCCCCAAATGGGACTTCAGTGCTATTCGCCCCGCAGGTGCGTTACTGAAAACAATGGGCGGGCGTGCCTCCGGACCGGAACCGCTTGAACGTCTTTTCCGTTTTGCCATAGAGCTTTTCAAGAAAGCTGCTGGTCGCAAGCTCAACTCCATTGAGTGTCACGACTTGATGTGCATGATCGGCGATGTAGTGGTGGTCGGCGGTGTTCGTCGCTCTGCCATGCTTTCCCTCTCCAACCTGTCCGACGACCGCATGAGGAACGCTAAGAACGGTCAGTGGTGGGACGAGAAGGCACCAGGCGGCGCTCCATGGCGCAGGCTGGCGAACAACTCCGTCGCCTACACCGAGAAGCCTGACCCGGAAATCTTCATCAAGGAATTCCTGACGCTGATTGAATCCAAGTCCGGCGAGCGTGGCATCTTCAACCGTGTCGCGGCCGTTAACTCTGCAAAGAAGACCGGACGCCGCAAATGGGAAGGCATCGAGTTCGGCACCAACCCCTGTGGCGAGATCAACCTGCGTCCGAAAGGCTTCTGCAACCTCTCAGAGGTCGTCATCCGCCCGCATGACACCAAGGCTACAATCAAGCGCAAGATTCGCATAGCGACCATCGTAGGCTGCCTGCAAGCCACACTGACAGACTTCCGCTACCTCCGCAAGGAATGGCAGAAGAACGCCGAGGAAGAGTGCTTGCTGGGCGTGTCCCTCACGGGGATCATGGACAACCCGCTGACGTACACGAACGGGTCAGAACTCGCTGCTATGCTTGACGAGTTCCGTGAGTACACAATCGCCGTCGCCAAGGAATGGTCGGACAAGCTGGGCATCAACATGCCAGCGGCGATCACCTGCGTCAAGCCGTCCGGCACCGTGTCCCAACTCGTGAACTGCTCGCCAGGCATCCACACGCGATTCGCGCACTGGATCATGCGTGGCACGCAGGAAGACCGCAAGTCCCCGGTCAACACTTTCCTGAGGTCGCTTGGGTGGCCTTCAGAACCAGAGATCAACAAGCCGAATGACTCCGACGTGTTTTACTTTGCGCTTGAGTCGCCCACGGCTAGCCAGACACGCAACGACCTGACCGCGCTGGAACAGCTTGAGATTTACAAGACCTACAAACTGCATTGGACAGAACACAACCCCTCCTGCACGATCTACGTGAAGGAGTCGGAGTGGACGTGCGTTCTTGACTGGTGCTTCAGGAATTTTGACCTCATCGGCGGTGTCAGCTTCTTGCCTTTTGACAATGGCATTTACCGCCAAGCCCCGTACACAGAAATCTCCGAAAAGGAGTATTTATCCTTGAAGGGGAAGCAGCCCGTAATAGACTGGTCACGCCTTCCAGATTTTGAGAAGGAAGACATGACCACCGGAGCCAAGGAACTTGCGTGCTCTGCCGGGTCCTGCGAACTGTAAAATGGGCGATAGCGAGTTTGGCAAGGTTCTGATAGAAGACATTCACGGCGGCTACGTGGTTTCCAGCGAAGGAAGCCCCCGCCGAGAAGACGGAACGATAGTCTTCATCTCCTCAGCCTTCAACCCCCTCACCAGTAAACAGCTTCGCGATCTCGCGGACCGAATGGACAAACATGGAAATCAAGCTAAAGTTTAAGATCACATTTGTTTCCGGTGAAGTGACCGAGCAGGACATCTCCCTCCCGGCTGATCCCAACAAGCCGTTCGACCTTCAAGCGAAGCTGCTCATGCAGCAGATGCTCGCCCAGTACACGCAGGTCGGTATGCTGCGCCAGCCGGAACAGGGCACCTTCGTGCTCCTATGCCCCAGCCAGATCGCCATGGTTGAGTGCTCACTACCTTCCATCATCCTTGCGAACGCGACTGAAGTCCCGAAGGTCTCTCTGGACTAACTGACTTCCGTTTTCGCTAGTATGCCCGAGCGATTCAATTGGAACCGTGAGGTCGTGGAAGAGTACAAGCTGACCTGTAAGGATTTCCAACACTACGGCGTCAACTGCTGCCCTACTTGCCACGAATTTGATCTTGCTGAATACGAACTTAGGGTCGTGCAGGTAGACGGCGTCAACGCCCTTCTTTGCTGCGCGATGGTCGCATACTTTTACCCGAGAGACCCAGGCAAGGGGATGTCCCCGGAAGAAAAGCTCCTGCTTGCAATCTTCGGCGAGAAGTCAGTGCATCCGGCTGCCGAGCAGTACATTGATCCGATCATCAACGACCCGGACTACGACCCAGATTTCTGATCTAGCGGTTTCTTTTTCAGTGGGAGGACCCATGAGAGACAAGAAGCTGATGACTCCGCACGAAGCAGAGATTGACAGGCTCCTCCAGATCATGGCTGTCCTGATTGACAAACTGGGTGGTGAGGTGTTTGTCAGTCGCCGAGAATTGGAACTCTTTTTTGACGTTCCTGTGGTAAGCCGAGTGATCTCACCAGATTACATCCTGTTCCGTGTCAACTACCCGGACGAGGACGGCATTGAAATAGACATCCCCGACGACAAAGAGACCCCGCAAACTTAACAAAACAAAGGTTTTATTTCTGGACAAAACCTGCCATCCTGCTGTATACTTCCAGTATGGCGATCCCGGCTACAAACAAAATCATCGCAACGTTTGGTACTCCCTACATTCGGGATACCTTCCAGCGACATACCGACCAGTTCACTGCATCGCTGCGCACCATTGAAGAGGGGCTTCAAGCCGGGAAAATCTGGAACCAAGAATTCCTCACGGCGAAAAGCTACATTGCAGGTGGGTGCGAGCACGCACAACACGTTGCCTCAGACCCGGCTCGTGGCGAAGAACGTACACACTCTTACGGTGACTGCCGGGATGAGATCGGCTACGCCTTCTCCATGAACCAAGCGGCGAAAATGAGCCGCAACCTCAAGAAACTTTGGAAGCGCTACCCCGACACATTCACGCAGGGCATCGTTGGCTACGTTGAAGTCCTTGATCAAATTGACGATTTGTGGAAGTGGCTCCAGACCGTGAAGCCAATCATCGTGAAGGGACGCAAGCCAGCCGAGAACCCGACTCCCGTTGACATCACCAACACCGGGCACTGTGCGATCTGCGAGGCACGCTTCAAGCTGGAGCGCCACGGCGAGCGCAAGATGGTCCACCACGGCTTCCGCATCAGCGACCGCATGGGTCATTACTACGGGCACCGCAGCGGCAAGTGCTTCGGCTACGGCTACCAGCCTTACGAACTTTCAAACAAGGCGAACATTGCGTACAAGTATTTTCTGGAACAGGAACTCAAGGACGCCGAACGGTATCTCGGCGATCTGAAAGCCAGTGTACCGGACACGCTGCCAGTTCTGGAATATCAGAAGGGCATCGCCAATCCTGTCCCGGTCAGGTACGAGCGTGGCACTAAGAAATACGAGGACGAGCGCCAGCACCTTATCTGGCAAGTTGAATCCGAGATTCGCTGGTTGAACGATCAGATTCCGTACCAGCAAAAGCGCATAGACTCATGGCACTTGCAAACTTTGGCTGATTGAGGTAACATATTCAACCCGGAGAGTGAAATGCCCGTTGGCGCACAGGTCAGGAAATCTGTTTACGATTCGTCCGAGGAGCTTGATCTCGTCCACAAGGCGAAGCACGGGGACGAGACCGCTTTTCGTTCGCTCTACGATGCGCACCACAGGCATGTGATCGTGACCATCACCCGGTTCGTCAAGGACGACGATGCGGCGATGGAAGCCACCAACACCGCTTTTTTCAAAGCTTGGAAAGCACTGCCGAGATTTGAGGAACAGGCGAAGTTCAGCACGTGGATAACACGCATCGCCATCAACGAAGCACGGATGCTCCTGCGCACCAACAAGAGAAGGCAGCGTGAAGTATCACTTGACACCCTGTTGTCCTACGGACCGGACGGGGAACGCTACGAGGGTTCTTCTGACGTGAGTTATGCGCAGCGCTGGCTGGCAATCCGAGACCTAGAACTTGAAGGCATCGCCGACCGCCAGCTTCTTGAACGTGCGATTGGGAAAGTCCCGAAAAAGTTTCGTGAGATTCTCCGGCTCCGGTTTTGGGAAGGTCTGTCAGAACGTGAGATTCAGGAGAAGGTCAGTGCCAAGGAGTCCAAAGTAGTCAGCATGTCGGCTGTGAAGTCCCGCATCTTACGGGGACGCAATTTGCTCATTGAACAAGTTGAACAAATTTCATAACGAGAGGACTTTTATCCGTGTACAACAAAGAGTTTTCACCCCGACCGGGCGAACGAGAAGCTGTCATAGGCGATGTTTCTACTCCCCTGTCCTTGGGCTTCCACCTGAGGATCGCGCAGCCCCACGTGGACATGCTGAACGAGTTGCCGATGTTCCGTGACCTGACCACGGCGAAGCTTTTCACGCTGCTCCCGAAGAAGTACCACAAGTTCGTGCCGCCAATCGGCGAGGATTTGCAGATCAGGGAAGCGGCATTCCAGCGGGAAGAGCGCATGGCACGGGCGGTCATAATCGGCTTGATAGCAAAGCCGGAGCACATTGAACAGCATCAGGCGCAGAGATTCCTAGAACGGCTGTAACCGAGGGCGAAAGATTCCCCTTGACAACTATCATCAAAAATGAGAATATCAGGTATTAGGTAGAGACATGAGCTTCCTCAACGCCAATTCGACAGCAGCCGACACCATCTTCGGACGGAACGTAGTCGCCTGCGCAGGTACGGTCGCCGCTGAAGCGGCGGCGGTGAATGAGGGAGATACCATGTCCCTTGGAGGGTTTGGCGAGTAACTAGAGACCAAACCAAAGATTCCAAGGGACGAACCGAAAGATGGTTCGTCCCTTTTGTTTTTGTACCCGGTTAGCTCAGTTGGTTAGAGCGCTACTCTTACAAAGTAGAGGTCGTGAGTTCGAGCCTCACACTGGGTACCAGTTTTCTGTGGGTCGGTAGCATAATTGGGAATGCGCCTCTCTTGCAAAGAGGAAGATGGAGTTCGAATCTCCCCGTATCCACCAAATTGTGCCGCCCCGGACGGCAGAGCAGCCGGAGCCTTCGGGCTACGGTGTTGGAGCGCATAGGCTCCTTAAGCATCCGGGCGAAAAATTTATGGAGATGTAGAGGAGAGGCCGTCCTCAGGTCCCTGTCACGGACCAAATCGTGGGTTCGAATCCCATCATCTCCGCCAAATTTGGCAAACCTGCCCCAGTAGAACGGCAGCGGTGGCTGTGCAGAAGCCGGGGACAAGTGCCGATTGCATGATCGGGGACCAAAGCTTTTCAGCCCGCGAGTGGGGCGTGACCTCTGCAAAGGGAACGTTTCGCTGATCCTAGTGGATAACGCGGGGAAGAACCACATGAGCTTGCAGGCAAGTGTGGGAGCGAGGTGCGATCCCTCCAAGATTGTTTGTTGCGGCGTACCCAAGTGGTAAGGGAGAGACCTGCAAAGTCTTTATTCGGGAGTTCGATTCTCCCCGTCGCATCCACGGTGGCACGGTCCAGTTGGAGTGGACGCCTCCCTGTCACGGAGGAGAACGCGGGTTCAAGTCCCGCTGTCACCGCCAAGTTTAGGAGAGACGGTGAGGATTCTCTACGACGAGCAGCGGCATCTAATAGCAGTGCCGTACAGCGTGGAGAATCTTCACAAGGCAGCCGAGGTGCTGGGTATTAAACGCTGCTGGTTTCACAAAGACCACTATGACATTCCAAAGCGCATGGTTGCGCGGATGCCGGAGACAGTGGCAGAAAAAGTTTCGCCGCGAGAGATAGCGAGGATTGTACGCGGCAAGTGAGTTTGCTACGGTCGGCAAGTTGGAAAGCTATCTGCCTGCAAAGCAGACATACGTGGGTTCGAACCCCACCCGTAGCTCCAAATTTGTACTGAGTGGGACAATCGCCGCCGCGCAAGCGGGGGAGGAAAGTCCGGGCACCATAAGCAACCGTACCAGTTAACGGCTGGGCATCCGGGTCAGAAACGGATGACGATTAGAGGACAGTGACGAACCGATTCAGTTCGGGTGAGACGACCAATCTCTACGGGGTGCAATCTCAAATAGGCCGTGAGTCCTGCTTGGACGAACAACGTCGGCGAAAGCCGATAGCAAACGGCGGGTTGAGAGCTTGAGGCGTGCAGCGATGCACGTCCTAGACGAATGATTGTCACCGTTCTGCATCTGGCGCAAGCCGATTGGAACGGTACAGAACCCGGCTTATAAACTCAGTACAGAGTTTCGCGGAACTAGCTCAATGGTAGAGTCTCGGTCTTCCAAACCGAGGACGCGGGTTCGATTCCCGTGTTCCGCTCCAAGATTGGGGCTGTAGCTCAGTTGGGAGAGCGCATCCATGGCATGGATGAGGTCAGGGGTTCGACCCCCCTTAGCTCCACCAGTTTTGTAGTTCGGGGAAGTAGCTCATTTGGGAGAGCGCATCGTTCGCAACGATGAGGTAGCGGGTTCGACCCCCGTCTTCTCCACCAGTTTTGTAGCAGTGCGCTGTTAGCTCAGCCCGGAGTGAGCGCTTCCTTGACATGGAAGAGGTCAGAGGTTCAAATCCTCTACGGCGCACCAGATTTTATGCCGGAGGTCGGAGAGATACCGACACAAACTCTCCGGCTCCAGATTGGCCCGGTCGTCTACTGGCTAGGACATCAGCCTTTCAAGCTGGGGAAGGGGGATCGAAACCCCCTCGGGCTACCAAATTTGAGGGCGCGATTAGCTCAGTGGGAGAGCGCTCGCTTCACACGCGAGAGGTCGCAGGTTCAAACCCTGCATTGCGCACCAGTTTTGCGGTACTATAGTAGAGAGGCTTCAAAGCGGAATTTGCATAATGGTAGTGCGAGACCTTGCCAAGGTCTAGGCACGGGTTCGATTCCCGTATTCCGCTCCAAATTTTGAGTAGTACGCGGGCGTGGTTCAATGGTAGAATTGGAGCTTCCCAAGCTTCGGACGTGGGTTCGATTCCCATCGCCCGCTCCAGATTAGAGGCTCTCTTGGAATCGCTGTACAACGTCAACGGACTGATCTTCTGGGGTGAGCGGGAGATCAACGCACGCAAGATAGTGGAGAGCCACTTAGTTCAGGCGGTCAAGGACAGCCTGAAGAGCATGAACCGGGCGTGGGAGTTCTTCCAGGTGGAGGCTCCGATCCTGACGCCAAAGCCGTTCGTGAACCCGAACTACACGGACGAGGACTTGTTTGCGACAGGCGGCACGGCGAAGGACAGCGACGGGACGGATGTGGCGCTGATTGCCCGTCCTGAGACCACAATGGGTTCTTACGCGTGCGCGAGGTACCTGTTGAACCCGCACAACGAAACAAAGGTGCGGATGCCTCTGGTGGTCTGGCAGCATGGCAAGAGCTTCCGGCGTGAGCAAGACCAGCCGACAAAGTTCATGCGGCTGAAAGAGTTTAACCAGCTTGAGTTTCAGTGCATCTACAGTCCGACGACTGCGATGGACTACAGCTTGAAGCTGCTCGCGGATGTCGCCATCGCGCTGACGAAGTTGGTAGGCGAGACGAGGATCACGCCGAGCGATAGGCTGCCGGACTACAGCGAGTCCACGATAGACATTGAACACGCTGAGAGCGGTATGGAGCTTTGCTCCTGCTCAAGGCGCAAGGATTTTGAAGGTGCGAAGGTTCTAGAAGTTGCGGTGGGCACCGACCGCGTTGTGAAACATTTTCTGGGCGTGTAGCTCAACTGGGAGAGCGCGTGCTTTGCAAGCATGAGGTAGCAGGTTCGACCCCTGTCACGTCCACCAATTTTGGGGCTATAGTGCAGCGGCCTAGCACATCACCCTCTCACGGTGAAAACGCGGGTTCAAATCCCGCTAGCCCTACCAATTTCAAACCCATAGTGTGATTGTTTGTCGCCGGGATGCGACGCCCTATGGACAAGCGTTGTCTGCACTGTAACGAAGTGATGGATGATGAGCGCGAGAAATACGTAGGCGTTTGCTTCCGGTGCCGCAGGTTCGGGCTTCTCACCGGAAAATTCCCCAAAAGCTTGGAAGAAAGAAAACGTTGGGAAGAGGGTCTTAAAAACGGCTGATCCAGCGCCGCCCGAGCCGCCCGGCTTTCTTGGCAGCACGAGTAGCCGTCCTTCCGGCCTTAGGGCAGTCAATCAGTTTCGCCGAGCAGCGTGGAAGCTCCCCGCCCCTCGGACCCGCCCCGAAGTACTTTCCCGGTCTCCCGCAACCATACTGGCACAGGACTTCCCCGGATTCTGGCGTGTTCATGCGGTGGTCAAACTCCTCGTCGGTCTCTGCTGGCTGAGTGTCCTCGGGGAAGGCGGTCTGGAATTTCTCGTCCATACTGAAGATTTCAGTATTTGGTAGAGAGGTTTCTATGGCTAAAGCAAAGGCTCAATTGAAGGTCATTTACCACGAATTCTTCTGCGACGACGTGCTCAGCGAGTTTGACGGGTTCTTTGAGATCGTCAACGGCAAGGTGGAGTACGTCACCGGGTGGTTCGCCAACGACGCCAACTGGCGCGGCGAGTACATGGGCGGTCTGATAGAGCACTTCGGCGGTGACGTGCAATCCCTGCCTGAGAAGCACTACAAAGCAGCCCGCACCTTGGCGGCGAAGGCCTACGGCATAGATGAGCAGGAAGACCACGACGGTGAGTACGAGTACGTCCAGCTTTACTTCCGCAAGGGAACGTCCGACAAGGTTTACTACATCAACCTGTCCCGTGACGACAACGGCTGGTTCGTCAACGTAGAGTACGGGCGTCGCAACGGTACTCTCAAGGACGAGATGAAGTGCGAGGCGACCCACTACACGGAAGCCAAGGGAATTTACGACAGCATTCTGAACGAGAAGCTCAAGAAAGGCTACAAACGCAAGTGAGAGTAGTTTTCATTTCCGACACACACGGGCTACACGGACGCATGACTGCTCCGATCCCCGAGGGCGACATCCTGATTCACGCGGGCGACGGCACCAACGTCGGGCGCATGAATGAGATCGCGGCCGCAGGAGTGTGGCTGCGCAGCCTGCCCCACAAGCACAAGGTTTTCGTCGCTGGTAACCACGACTGGATGTTTGAGAAGAACTGTGCCATGGCGGTGCAACTATTGAACCAAGGTCTCACTGGCGATACGTTGAACTCAAAGATCGTGTATCTTGAGGACAGCGCCGTTGAGATTGAGGGTCTGAAAATCTATGGCAGCCCTTGGCAGCCGAGGTTCTTGGACTGGGCATTCAACTTGGATCGCGGTGAATCAATCAAGAAGAAGTGGGACTTGATCCCCGAGGGTCTGGACATCCTGATCACGCACGGCCCGCCGATGGGAATCCTTGACCAGACCAACCCGGTTCTTGGCACCGATCACCTTGGTTGCGAGGAACTCATCAAAGCGGTTGAGCGGGCGAAGCCGAAGGTTCACGTCTTCGGTCACATCCATGGCGGGTACGGCAAGGTGCAGTATCCGAACACACTGTTCATCAACGCCGCGATCTGCGACGAGGCGTACAAACCTTGGCGGGAGCCTGTTGTCGTTGACCTATGAGACGGAAGTGTCAAGTCTACCACGACTGGAAGCAGTGCGAAGAACCCGCCGTGGACTACGTTCAGATAGACTACGAGGAAGACACCGTCAGGGTTTGGATGTGCGCCCACCACTGGGACGAACACCAGAAGAGAGTCAAGAATGCAACGCGCTAACCCACAGCTTTCCGCACTTGCCCTCCTTGTGCAGAGATTTGGCAAACAGATTCCGGGCGGATACGAGGTGCATGTCTCAGCGTTGGAGATGACAACCATGTCTCCGCATGGTATATTCCAAGAGGTGCCCGACGCTGATGGCAGGGGCGTGCGCTGGCAATACTTCCCGAACCACGTCATTGACATTGAAGGCGGCACGGTTCCCGACGAGAAGCCAGCGGCTCAGTTACCGGAGAAAACAGACAGTGATAGACCCGTATGATCTGACGAAGCCGTGGGATGCAGTCCGCCTTCAGGAATGGTTCCTTTTCGGCGTATGCGTGGCGGGCAAGAGCGCCAAGCAGACCGCAGCGAAGGTTGAGGCGATGCTGAAGGACATGCGCTTCCAGAAGACAGAGCTTTTCGGCAGGGGCAGCATGCTCGTCCAGTGCGAGAATCTCACGCCTTTCGCTTGCGTGGATTGCGCCGTCAGGCGTGGCAAACTGGGCTACTACCTCCGCAAGCACAAGCTGGGTCAGTATGGACGGATCAACAAGGCTTTCCGGGGCATGATCAAAATCAGCCCGGAGACCGTCACGCTGAATGAGCTTGAACAGATTCACGGCGTCGGTGCAAAGACCGCCCGGATGCTATTGCTCTACACCCGCCCGGATCAGGAAATGATTCCTCTGGATACCCACGTCCTCAAGTGGCTCCACGCCCACGGCTACGACGCACCGAAAAGCACCCCACCACCCGGCAAGAAATACCGTGAGCTTGAACTTGCCTTCATCCGCGAGGGTAAGAAGCGTGGGCTGACCGCCAAGGAGTGGGACACTAAAGTCTGGCAGCAGTACGCGAAAGGATGAGCCATGTTCGTTTTGCAGCTTAACCCGATGACCTCCAACGCCGAGAACGTCGTCCCGGTCGTCCGCGCCGAGACACGTGAGGCTATCGAAGCCCTCCTAAACTCCGAGACCGTGGAGCCGTACACGGACGGACAGTGGCGTAAGGTCTTCCGGCAGGGCGGCATGTTGGAGTGGTACAACCCGCCGATGGGCGGAGAGTCTTGGATCGGCGTGCCCGCGATCGCGGACATCGGCACAGCCGACGACTGGGCACGTCTCGCCCGTGAAGAGTACGAACGTGTTGTTTCGACTATCCCGCAAGTCTGAAAAACCCCCTAAATACAACGATTTCCAATAGCAAATAGGTTCCGTGACTTCGGTTCTCTTCAAGTAGGAGAGAGCCTGTGCCGATCACCCTACCCATTCCAAAGCTCGCGGCGACCCCAGCCTTGCCGAAGCGGTTCAAGAATGGGCTTCTTCAGCCTAACTCCAACAAGATGAAGCAGGCAGCCGACCTCCGCGACATCTACGGCGAGATCGCCGGGGAGTGGGGCGGCTTTGAGGACGACCAGTCCCTCTACGAATTCGCCGAACCGAAGACACGGGAACTTCTTCTTGGAACGGACGAGGACTTGAACGCCGTCCATGATTTTGACACCGCCTCCATGTACGCCCACAGCGGCAACTGGAAGATGGCGAGTCAGTACCTCGGGTACGCATTGAGGAAGGTCGCCGAAAAGATTGAGAAGCTGGGCTACGGTTACGACGTCAGTGGTGAAACCGGACGTGGCGGCGGGGGCACAAGCGGTAACGACCGTCATCTCTGGGACACGGGCAACGCCCCAAAGCACGACCACACTGGGGTCAACCCGGCGAACATGATGTTTGACACGGAAGCGGAGTCAGATTACCCGGAGCTTGCAGCGTTCAAACACAAGCGGGTGCATTGGCCGCCGAGGACTAGATAAAAATGGCAACAGTCCAAGTTTGCATTTTCAATCCGGTAACGACGCTCATTGACACAATCACCGCCGCGGCATTCGGTCCGTCGGCGGCTGGTGTCCCCGTTGTCACCAACAGCCTTGGTGTCATTGACTCCTCCCTCATCGGTATCGGCGTCACGGCGACGGCTGGACAGAACCTCACCTCGGGACAGCTTGTCAACCTGTACAGCAACGCTGGAACGCTGACTGCACAGATCGCATCGGCACAGAATACGGGCACGGCTCCCTCCGGCGCTCCCTATCCGATCCAAGCGCAAGGCTACGCAGGGCTGTCCACATTCGGTGCGACGCAGACGTTCACCGGGGCGAAGCTGACGGTCAACTTCTTCGGCACGTTCACATACATTGACGGCAACGCTGAGTTCAACGCAGGCACCATCGGTCAGGAAGTGTTCCTGTCTGCCATTACGCCTGGTGGCGTAACGCTGACTCCGGTTACAGCCCTTGAACAGGCGGTCGGCTACGTCGTTGGATTTGCTGCACCCAACATCGTCTCTATCAGTTTCGCTTCGGGCTTCCAAGACTTCTCACACATCTCCGGCGTCAACCCGATCACCAAGGGCGGCACTGGTGCTACAACCGCCGTGCAGGCGCTTGACAATCTTTTCGGAACGTTCTCCGCTGGTCAGTTTTGGGCGGGTCCGCTACCCGACGTGGGCGGTGGACCGTTCGGAGTTGGGGCTTTTGGTGCCGGACCTTTCGGCAGCCCGGCGTCAGCCTTCCCCACGGCTCGCCTCATTTTCAACACTGACTTGCAGGATGCAATCTTCGGAGCATCTGGTCCGCTTCACAATCCCGGCGCGGTTCCCGACCCCGGCCCGGTTGCTGGCACGACCCACTTCCTGCGGGAAGACGGCACATGGGCAACGATTCCGCCCCCTCCGCCCCCTCCGATGCCTATTCAGTCGGATCATCCGGGTCTCACGGCGTCCTTCGGTCCGGTGACCCTACTCGTCCCGGCAGCGACGGGTATGTTCCGAATCTCGGTTTACGAGGAATGCACGGTCGCTGGCGCAAGCGGCGGTGGCACTCCGTTCGGTGGCGGAATTTTCGGTGGCGGGGTTTTCAATGGTTTGGACGACAACCTTCAGACCGTCGTGACTTGGATAGACGACGTTGGAGTGCGCACGGACACGCCGATGGCTATACCTCTTGATCTCGGGAACACGAATTCTACGAGCGGTGATCTTTTCTTCCGTGCAGTGGGAGGCACCCCGATCACTTTTCAGACGTTTTTGCTAAAGACGGGCACGCCGACATACGGAGTTTTCGTTAGGCTGGAGAGCTTGTAAACATGCCATACATCAACCAACTTGACGCCGCCATCGCAACCGTCATCGCTCAGGTGAACGGCACTACGCCTTTGGCTGGACAGAATATAATCATCACCCCCAGCCCTAGTGGGACTAGAGTCGCACTTGCGAACAACATCGTCGTAAACAACATCACCGCGAACGGTGTAGAGTCCGTGAGTGGGATGCTCACCGTGGGTGCGGCGCTTTCCGTAAGCGGTTCAATCACTCTTTTGAACCCTGGCATAGCCACATCTCCGGCGAACGAGTTCGCCGCACCGTCATTAGTCTTCACCGGATCGTACTGGCACAACACGCCTCCCGGCGCACACCCCGATAGCTACTCGCTTGATGTGACCATGCTCGGAAGTTCGTTTGATAACCAGTCTTCGGCTGTTCTGACCTTGAACCACGTAGGCGCGAACATCGCATACTTCACGCTGGGTCCTCAGATTTTCCGTTTCACTTCGGGTGGGGAGAACGTCCTCGGCACGGTTAGTGGCGTGAACTTCGTGGTCTCCCCGGAGCACAGCGATGGAACAGTCTTTACCTTAACCGCCGCTGCCAACGCAATTGGGAACCTCACAACCTACACCGGGTCTAACATCGCCGTTGTGCCGCCCGAACCTGGGCAGTATGTCACCATCGCTGGTTTCACCAACGGTGCAAACAATGGACGCTTTTTGGTTTCAAGTTCCACGGTGGGCGGCGGCGGTAGCGTCACAGTTTACAATGCTGGTGGTATTGCCGAGACGCATGCTGGAACCTCAACTACCGACTTCGCCTACCCCCCTCAAGGCGTGTTTTCATCTGTCGGTTTCGGCAGTGGTGTTTTTCATTTGCTGGGGACGTCTCATAACACTCAAGCCACCTTCACAGGGGAACCGGGCACTATCCAGTTGGCAATCGGCATGGATGGTAACGCAACCGACGCTGGGTACATGCGTGTCATCAACGACCCCGTATCAGGCAACCATGGTATTGAACTCGGCGCTGTGATTGACGGCACGGGCGTTGCACCAGTCTTCATGCAGCTTGGTCACATCGCGGGACAGTCCACGGCGGCTTTCAACGCTCCTCTGACTCTCCTCGGATCAACCTCCGGCTCCGCGTCTATCGGCGTCGCCGCAGCGGCGGGCACCCCGAACCAAATCAACCTGCCGACCACGACTGGAACTGCTGGTCAGGTCTTGACCACAGACGGAATGAACCCGCAGCAGCTTTCATGGAGTTCCGGTAGCGGTCCGCAGACCGAGACTGTGCGTGTCGTGTACGCGTCAAACCCACTGGCGGCTGGAGCCTTGAGCAGTTCAATACCCGTGACTTTCTCAAGCCCCTTCGCTGATGCAAACTACACGGTGAGTGTGAGCGTGGAAACTGCTGCCGCCATGCAGTCTGCTACAGTCGTTGCCACTTTCCAGAAGCAGGGGACACCGCAGAACGGCGTGAACGTGCAGGTTTTGAACAATGACTCCCTCTCACATACCGTGACTGTGCATGTCATAGCGAGGCACGACTAATGGGACCGATTAACGACTGGCATTTTGCCCACAATATCGTGGTCGGCGGCAACGCCACCATGACTGGCTTCGCGGAAGCCGCGAACGTGTTGATCAACACGAACTCGGTCACGGCCATGCTCGCGGTCGTAGGTTCGGGCGTGCAACCGCTCACGATCATCAGCAACAGCGGCAACACGCCCGTCTTCACGATAGACCAGTTCGGTGGGATCGCCGCCGCTGGTGCGTCGCAAAACAGCTTCTCAAACACAGGCGCGAGCGGCACGCAGATCGTTGATTCTGGCGGTGGCGGGGTCGTCATAACAAACTCTGACACGGGCGGAAGTTTAATCCACATCACAAACAATGGCGCACTCGGGACGACCATTCTGGATACGGGAGCCGGAGGCATAACCCTCAACTCCAACAACGCAGGCGGAATTTCAATAGACAGCAGCACTGGTGCTGGTACTATCACTATCTCGAATAACGGGACTGGCGGCACAAACATCTCGGATGGCGGCACAGGCGGTTTGTCAGTCAGCGTCAGCGGAAACAGCCTCACCCAGCTAGGTTTCATCAATCTCTCTAACTCGGGCGGTCTCAACACGGAGGTTGACGACACGGGCGGCGGCGGAATCTTCCTCTATATGGATTCCAGCGGTGCGGTGCCCTACACTGTCACTTCCGTTGGCGCTTCCGGGGGCGGCAGCACGACCTACCACGGAACATTCCCATCTGTCAGCATGGGCGGTAACTGGGTGACCATCACAGGCTTCACGAACTTGTCAAACAATGGCACGTTCCTGATGACCAGCAGCACGGCCACAACGATAGTCGCCAACAATGCCTCCGCCGTCGCTGAAACCCATGCCGCGACTGCGACAGAAGCCAGCAGCTTTGTTGTTCAACAGGTTGGCGCAGGCGGCACTCACATCACGGACTCAGGCGGCGGCGGGATCGTGATTGACGCCACGGGCGCGGGCGCAACCCTCTCCTTGAACCCGAGCGGGAAGCCCGTCAATGCAAATGGAAATCTTGTCAGCCAGACTGTTGCATCCGGGCTAACGGCTCTCGGTACATCACTGATTGCGTCGGGAGCTTCAGCCACGGTTGTGACCGCAACAGCAACGGGCGCACTGACGACCGACAACCTCGTCGCGGATTTCAGCGCCGACCCAACTGGCACTGTCGGATACCAGCCATCAGCGAACGGGATGCTGACCATCATCAAGTTCATCACGGCGGGGCAAGTGAATTTCAAGGTAGTCAACAACACTGGAAGCTCAATCACGCCGGGAGCGGTCAGCCTTCAGTGGCGTGTGATCAGGTAAATGTCGGCGGCCTCTCGCACGATGGTGTATGCAGACGGGACGACGGTAGAAGGCTCCACTCATCCGCAGGTGGACTCGGGGTTCGGCTTCACATGCGACGAAGAGATTCTACCCTTTATCGCTGCTTTTTATTCTGTGGGGATGCAGACTTTGGGTTCTTGTCAAGGCATCTCGGCGTGGAGTCCAGCGGTTATCGTGGCGTCTACTTTCTCAGCGACGCCTACAGGATTCCCCCGGCGTTGGATCGCGTACACGCACACTGACCCACAAGTCGTTTTTAATTTTGCTCTCTATATCAGAGACGGAGTGGGGGAGATTGGCGGATGGGCGCAGGCAGTGATGGCAGATCACCACTCTGCACCGGATGCCGTTTTTGCTGCACTGGAGTTCACTCCTGATTTTGACGCCAAGATGCTTGACCTAATCAAGGCGTGGGAGGGGTAAAATGGCTGTTGTTACGCACTTCACAATCTCCGGTACCTGCAACATAAACGGAACAACGATAACCATAGGCGGCAGCGGCTCTGGAACTCAGATCGTTTCTGGTGGAACCTATTCCTTTACCGCCGCCTTCGTGGCGGGAAACTTCCCGCTCACCGTCACCCCATCCCTGTCCGGGTTCAATTTCTCCCCGACCGTCATCAACGAACCCACGCCTGTCAACGACACGAACGCGAACTTCATTGGCAACACCGTTGCGGGGCAGGTCGGGGCGTTCGCGGTGGGGATTTGACCCGATTTCGGCTTTAGCCGCTTCGGGCACAGTAATATACGGGGTTGAAAACGCTGTAAGGGTCTGAAAATGCTTGTAGGTAACCAAAAATTCCGATTTTCAAAGGCTAGATAGAGAGGGTAAAAATGTCAACACCAACAGTATACATGGGACTTCCGAACCCGACAGTCGGCGGCGACGCCAACGTCTGGGGTGGTTTCCTCAACACCTGCATCACCGGATTCGACACCTTGGCGGTCTACAACGTCGTCCCCGTGGCGGCGAACGCGACTCTGGGAATCTTCAACGGCCCGGCGCTCATCAAGGCGACGGCTGGCGTCGGTGGCATCACCCTCACACTCCCCGACGCAACGATTCCAGCGAATAAGGGTCGTGTTTACAACGTCGTAAAGGTAGACGCCGCAGTCGGCACAGTTACCCTATCACCCTTCGGCGGACAGACAATTTCCGGCCAAGCGAGCGTAGTCATTTCCACTCAGTGGTTTGGCGTTGTCATTCAATCTGACGGCGCGAACTGGATCGTCTTGGACTTTGATTCCGCCCTCCCGGTCTTCACGTCCAACGGCGTCCTAATCGGCAACGGCACCAACACCCCGACGTCCACTTCTGCTGCACCCCCGAACTCAATCCTGACAGGCGGCACCAGCGCAGGCATCGTGGGAACGCAGTTGCTCACGGCAGCGTCCTACGCAATCCTCGGCGCAAGCGGAGTCTCCAACACAGGCGCATCGCTGATCGCTGGCGGTAACGTCGGTTCCTTCCCGACCAACACGATCACCGGACTGACGGGCGCTAACTACACGGCACCCGCACAGACGGTCACCGCGGTCTCCCAGAACCAGACAGACCTGCAAGCAGCCATTGTTTTCTATCAGGGCTTGACGCCTTCCACTTCCGGTTTGACTTCGTTTGGCACCACAACTTTCACCGCCGTAGCCACAGGCTACGCTGGCGGTCCCGGCTTCGTCGGTAACGCAGCAAGCACCCTGCACTTCACGGGCGGCACGATCACCCTTGACGGCGCAGGACTAACGAACCCCGTGTTCGTCTTCCAGGTTGGTTCGGCACTCAACGTTGACACCGCTACGACTACATTCAACCTGATCAACAACGCAACCGCAGCGAACGTGGTCTTCGTGGTCACAAGCTCGGCTGTGTTTGACGCACACCCGCACATCTTCTCTGGAAACATTCTTGCCAGCACGAGCATCACGCTCAATGGCGGAACCCTCACGGGTCGTGCTCTTGCACACACGGGAGCGGTCACCCTCTCCTCGGCGACCAACATCGTCGTCCCGGCTGGCGGAAGCGGCGCACCGTCGTTCTCCTCAACACCGACCCTCACCTCGCTGGCAACGGTCGGAGCGATTGTGGCTGGCACGACCATCGCATCCGCATCTTTGTCAACCACAGGCTTCATTTCGGTTGGTTCCACGATCTCCTCGTACAACGGTCAGGTAACCGCTGGCAACGGCATCGCGTCTATCGTAGCAGCTACCTCACAGAAGTCCGAGTCCGCTGCCGATGCGAACGTCCTCACATTCACCCCGCCAGCGCTGGCAGGCACCTACAGGGTGCGTTTCGTCCTGTCGGTCTCGGCCGCCGCGGCTGCTGTCCTCGGATGGACGGCAACATGGACGGACTCAAACGGCAACGCTCAGACTCCGACGAATCTTGCTTTGAGCCAAGCCGGAACCGCACCCGCAGCATTGACATTTACGACGTCCTCCGCAGGAAACTACTACGGTTTCGCTGATATTGACATCAACAACGCTGCAACGCCTATCGTGATCAAGTTTACTCTCACGGGCGGCACCATCACTGCCAAGGCGTCGGCAACAATTGAACGCATGATCTAATTCCTCCCGCCCGGCGAGTATTATGTCCTATGGGCGTACGTTCGCCGGGTTTTAGCCTCTTCAAAGTCAATAAAACAAAGAGCTTATATCTAGCCGTTTTCGCCCCATTCGCTGTATACTAGGGATGGAGGCAACGTGTCAGACACAGCCGAAAAACTTGTCCAGATCAAGAACCTGACCTCCGAGCGTTCCACCAACCTGCGTGACCATTTCCCTTTCGCCGAAGTGCGTGGCAATCAAGAGGCGACTCTTGACAAGCTGGCGAAGTGGACTTCTTCTCCCCAAAAATTCTTCCTCTTGGAAGGACCGACTGGATTCGGAAAGTCGCCCGTTGACATTGCCTGTGCGTCGCACGCAAAGACTCTGCCGGGCTACGGCACATTTGAACAGGGCGCATACATCCTGACACCGCAGAAGACTCTTGCCGAGCAGTACATGAAGGATTTCCGTGATCATGGTTTGGTTGAACTGAAAGGGCGCTCCAACTACACGTGCAGCAAGTGGAGCCAGATCACGGGCGAGGAAGTTGATTGCGAGACGGGCGGCACCCTCAATGAATCCACCGGGCTGGACGAGAAATGCACGTCCTGCCCCTACCGTGCTGCGAAAGACAACTTCATTGCGCAGCCCTTCGGCACCACGAATTTCGCCTACTACCTGAACGAGACGAACCACGCCGGGGAACTTGAGAACCGCAACATGCTGATCTTGGACGAAGGGCACAACACCGAAGATCAGATTCTCAGCCTGACCGACACCGAGATCAACCAACGCCGCTGCGATGAATACGGCGCAGGGAAGTTGCCCATCTTTGACGCCGGGGACAACGAAGCCGTCCTGCGGTGGCTTGACAACACGTTTGTTCCAGCAGCCAACATCCACGCCTTCAAGCTGGCGAAGGCTTTCAAGGAATCACGGGACGACGAGCGCATCAAGGTTGTACGCAAGCAGAAGGCGCTGGAAAACTACCTTTCCCGAATCCAGATGTTCAGCAACTCCGCAGACCCCGGCGAGTGGTTCGTGTGGTCTGACTGGTCTGTGAACAAGAACACTGGCAAGAGCTACGGCACTGGCGACCTGTTCATCAAGCCGCTGACCGCCCGGCTGTTCGCTGACAAGCTTCTTTTCTCCAAGGCGCAGAAGGTGCTGATCACTTCCGCAACCATCCTTGACTTCACGACCTTCATGCGCAACCTTGGCATTGACAAGAACAACGCACAGGTGCAAGCGGTGGATTCCGAGTTCCCGGTTGAGAACCGCCCGATGTTCTACCGCCCGGTCGGCAGCATGTCGTACAACAACATTGACAAGACACTGCCGCTGATGGCGCAAGAAGTTGAAGCGCTGCTGACCCGCTACATGGGGAAGAAGGGCATCGTCCACACCAACTCGTACAAGGTCAACAAGTACATCACCGAGTATCTGATGTCCACGTCACACGCCTCCCGCATCATCACGCATGACAATTCTCGTGGCGCACGTGAGGCGGCGCAAGTGAAGCACCTGACGTCAAAAGAGCCGACCGTTTTGTTCTCGCCTTCCATGACCGAAGGCTTGGACTTGAAAGAAGATTTGAGCCGCTTCCAGATCATCTGCAAGGTGCCGTATCCGGCGCTTGACCCTTACACCCGAGCACGCATGAACCGTGACAGCCAGTGGTATCAATGGCAGACGGCGCTCAAGCTGGTGCAGGGCACCGGGCGCAGCGTGCGCAGCAAGACCGACCGGGCGCACACCTACATCCTTGACGCCGACTTCGCCAAGTTCATCCAACAGAACAACCGCACTCTTCCGAAGTACTGGCTAGACGCAATCATTTGGGGATAAAGGACTTACGGCTAGACAAAATCCCCCACCCTGCTGTATACTATAGCTGGAGGAAACGACCAAATGATTAAAGCCTTTGACAAGTCCAACCTGAAAACGCTTCGTGCCGACATTGACGCTGCCTTCGCAGCCATCCGCCAGAAGCATGGCGTTTCCATCTCCATCGGCAACATCAGCTACAGCCCCGAGAAAGCCACGAGCCGACTCACGTTGGTCGCCGTTGGTGACCCGAGCCTCGCCAGTGACCCCCGTGCCGCCGCCGCCGTCAAGATGCAGGGCGAGTTCAAACTCTACGCCCCGTCCTTCGGACTCACGGCTGAGCAGTACGGTGCGATCATCAAGCACGGGCGTGACACCTACAAGCTGGTCGGCTTCTCGCCACGCTCCCCACGATTCCCGATTCTTGCGACGAACATTGCGAACGGCAAAACCTTCAAGCTGCCCGAGTCCGCCATCGTCAGCTTGCAGAGCAAAGAGCACAAGGAAATGTTCGGCATCACGTCCTCAACAACGCCAACCGCCTCGGGTATGTGCTCCAACGACAACGCCTACGACGACAAGTTCAACCCCATCGGCAAGTGCAACCGTCCGGCGACCACGAGCCGCAAGGATGGCTTCGGTCGCCCCGCCCGGATGCAGCCCTTCTGCACCAAGTGCGCCGAACTGATTGACGAAGCTACTGCCGAAGCCCGTGCGGAAGGGCGAGCGTCCTAATGGACGTCGCCTCGGCTGTTTTCGCTTACCTGTTCTTCGTTGCTGCCATCTTCGTGGCGTACTATGCGATGAAGTTCACGGCGATGCGCCGGGAGCAACGTGAGGAAGCTGCCAAGCGCCGAGCAAAGATGAAATCATGACCGAACCTAAGATCACCGTTAACGGAGTGGAACTCAGCGTCGGGCAAGCAATGACCCTGCGTGTAGCCCTCACCAGCTTCATCTTCGGCATGAAGGAAGATGGGCTTGGCGACGACGAGCACGGCATCGCCATGGCAAGCGGGTACATTGACCGAGGCAGCGAAGTGCTTCTGCTGATGTTGGGGCAACGATAATGGCTCACGAACTGTTTGACATTTGGGAGGTTGAAGAACTCGTTGAGTACCCTTGGCGTGCTCAGCTTATCAACTACGTGGGGCAGTTTGCCACGAAGGAACTGGCAGAGCGCTACGTCGCTGCGGTGGTGAAGGCAAGGGCGCAGCAGGAGAAAACGCAGTACATGGAAGCCGCCGAGATGCCCCGAAAGAAAAACGTCAAGTAAAACCCCGTATTAGACCTGCATGCTGACCCACCGCCAGCGAAAGCGGCTCCCCAAAATGAAGGACATCGCCATGATGTGGCGGGCGCTTCAAGGCTCAATTCCCATGGACGTGCAGCCTTACCAAGGACTGCGTGAGTCGTACCGGGGGGTTGTCAACTACAGAATTGCGTCAGCCACCGCCGAACGCGAGTGGACGGTGGATGTCTATCATGGTGGGTACTTTGTGGTTACCGCACGAGGCTACACCCAGCCCTGCCCCACCATTCCTTCCGCTATCGGACATCTCAGACGTATGTTAGGATTGAGGGATGTACATCGCACGCATACCAAAGCACGTTCCTAAACCGCTGCTGCCCGGCCTCAAGGTCGGGGGGCTTGTCAAGACCATCACCGCCGACTATTCACAGGCGAAGAATAGCTTTGAAACGAAGCTCCTCCCGGCTGGCTCCCTCGGCAGGGTGAAGAAGATTTGGGACTTCGGTGCGCTCGCCGGGCGTGGTGGTCGCCGCTTCTATTGCGAGGTCAAGATTGAGGGGCATCCCATCACCAGTTTCTATTCGGAAGAGCTTGTCAAGGTGCGTGTCTGATGGCGAAGAAGAGAAAGAAGAAACGTGGAACGATTGTCCCGATCCACTCCAGAGAGGAGTTAGGGAAGGTGCTTGCAATCCAGCAAGCTGTGTCCGACCGGGCACGACATGAACTGGTGAGCAGCAACCCGGCGACGCCAAAAGAGTTCGTTGAAATAGCCGCTAAAACATTGGAGAAATACGCACGCTACTCCACTATGACCGAGTACCAGTTCGCACCGAACCTCGCGGACAGTGAAAAATGGGGTGCGACATTCGGCGTGACAGCCCTCGTGGGTGCGCTGATTCTTGAACACGCTCGCAGGCTGATGGGCGTGCGTTCCGACCTGATGCTGGAATACCTGCGCTTCCTTGACACCCTCGCTGAACCGGGCGGCGGCAGCATTGACATGAACGCCCTCAATCGTGTCTTCGCCGTATTGTCCGAAAATTACGGTATAGTTTGGACAAACGGTGACAGCCTGTCGCTGACAGTCGCCGGGAAGCGGGTCTACCTGCACATGCTGGACGCGGCGAAGTTCGTGGAGGAGGCGGTCAAGGCACACCGAAAATTCAAGGAATCCAAGGAACCGAGTATTCCCCTGTGATGCGTCGAATCTACCTAGCTGCGCCATTTGACTGGATAGGCCGGATGAAGGTCTATGCGGAGCAGCTTCGTGCCCTCGGCTTTGAGGTCACTTCACGCTGGCTGGACGAGCAGGACAAGGGTGGCGACACCGACCTCACCGACGCGGATGGCGGCACCCAGCTTGACAAAACCGAGCTTGCGATCAGCTTCGCAGTGCGTGACATCCGCAACATCCTCATCGCGGACACCATCATTGAGTTCAACCCAGGTAAGGCTCTCGTGCGTAACACACGCTTGGCGGAATTCGGCGGGGCGCTGTTTCTCGGTAAGCAGTGCATCGTAATCGGCCCGGAAAACCCAAAGCACAAGAATCGCATTGATACGGTCTTCTGTCTCCTCGGCGAAGGCTCCATCCCAGAGGACTTGGCAACGGCGGGAATTAAACCCGTTAAGCATTACGATACGTGGGGAGATTTCCTTGAGTTCGCTGTGATGGAGGCTGCTAAGAAAAATGGGACTGCCGTACCTACCACATGATCTGACGACCAAGACTGTCTGCCTCGCCATCAGCATGCTGATGGCTCTCTTCATGTACATTCCTCTGTTCAGGCGATTCGCTAAGCGTCACCATACCCGTGATCTCTCAAAGACTTTCTGCTGGCTCAATTTTGCAGTCCAAGTGAACAACGGCGTGCTGGCATTTTCGGAGCATGCTCCTTTTCTCGTTTTCTGGTATTCGGTGCAGACCGTTACCACGGGAATTACTCTGTGGCTGGTCTACAAATACTGGGACTTTCCCTCCCCAAAATAGCCCCAAAATACTCACTACGGAACCCTCCTAAGGAGGCATTCACATGACAATTCTCATCGGTATCCCCAGCGTTATCACCGCCGCACTCACTTGGTCCCACGCAGCGGTTGCAGTAATCGGTGCGGTTGCGCACAAAATCTGGTCAAAGCTCGTCGGAGCCGAAAAGGCTGCCGCGGCCGAGATCGCAAAGCTCAAGTCCAAGGTCTAACTCCTTTCTCAACCTGATCAAAGGAAAGCCCGCCATGTGCGGGCTTTTCGTTTTTGCGGTATCATGTCTATGTGACCGAATCACTGACAGAATACCCAACCATCCCGCTCATCCTTGAACGGGTGCCCAAGCGTCACAACGTCCTGATCGGCAACGATCCCATCCAGGTACGTTTCGCTGAACAAGTCCTCTCCATGCACCACGGCGTTCTTATCAGGCATGAGCAGGTTCCCGAGGTACGTGACGAGATGGTTCTCGGTAAGGACGAGCCTACGCTTTACCTCGTGGATGTCGTCCAACAGGTTGACCTGTCCCCGGCCGTCAAGGCTAAGACGGGGGTGTGGTCGCTTGATCTGATTGAGAAGGGCAGCGCCGGGATCAACGCCATCATCCGGCATGCGGTCAAACTGCTGGGTATTGCGAAGCCGACCAAAGAGGTCATAACGAAAATCGGCAACGATCTTGTCAAGGACAGCGACCCCAGCAAACGGTATCTCTTAACCGACATCCGAGCCGCTGTCTGGTATGCTGCTTGGCTCCTAACTGGGCCTGCGGAAAGGAAACTGTCGTGGGTTGCGCCGTGGGAGAACTGGCAGACGTGGCTCCCACAAGGGGGCGATGCGCCCTACCGCCTCAACTCTCTGTACTGGGAGCTTGTGAGGTGGACGTTCGCCCAGACTGGAGACGAGCGTGGCTACCGTAGGACCGGAGGAAGCTGGGACCCTAAGCGGTTCCAGAAGCTAACAACGCTCCAGCTACCGAAGGACAAGGTCTACGACACCCTCACGGTGCTTTCAGCTTGGCGGGCACACGGATACGACCCCTACGTGTGCGTGATCCGCATATCAAAAATCTGGGTGACCCAGTAAACTCGCCTCCTTTTTCCCTTTGTTTCCGTGAGAACGCGGTATTACATGGCAGAGGGAAACATGTCAACTGGAAAATCTAAGGCTGGTCGCGAAGATTTGGTCGGGCGGGTGCAGGCAGCCCTCAACCTGACCACCAAGAAGGAAGCCGAGAACATCGTGGACACGGTGATTGAGGCTCTTGAAGCAACTCTGCTGGCGAACCTCTCCACCGACAAGTTCTCTCTGAAACTGAATTCTTTCGGGAAATTCACAGTTAAGCACAAACCCGGTATTTATCGGAAGATACCCTTCACCGGGGAAACGAAGATGACGAGCGCTAAGCGCAAAGTCAAGTTTGTGACACTCGGTGAACTTCGGAAGAAGGAAGTGGTATCCCAAACTGACACCGAATCTAACACCCAAAAGGAAAACTAACTATGGCAATGAACATGCAAACGTTTGACGATGATTTTGAATCAATCCCGACAGCAAAGGCTGGAACGACCGCAGCGGCAGCAACAGCAACCGCCACGGCTCCGGCAGCCCAAGCAGGAAACGCATCAGCGGTTCCGGCAAAGTCCACCCCGCCCGCCAAGGCAGCCGCAGCCGAAGAGGAAACCTCTCCGAAAGGCACGACTGTAGACGACAACGAGAACCTCTCCACCGACTTTGACGACGAGAAGGTCTACGCTCGCCCCGGCCAACTGAACCGTGTCCGCCCCGATAAGGGCAAAGCTTCACGTTTCGCATTCATCCCGAAGGAATGGGTTGCTCCGCAAACCGCCAAGTCCCACTGGGTAGACACGACCCGTGACGGCAAGGCAACAAAGGTTCGTGTGCGCTGCCTCACCCCCATCGGCGCTGAAGGTGAGCAGGCATTTTGCTGCACCACCCTCGGAGAAGACGGCAAGATTGAAGTGGTCGCACTGGTTGTCCACTATACCAACGCCGACCCCGTAACTGGCAAGTACGAGAAGGACAAGGACGGCAACTTCCCTCCGGTTGAGTTTGAGATCGGATTCGTTGGTCTGTCCGGCTTCAACATGCGCCAGATCAAGAAGCTCCCTGATGAAGACTCCACCCCGTTCAAGATTGACATCGTGATGACTCACGCTGACGGTCGTGCATTCGGGTACGAATTCAACCGCAAGTCCAACACCCCACGCTGGACGCTGGACCCAGAAGTTGCAGCAAAGGTCAAGGCGGCAGCACAGCGCTTCCTAGACGGTAAGGCGCTGCGTGGAAAACTCGGCCAGAAGATGAACGAAATCGAGTGGAAGGCACTGCTCTCCGGCAAGAAGGTCGGCGGCGACGCAACACTCGGAAACGTGGAAGAACTGTAAATCGGCTGTACATCGGCAGTACCGGGGGGTCGGGCAATCCTGACCCCCTTTTTCTTGGAGGAACAATGTCTTATTACACTGTAGATGTAGATTCCGGGGGGACTTTAGGAAAGATCAAGTTTATCGAAGAAAAGATTGAACTTGGCGACGTGTTCCCACTGGAGGGTAAGGTATACCGTGTGAACTATGTGCTGATTGCGCACCCTGTTGGGGCAGCTTTCGGCTCAGAGGAGAGGTACTTGCGCGTCACCGACCTGGGAGCAGGACGCCTTGTCCTTCCAGATGTCCGTGTAGAGGCGAGGGTTTGATGGCAGCTTATACACTCAGCCATAATCAAGGCGGTCGTTTTTACGCCGTGCAGCTTGAGATCGTAGGTTCAGACGGACCCGGCGAAATGGGACAATTGGACAGCGATCCCCGCAACGCGAGGGTAGGCGACATCATCACTTGCGAACATGGAGTTTACAAAGTCCGTCCCGGTGGCAGGCAGATACTAATCGGTGATGCCCTTGCTAGTCCTTGCCATCTCAAGGTGGAAAAGGTTGAAAATCTGTAAGGATTGTGGGCAGGACGAAACGACGGTGATTTTTCCGAAGAATCGTTTGGTGTGTCGGGAGTGTTTTAACAAGAAGCTTAAGGCTTACCCCTCTCAACAACGGTCATTCCGCGCACCGTACCTGCGTGACTGGCGCATCAAGAATCCGTTGAAACAGCGTGAGTACGATCTTCGTGCCAGCTATGATGCGACCCCGGAACAGGTAGATGTGATCCTCGCTTGGGATGGCGGGCCTTGTTCCGCGTGCGGGAAGCAACTGTTGAAGTTCGGAACGGGGTTGGACGAAGCCTGTATTGACCACGACCATGAGACTGGGTCTTTGCGCGGGATCATTTGCGGAGCCTGCAACAGGGCGATGGGGCTTGTGAAGGACAGCGTTGAGCATCTGAGGCAGTTGGAAGCCTATTTGCAGGGAGAACGGTTATTCTCATACTGGGCCTAGACTTTGAGACGACAGGACTGAACATACCGACCATCGGCGTGACGGAAATCGGTATGGTTCTTTGGGACACAGACCTGAACGCCCCCGTCAAGCTATTCGGCACCCTCGTTGATCCAGCCCCATACGCCGTGTGGGAGCCGGGCGTTGAAAAGGTCAACGGTCTGACTCGTGAAATCTGCGCCAAGTTCGGCATGGAAGATGAGAAAGCCCTCAAGACTGTGCTCTCGTGGTATGGGAGCGCGGACGTTGCCTGCGCTCACAACGGCAACGCTTTTGACAAACCCCTGCTTGAAACGTGGGCGACTAGGTACGGCCTCGATGCCCAGAAGAGTAAAGTTTGGCTTGATACACGGGCAGATTTAGAGCGCCCGCCACGTGATAGCCATCGCCTCGGCTACATGGCGTCGGATCACGGATTCCTGAATCCCTTCCCCCACAGAGCTATGTTTGACGTCATGACCATGCTCACAATTCTGACAGCCCGTGACATTTCAAAGGCCCCGCCGAAGTACGATTTGGACTCCGTCTTGGTTGTGGCAAAGTCTCCGCTTCGTGTTGTGAAAGCTCTGGTTAGCTTTGACCAGAAAGAGGCGGCGAAGACACGGGGCTACCATCCGATTTACGAAAACGGGAAGTTCAACCGTTGGGAACTTGAGGTCAAGGAATGCAATCTTGAGAAGGAACGTGAGGCGGCTCGCCTCGCGGGATTTGAAATCGAGATTATTCGATAAACCGATTGGTTCAATCAACCTTTTGAATTTGCCAGTGTTAGCTAGAAAACTGGCTTTCTAATCCCCTAATCAAGTGCTAGTATTTAAGTTGAGACGCACGTCGTGGCGGAAGCCACATTGGGGAAATATGCAGATCAAAAAATTGCTGTTCGCTGCCTTGATGCTCCTTTTCGTCGCCGGGACGGCATCCGCCCAATCCCAGCCCTCCCAGTTACCGTTCTTCTTTCCAAAGGGGTTCCACCAGACCTCTGACCCGATCCTTCAAAGGGAAGAGTACGTCCGCTGGCTGACTAGCACGTGGAATTGCAACCAAGGCGGTAGCGGTGGCTTCAACATGACGATCCCAGGTTCGGACAGCATCCGCATCCAGACCAACACCGTCAGCACCGACAGCGTTACCGAGAACCCAGCCAAGATGACGATGGTCTTTGACCACTACATCAAGCAGGCTGACGGGACGATTCGTTACACCGACCTGTGCCACACCGAAATCCTTACTCCCGCACAGTTCAAGGTCGTCACTGATGGCTTGCAGAAACAGGCTGTTGACGCGGCTCAGCGTGACTACGACTTCTACGTGGTCATCTACGACAAGTCCATTGAAGCACGTGCCGCCAAGCTCGGTATCTCCAAGGCTGATTTGATCAAACAGTTGGATGAAAAGGTCCCCGGCTACAACGTGACGTGGCGTGAAGTTCACCGCATCCCGAAGCCGATGCACCCGTCTGACTTCGTCCCCCGTGAACTCCACCTCGGGTTCAACCCTCCGCTGGGCGGAATCCTCGGCGTGACGTGGCTCAACACCGGAGTCATCTACTACAACCCGGATGCGTGGATCACCGACGCCCTGAACGGCATCCCGAAGGTCATGCAGCACGAGGAAGTCCACGGCAACATCAACATCCAGAAGTGGCCCCTCTCGCAGGCGTTTGACGTGGAGCTTATCGCTAGCATTCCCGAGATGTTGTACCCTGAGAACCAGACGGACTTCCCGTCACACGGCTACGCCAAAGACATCCGTGAGCTTGCGCAGATTTACTACGGCATGGACTGGGCTGAAATGCAGAGGCAGATCGTGAAGTTTGACTACGCGGGCAACACCGTGTACGACGACGCAAAGTTCGTGTACTACTACAAGCAGATTGACCAGATCAAAGCCGAGATGATGAAGTTCTTCATGGACGTCACCATCCCCGAGTTTGAATCCGACCCAGTCTGGTGGAGTGCCGTGAACGATATACGTGGGGACAGCAACACCGTGTTCCGTGTCACGATGGCAGACCACTACCAGATTTGCTCACTCGGTGGCTGTGCCGCTTCCAGCGAATGGTTGGAGACGCACAAGGATGAAATCCTAGCAACCGCCCAACGAGCCTTTACTGCCGGAATCGGCAAGGATCGCAGCAGCGGCAACTTCAACGTGACGCCGTGGATGCTGGAACAATACAACAAGCTGTTTACTCCTGCGGAACAGGTGAACATTGAGAAGTACTTCCGCCAGCACCCGGAACAGCTTAAGAATCTGCGTACGATGACTCCCGCCGAGGCGGTGGTCTTCATGCAGCGCTTCAAAGTCAACTCGCTTGACAAGGTGACAGCACAATGAAAATCCAAATCGTAGCCACGCTTCTGCTTTCCGCGCTGCTGGTCGGTTGCGCTCCGCCGTACCGCCAGACGTTCAACGACGAGGGCAGCCAAAAGGGCTGGACTCAGAAGCAGACCGACGCAGCCTTCGCATACGCTGACCGCATCTTCTGGTCACGTGAGACTGCCGACAACAAGTACGTCATCGTCTACGGCAAGGTTCCCGTCTCCAAGGTGCGTGAGCAGCTTGAAGGCACCCTGAAGGATTTGGACGCTTCCCTTGACCCGAAGAACAAGGAAATGAAGCAGTACCTTGACACGTTCAATCTGCGTGAAGACGCTAAGCACGACCAAGAGGTCGCACAAGCGATTTATGACCGTCTGCGTGCCGCTGAACTTCAAACCGCGTTCAAGCAGAAGATGGGCGACATCGCCGAGTACGGCCCGGAAGCCGAAATGGCACAGGGCTACAGCGCCCGCCGCCTCTACGTGGACAAGCCGCTCGTTGACGCATTCCCATTCAACTCCGACGTGATTGACGCTGCGAGGAAGGCTGGTACACTCAAGCAGGTCGCCACGCTGACCATTGACCAGTCCAATCAGTACGATCACAAGGACCCGAACCCGAACAACCCGGATGAGCCGAACGATTTCATCTGGAAGGCACGTAATCAGAAGATGATCCTGACCGAGTACAAGATCATTGACATTGACAAGCCGCTAGACAACAGGGGCGACTACATTGAAGGCTACCGTGTCGTGGACAACAAGCAGGAACAGTACCCGGCTATCAGGGTGTTCTTCCCGCCGTCCGGCAGCATGGCTCTTATGCTGATTGACGCTGATGAGAACGGCATGCCAGGATTCGGTGTGCCCGACATCATTCAGGAAATTTCTTCGCAGACCAACCTGACCGATTTGATGCAGAACTCCAGCTTGATCAACAGCCTCTTTGACAAGAAGGAAGCTAAGAAAGATCAGACGACTGGACCCGCACAGCTATTCAAGATTGAAATCGCTCCTCTCGGGGCGAAGGTGGACGAATGGACGAAGTCCGGGGACTCTACCGGATGGATCGTGCCGTTCAAGTACACGAACCTCACGGGCGATAACTACAACATCCGTATCAAGTACAAGCCCATCGCGCCAGTTGACATCGCCGCAGGCGAGAACGCTGGTCACAGCCACAGTGAGTACTTGCAGCTTGAGTACATTGAAAAGGAATACACCAAGACCGGGGACAAGTACACGCCGTCCGCTGGCAGGGTGATTGAGTACTACCGCCCGAAGGGGGACTTTGCCGGGAAGGTGAAGGCTCAAGTGCTGTACAACGAAGACACCAAGAAACTTCAGTTCCAGTTTGAAGACGGCTCCGTCGTTGAGGGGTTTGTCACACCGGGCAAGAACAAGTTCATTGAAGATGCCCCGTATGCCAAGTCCTACAACGAAGGGCAGAAGCGTTACTGGATTGAGTCTTCTAACAACGACGGCAAGTACGACAAGCGCAAGATCGTCGGGCAGCCCATGCAACAGACGGGACAGTACACCGACAACGAAGCGCAAGCAGCGCAGCCGAATCAGGCAAGCGCCAACCCAGACATGGACGAGAACCGCAAGCCGCAAATCAACCTCGGCTGCACGAACCACTTTGACATCTTGAACTCACAGTGGGCTTGCGTGCCGAACTCGGCCCTACCGAAGCAATAATACTTTCCGCCCTATGGCATAGGAGCGGAACATGACACCACTGCTTATGTATGCCGCCTTCGCTGGCGGAATGGGTTGGGGAATTAGTAAGAAAAGGTGGGGCGTGGCTGCATTTTTCGGGGCTATGCTTGTCTGGATGATTGTCGTTCAGCTTGCCGTCGCTCTCATGTCAAGTCACGCGGGCGTCTCGCTCTAAACCCGTATTGAAAACCCTAAACTGGCGTATTAAGAGGCATGCCTCGCGCCGTCAAAGTCAAAGAGCCTATCCCTCTTTTGTTTCCTGACCCGAACCCACGCATCAAGCGCTGGATGATTCTCGGTCTTGACCCGTCCGTATCCCGAACTGGATTCGCATTGCTTGATGTTCGCCCCGCACTCGCACACACTCCTGAAGAAGGTCCATACACCGACGCGAGATGGCTTGCTGCTGGCTCCGCCAAACCTGACAAGATTGATGACGACCTGCTTGACGCACGCACGACGGTGTGGATTCGTGCTAAGGCAGTCGCTCTGTATCTTCGGGAAGTCATCAAGTCCGTTGCACCACCAAAGAAAGAGGCGGACAACCCTTATGGCGATTTTGAACCGGGACACCCAAAATCCGATGTGGGTCTCATCGTCTCCATGGAATACCCAACACCCAACAACGACTACCTTTGGTCAATGAACAGAATCATCAACCTTGTCCTGTTTGACGACAGCGAGGTCGCCGAGTCATTCGGTGAAGTCAGGATTATGCTGACCAATGCGAGCACGCTCCGTTCACTGATGGGGTTGACCCAGCGGGGCAACCAGAACAAGGGCGAGAACATCCTGAAGGCGTACGAGTTCATTGACAGGAAGCGGTTCCCACAGCTTGACTCTGACGCTTGCGACGCGATCCTGCTGTGCATGATGGGGCGGCATGCGGCCTCCATCACGCTGGGCACCAAAGAAGAAGTACCGGAACGCTTCCTGACCAGCATGTGCAACGCCACGCAGGAGAACAAGGGCAAGGGGCGCAACGCCTATGTCCGCACGAAGGGGCAGCTTCACAGGACGGAGTACTGGTACAAGTACGAACGCCGCAGCTATGCGGTCGCCGTCAAGGATGCTTCTAATCCGAAAAAGAACCTGAGTCGGGTCAATTTCAGTATCTAGGTAGAGAGTCGCAAGCCCCGACCTGAGGGTCATACGGCACTGACTCTGGAGAGCAAATGGCAAAACCAACGAAGCCTACCCCGAAGTCTGCGGATACTCGCAATCTATCAGTTGCAAAGCGCCGCGAAATGTTCCTTGCAGCCCGCAAGGGAGAAAAACCAGATTATCAAGTCCTCACAGCGGATTTCGTGGACGACCTCGTTCCCTACGATCTGATCACGTTTGACAGCGTGCTCGGACTGGGCGGCGTCAAGCGCCACGGTTTCGTGTCTCAGGTACACGGCGACGAAGGTGTCGGCAAGTCCACGCTGACGTATCAGATCGCTGCGAACTATCAGAAGCGCACGGGCGAGCCGCTGGGCGTGTTTGACTTTGAAGGCACGGGCACACCCGCCTACTTGGAAAAGATCGGCTGCGATATGGAGATGGTACAGTTCATCCAGCCGGACTGCATGGAAGACGCAGTGAACGACACGCTTGAGTTGATTGACCAAGGCTGCCGCTTCTTCATCTACGACTCAATTCCGTGGATCAACATGCTGGTAGACCGCAAGGACATCAAGAGCGGCAAGGCTTTCCGTGCCAGCTACGGTAAGCACGCACAGACCATGGACAAGTTCTTCAAGACTCTACACCCTTACGTCAAGCGAGCCGACGGCCACATGATGATGGTCAACCAGACCCGCTCCCGCATTGACAACAGCCGTGAAGCGGAATACGCCAACGATTACAGCTACACCAACAAGACCTACCAACTTCCTGGCGGACGCATCTGCCGCTTCACTCCGTCCACGATGATTGAGATGCGCATGGTCAAGGCAGTCACGCCATACGACGGTCGTGATGGGCAGGGGCCAGACAAAGATGCTTGGATCGTTGACCCGGAGACCGAGGCAAATGCCGGGAACCCGTGCGTCAACCGTGTGCGTGTTCGTTCGCTCAAGAACAAGGTCACTGGCGCAGGCTTCCGTGAAGGTCACATCTGGGTTCGCCCAGCCACGCACGTCATGCCGGGCATTGACAATCTGATGAGCATTCGGGAACTTGCCCGTGAGTATGGCTTCATCTTCAACAAGGGCGCAAAGTGGATCGTCGGCGACCCGGACACGGACAACGTCATCACGACGTACCCGAACAAGGACGCTGGCATCACGGATTTGGTCGTGAACCGCAACCCCGAAGTCCACGCCAAACTGAATGATCTGCTCTCGGCGAAGATCAAGTCAGATACCACGGGACGTCACAGCACGGTTGTCACCAAGGAAGAAATTGACATGATTGAGGGTGACGACACGGCCGTGGTAGGGAAGGGTTTTGATGTCGAAGAAGCCGAGTAAACCCGAAGGGGCTGCGGCTCCGAAGAAACGTAAGAAGAAGGAGTCCGTCCAATTCGCGGGGCGCAGGGACGGCGTCATGAAGCTCTTCAAGACCGAGAATGAAGCCTTCGAGTACGCCGAGCCGAACTCAACCATCGCGTCGTACAAGACGACCAACGGAACCGACTTTGACTTCGTAGCTGTTGTGGGCATCAAAACGAGCGCGGATCGGATCGGGAGAATCCTGCAACATGGGTGATGAAAAATATCGTCTTACCGAAGAAGGCGCTCAAGAAGCGGTCACGATCTTGGAGCGCACCGGATTCCTACCGGAAGCCACGGAGGATGAAGACATCAACACCCTACAACTCATGGCTGCTTGTACAAAGTACATTGACGCGTCCCGTGCCAAGGGAGACAAGCGGACAGAGTTAGAATGTCAGGACGCTCTGATCGTAGCTTATTTTGAGGCGTTCCTCAAAGCCCTCGTGCGTCGGATCGTGAATTGAGTATTAGTCCCCTGTGAGACTTTCAGGCAAAAATCTGCAAAGCTGGGCTGCGTTTGACGTGGAGATCAACGGGCTGACCGTGGTCACTGGCCCGTCGGATGTCGGCAAGAGCGCCTTGTTTCGTGCTCTGAAGGGCGTGCTCCGCAACGAGCTTCCCGCAGAGTGGGTGCGTGACGGTCAAGACGAACCGATGGAAGTGACTGTAGAGGTTGACGGACACAAGATTTCCGCCAGGCGCAAACGCAAGGGGTCAACCACATACGTCATTGACGGCAAGGACTTCGCCAAGCTCGCTGGGGGAATGCCCGAAGACCTTGCTAAGATGAAGTTCAGTGAAGTCGTCATCGGCGACTTCGACTTCGATCCAATCTTTGGCAGGCAGAACAGCGCACAGTTTCTTATTGATCCACTGACTTACAAACCCACAGAGGTCAACGCGATCCTCGGAGCATTCGGCGGGACGGAGAAACTAGAACATGGAAAGAAGGAAGCCAATCTTCGCAAGACGCAGAAGGACGCGGAAGCCCGCACTATTGCCACGCAAATCAGAGACTCCGAAGAACGTCGAGCCAAGCTCACCGACATGCAGCTTATCGGTGACCAAACCGCCAGCATCCTGATAGACCTTGAGAGGGATGTCCGGGGGCTGGAATCCGAGGCTCACTGGTTAGCGGAGACCGCCCGGTATCGTCAGGAAATCGTCAGGTATCGTCAGATTTTGGACGCTTTCGTCCTGCCCGACATAGCGGGGCTGGAACTGGAATACCGCCTAGCTCACTTCGCGGAGCAGGCTGCGGAGTCTAACGCCTTCGCCAGATGGCTATCCAAGCCCATTGCGACCCTTTCCAGCGCATCCGCCTTCTGGGATGACGTCAGACGCCTGCAAGGCGAGATCGTGGCTCTGGAGACCGCCCAGAAGACCAGGCGGCAGGCGGAGTGGCTTTCGGGCACGGCTGCATCACTTGAGGTCGGCACCGGGTGGGCAGACGCCCGCCGCCTCTGGAACGAGATCGTCGCCTTGGAAAACACCGCGGCGGCAGGCAGGCATATCGTATCCACGGACAAGCTCAAGTCCTCCCTGTCCGGGGTTGACACGACCTTTAACGAGGCAGTCCTGCTTTGGAACAGTATTAAGCGTCTAGAAGCTCTCAGTGCGTTGCTGGGGGAACTAAAGGTTTCGGTTGAGAGACTCGCCGGGGTTGAAGCGGAACTCTCAGCAGCGCAAGCTGAGCTTCAGAAGGGGTTATGTCCTAAGTGCGGAAAGCCTTTGGGACACCAGTGCGCATGAGCGAAGTCACACAAGAAACACTGAAAGAAATCCAAGCCCGAGTCAAGAAGCTTCAGGGCACCCGCGACGAGATTATCGGGACCTTCAAGGTTCAGGAATCCAAAAGGGACGAGGCTTATGCTAAACTGAGAGAGTTGGGGATTGAGACCCCGGAGAAGATGTCCTCCAAAGAACTCCAAGCCCTAGCCGATCAGAAGCGGGGAGAACTTTCGGAAAAGATCGCTGCCCTGCTTGAGCAGCTTGCGCAGGGCGAGAAACTGATTGAACAATACAGAGAGTTACAACAGGAGAATTAACATGGCAACAGTTCCAATGTCTCACCCAGCCACAGCGCAGAAGAACTCTGACGGCACGTGGTCTGTCCGTATCCAGCACACCATTGAAGGCTCCATCACCACGGTGGAATTCACGAACACGCTCTTCGCCGAGGTTCTGGCGAAAGCCTATGCTGACGTGCTGAACGGCAAGGCTGCCGTTGAAGCCAAGCTCGGGCAGATCGCTACCGATCTCGGTCCGGCTGTGACCGATGTCAAGGCGGACGTGAAGCAGATCATCGCCGACGCCCAAGCCGAGGCACAGAAGCTCATCACTGCGGCAAAGACCGAAGCCGGGAAGATCAAGGCTGACGCCACCACGCTCGTGCAGTCCGCCGAGGCAGAAGCCGTGACGCTGAAGGAAGAAGCTGGAAAGGCTTTGACCGCTGCGAAGACCGAAGCCGAGAAGCTCCTGACCGAAGCCCGCACCGAGGCCTCCAAGATTCTCCATATCGCAGCCTCAAAGGTTGAACCGACCCCGGCTGCTCCGGTAACTCCCGCAACTCCCGTCGCGACCGAGGCCCCAAAGCCCCCGGTTGTTGAGGAAGAATAACCAGTTTTCTTGAGAAATTCCCGTATTGTAGTGCATGAGCCACTACGGGCGACTTGTGTATTTTGCAAGCCCACTGACACATCCCGATGCCGCAGTCAGGCTGGAACGGTCAGTGGCGGTCGCACGTGCCTGCGGTTGGTTCATGAACAACAAGCGTGAGATATTCTTTTTCTCTCCCATAACCCACGCCCACACCATAGCCATGGAGTGCTCACTTCCGTACGAGTGGCAGTTCTGGGCCGAAATTGATGAGTGCATGCTTTCAAGGTGTGAGGAGATTTGGGTGCTCTGCATCCCCGGATTTAAGAAGTCCACTGGCGTGAACGCGGAGCGGAAGATTGCTGAGCGTCTCGGTTTGCCATGCAGGTTCGTGATCCCACAGCCGGACGGTTCTTACGTCGTCTCGGATACGGAGCCGGAAGATGTGTGAAGAGTGCCCAGTTTGCAGCGCCCAGATGAAGGAGCACATTGACACCATTGATTGGGGTGGCCCGATCTGTGAGCATGTGGCGACGTGTCCCAACGGGTGCTACTCCTATGAGTATCTCTATGGCTACACCAGCGTCCATGTGGCTGACTCGCAATTCGGCTGGGGTTATAGCGACGACAGACAAGTAGTGAAAGCACAGACCGACGCCATAGATGTCGCAATTGAGGCGGTACGTCTCGCCCGTGGAATCCCAAGTGAAGATAAAACTGGACGACCCCAAGAATCGCGTTAACCTCGTTTGGACGACGGACTGGCACTTCAGCGATGTCCCGCCCGGACGCCGTAGGGACGACTATCGTCTTGCCCTGCTTGACAAGCTCGCTTTCGTGCGTGACCTCACGGAAAAACTTCATGGTGCGGCGCTCTGCGGTGGCGACGTGTTCCACATCAAGAAGCCCAACCACAACGGTAATAGCTTCCGCCTCATCATTGAACTTATCGGCGCTCTTCGGCGCTTCCCGCACGAACGGGTGTTCGGCAGCGTCGGCAACCACGACATCTCGTACGACCGCATGGATTCCCTACCTCGTCAACCGCTAGGATTGCTGATGGAGGTGGGCGCGTACCACAACCTGAACCGAGAACCTGTTTTCTTCACCAACCGAGATGAGACCGTCAAGGTTTCGGTAGAGACCTTCCCCTACGCCGAGGGTGTGGAGACCATCCAGAACATCATGAACGTCGGCCCGAGGCAGCCCGGCGTGACCTACAGGATCGGCATCGTCCACGCCTACGGGCACCCCGGCGACGCGGCGGACATGTTCGGAACACGCACGATAGGGTACAATGAGCTTGAGGGCAGCGATTTTGACATCCTGCTCTGGGGACATGACCATTCTCGCCACGGGGTTGACGAGGTAGGCAAGACGACGCACATCAACCTTGGCAGCATGGCACGGGCGGCGTTCACCTATGACGAGCTTGACCGCCCAGTCGTAGCGGCGATCTTGTCCTTTCAGCCGGACGGGACTTTTCAGTACGGCGAGAAGCCGATCCCGGTCAAGCCGATTGAGCAGGTCTTCGCATCGGCGGACAAGGGCGTGGAGATGGTTGCCAAGTCCGAGGAGATCAGCAACTTCTTCGCGGAGATGGACGAGGCTGTTTCGGGGATAGAAGTTAACGATCCCCGTGCCGTCATCCACGAGCTATGTGGCGACGACGCTAAACTTGAGAGCCTAGTTTTGGAGGTTTGTGATCTGTGAGTGTGGCGTATGTATGCAAGGAGTGCGGCGAGTGGATGCGCCTTTGGTGCCATTGCTGCGGCCTGTGCCTCCACGAGCCGGAGGGTCCGCAATGCTGCAAATGCACGGTGCTGGTCGGCGGCCCTAGTGTTGTGGAGCCGCTTTGGAAGTGGCTGAAGGGGTTGTTCAATGAGTGAATATCAACACGGCATCTGGTGCTCCGGCAGCAGGCAGCACCCCCGTACACCCGGTAACTCCTGCTCCTGCCACTCTTGCGACGTGTTTTACAACCGCCTTGATGTCCTCCGGCACGACGAAGATCAGATCAAGCGCACCCTGCGGATAGCCACGTGCCCCGGCTGCCACAACCGTACCGAGTTTCCGTTCACCAGTGAGAGCGTCCCAAAGGAAGTTTTCTGCATCAAATGTTCTGTATGGGCACCCGTAGAGACAATCTCATGGGATGGATTGGACTTCGCCAAACTTCTGCCAGTCTTAGAGCGCCCGTGAGACCTTGGTTTTCTCTCCTCTACCTCGCCCTTGCGCTGGTTTCATTCCGCATGTGGGAACAATCCTCTGACCTGTGGTGGACTCTGGGTGCGGCGGGCTTTGCCTTGGCGTCCATCAGGGAGACCCTCCTGTATTTGAAAGAGACGTTCCGACAATGAGCACGGCGGCAAGCTTCGCGAATCCTTCAATAGGCGTGAGGCGTGTCATGGCGAGACGACGCAAAAGGGATCGGGTCGAGGAAAGAATCTACAAGACGGTCTGGCATATCTTGATCGCTGCTGTCGGTGTATACGAGCTTCGCAACCACAAAACCAAACTCTCCAAAGTCTTAGCCTGCGGTCTGATAGCCTTCCACGTTGACGCGGCCGTTTCGGATGCACTTGACAAAGCCCCCCTCTCTCGGCGTATACTAGATAAGTTGCGCCCACACCATGACAGCCACACCAAAAGCGGCACCTGATAGGATTTACCTGTTCTGCTACGGCACTTTGAAGCGGGGCGAGCCAGGACACGAACTTATGTCCGGCGCTACCTTCATCGGCACGGTGAAGGTGGATCATCTCTGTTGGATCAGGGACGCCGAGTACCCCTCCTGTATTGAGACCACCAGCGCAGCCGACACAGTCGTTGGAGAAATCTGGGAAGTCCCGATGTCCGACCTCCCGATCATCAACGAGTACGAGGGCAAGAACTACAGGCTGGTGAAGCTCAAGGACTCCAACCTACACGCCTACCTGCTGAAAGAGAATGAGTCTGACAGATTCGTTGAGACCACCTAAATCCCCAGTATTAAGGGGAGAATGAACATTCTCTCCAAACCGAACATCTTTTTCACCAGCGACTACCACATCTACCACGAGAACATCCTCAAGCTGGGCAAGGGGCGTCCCTTCGCCAGCACGGAGGAGATGCACGCGGCGATAGCTGACCGCCACAACGCCGTGGTGCGCCCCGGTGACCGTGTCTTCAATCTCGGGGACTTCGCCCTCAAGTGTAAGTGGGAGCAGGCGTACGCCTTCCGCCAGCGGCTCATGGGGCAGCAGCACTTCCTGTTTGGCAACCACGACAACATCGCATGGGACATGATTCGGAACGTGCCTGACTGCTTCGTGCGGGTGTGGGGCGACCCGGATTCCCCCGGATCGTACGTTCTCCGGCTGAAGGGCTACGACGTCCCGAAAATTCAGATGGGGCACTTTGCTGCAAGGACTTGGACTTCATCGCACAAGGGAAGCTGGAACCTCTACGGGCACTCGCACAACCAACTCCCCGAGGAGCCAAATTTTCTTGCGTTTGACGTCGGTGTTGACTGCTGGGATTACGCCCCGGTCAGTATTGAAGAAGTGGCGCAGAAGATGAAAGCCAAGACCCCCGCTTGGGAAAAATGGCGTGCGACCCTACCCGAAGGAAGAATGGAATAATGTCAGAACACTTTGATCCAGAAGCCGGACAGCCGTTGCCCATCACGACCAAGAAGAGCGTGGACGTAGCTGTAGAAGTAGCGAACGATCTGAAGAGGGCTGACCTATCAAACATCGCCGAGGACGTTGAGGCTCGCATCCGCATCGGCGAGAAGAAGTACGGCAAGCGGCTCCAATCATTCAACGGTCGTGATGCCGTCAAGGACCTGTACGACGAGGTGCTTGATGCCCTGAACTATTCAAAGCAACTTGAGCTTGAGGGCAAGGATAACGGCAACATCTTCCGAGACCTCATCAGCCTCGCCGCTACAGTGAAGGCACGACTGGACAGCACGGCAGTCTAATGAGCGACATGGCAGCGTTCTTCCTGCTTTACGTTGGATCAATCGTCGGCGTCATCCTGCTGACCATTTTCTTGTACCGCAGGGGCAAGCAGTGATACACGCGCAGGCACTAGGAGTTCTCCAGATGAACGAGATGTACGAAGCAGCGGCGAAGCATTTTGCCGAGCGTGTTGAAGCCATGTTTCAATCTGAGCAGACGCTTGAAGCAGCATTCAAGCTCCTCTACCCCGGTCTGCCCTTTGATCGCACCGACCACTGGGCGCATGTCTTTGAGACGCTGCTCAACGAGGCGTGGGATGTCAAGGGTCCGGTTGTCAAGAGCAACCCCACCGCCATGGATCGCCTGCATATCATCCGGGCGCTCCACCCGCTGCTTGACTACAACCTCTTCACCCAAGTGCTCCTCAACCTCCAAGGCTATACGGGCATGTTCTACCTGACCGGGGATGTGGAGAAGGAAATCACACGCCTGAAGGACTATTGGAAGTCAAGGCAGTGGCAGTCCGACCCGTTCGCCCCGAAAGCCAAGATGGTGAAGCGGTCGGCGACCATCACGGATGAGCAGAGCGAGTACAACAACATTCTGTCCACGCTCAAGGCGCTCCGCACCATCACGCAGTTCACCCCGCAGATCAGTTTCCGTGTGTCGCCCAAGGGCGGCACCCCGGCGTTCGCCGATTCCCGCAACATCAGCATGATCGGCGTCGGCGGTGACAAGTACCTGCGCACCATCCCTGCTCTTCGGGCGTTCTACATCACGTGGGATCAAGTTCCGCAGATGGCGATCCCGACCGGGACTAAGGTCGTGGACGACAAGCCTGCCATCGTGTTCAAGGCGGACGACATTCCGTACGAGTTCCTCTCCAAGTCCGGGGGCGAGATCATCCAAGAGGTGCTGTTCGCCCGCAAACTGATGTGGTACATCTTCGCCGGGGTGGACACGACCAAGGAAACCTGCATCATGCTGCCCCGCATCAACTCCCTGCTGGTGGTCACCGACGCAGGCGGCGCAAGCCTCCTTGACGCCTTCACGCTGGTGCGAGAGAAGTTCCCCATGGTACAATTGACCGAGGGTGCGCGTGCGTAGGCTTTGTGATTTTGACTTCTCGGACGGAGCGGAGTGTCTTAAGCCTGCCGTAGCAAACATCCATCATTTGTGGTATTGTGCTGAACACTACGATGTGTGGGTAGACTATTTCCGCCGTAGGGACGACCCGGACGCTAAACGGATACTGAGGGAAGCACGTGCATGACATTCCGGCAAGTTGGCTCAGGCATCCTTTCCTGACTGTAGCAATAGCATCTGTCCTCTCAGCGGTGTTCAACACAGGCTTGGTCGCTCTCTTTGTGATGTTCGGCAAGAAGATGGGCTGGAAGAGGTTTCAGGAATGAAACAGTGCTGTTGGCAGGGCGATGACATAAGGTGCGAGAAGCCGGGCGTCTGTTCCATAGACTGGCCCGATTGCGGTGACGACGGCAGCAGCATCTTTTGGTACTGCGCCGAGCACTATGACCACCTGATTGCTCGTCTGAAAGAATCTGGGCGGATAGCCGTACTGAAGGGAAAGCATGCCTAAGAGAATTTTCCTGCTCGACACGATGTCGCAAGTCTACCGTGCTTACCACGCGGGGGCGCACCAGCGCATCCAGATGACCACCAAGGCAGGCTTCCCCACGGGCGCAACTTACATCCTAGCCCGCATGTTCAAGAAACTCTTCGCCGACCACAAGCCCGAGTACATGATCGCCTGCATGGAAGGCGGCTCCGGCGCTACGAATCGTGAGAAGATGTACCCCGAGTACAAAGCGAACAGACGCGGCGAGACTCCGAACGAACTTACACGGCAGTTCCCGTACATCAACGGCTTGATTGACGCCTACAATCTGAAACGCATCAGCGTGGAGGGGTATGAGGCGGACGACATCATCGGAACACTGTCAAAGCAGTTCTACGAGAGCGACCCGGAGAACCAGATTTTCATCGTGACAGGCGACAAGGACATGTTCCAGCTTGTCAACGACCGCATCTTCATCGTGAACCCGATGAAAGACCTCCTTGCCGACACGCAGAAGGTTGAGCTTATCGTCGGCGTGCCTCCCGCACTGGTAACCGATGTCATGGCGCTGCGTGGCGACACCGTGGACAACGTACCTGGCGCACCAGGCATCGGCGACAAAGGTTCCGTCGCCATCATCAAGCAATTCGGATCGCTGACTGCTGCCCTTGACCGTGCAGCCGAAGTGACACGCAAGAGCTATCGTGAGTCGCTCCAGAACAACCGGGCGCAGATTGAACTCAGCCACAAGCTGGTCACCATTGACCGTGACGCACCCGTGGGAGTCGGCTTGGATCAGTACGTGTTCAACGGGGCTGATGCCGAGGCACTGAAGAAGATTTACGCCGAGCTTGAGTTCGCATCGCTGCTAAGCAAGGAATCGCTGGATGCGGTTGAAGACTTTGCCGAGATCGTGCAGCCCGAGGCTCCAGCCGTGGTTGACACACGCACGACGATGACCGATGACCAAGCGGACAAGCTGATTGACAGCCTGTTCTAGGAGTAGACATGCCACAACCGTATCGGTGGTCAGACGGGTACAACCCGAACATTCCGCGTAACTGCACAGCCTGCGGGGAACTTCTCCTGTTGGAGAACCTATACGTGGACGATGGGTGTCCCTGTAATTCCGCAAGGGGCGTCAATTTCAAGCCCCAGCCGTGTGATCTATGCCAACTTGACTGTTGTGTCAAGCCGGGGCATCGGCTATCTCAGCTATTCGGCTCCTAAAAATAGTGAAAATCAGTTGTTGACAATTTCTCAGCTACGCAGTATTCTTTTAGAGCCATGACAAACCTTACCCTATCCCTGACCTTGTATAGCCTGCTTAGCGGGCTTCACGGCGGTGTGTTCATCGGGTAAGACAAGAATCAAACCCAGATTAGAACAGCCGCCGAAGTCAGGCGGCTTTCGTATTTTATGGGCAAAATGGAGGGGATGGCACAATGGCGTGCCAGCAGACTGTAAATCTGCCGACCCTTGCGGTCATGGTGGGTTCGATCCCCACCCTCTCCACCAATTTTGGAGCATCAAATGAAAGTAACCCAGACGCACCTGATGAGGAAGACTGAGCAAGGCACCGAGGTCCACACGATATGCTGGCTCGATGTAAAGCCGAATGTGAAGGTTGGCTCAAGGGTGTCCTTAGAGGACTCGCCAAACGAGTGGTGGACTGTCTTGTCTCAGGGTGGGTTGCAAGACTCCTCAGAGATCAACCGGAAGTGGGGTCTGGACCTGCCGAAGACTCAACGGCTGGAAAGGTAAAGCGAAAGGGCATTGAGTCCGGCAAGGTCACGGTGTGCAAGCACTGCGACACGAAGCACCCCATGTACGCGAACGGGACGATTTGCTTCATGGCTTTCTTCTACATCTACGAGCGTGACTTGCTCTGGATGGCAAGTCACGACGGCACCGATGGCATATCGGGCTGGCGTGCGCTAGCGAATGATCTGGGGTTCAAGGATGCAAAGATAGACGTGCCTTGGACATTCCCAGACGAGGGTCGTCTGATCCCGTACCGGAGGATCAAGGACGGCAAGTTTTTGAGCAAGTAATGCGAGCGTGGCGGAATTGGCAGACGCAACAGGTCGAGAGCCTGTCGGTTAACAGCCATGGAGGTTCAAGTCCTCTCGCTCGCACCAAGATTGTCGGGCTAATTCTGTGAAACGGATGTCGGCAGAACCCCCGGTGACGCGAGCCTAGCTGTGGCAGGCGAATTGACGCCAAGGCGCTTTGAGGCTGTGGTCGCCCGACAAAGAATTTGCGGATATGGCGGAGTTGGCAGACGCGCTGGTCTCAGAAGCCAGTGGGGTAAAACCCGTGGAGGTTCGAGTCCTCTTATCCGCACCAAGTTTGAGAGCGTTGAGTGGGGGAACTGGCATACCCGGAGCGCCGTAAGGTGACTCCACGTCCCCGAATTGACGGGGGCTGCGGCGCAGCGTGGCGAAGGCAGTGCGGGTTCGATTCCCGCCTCGGAAAGCTGCGACAACCGCTCTCAAGAATTTCGGGCGACTTCGTTGTTCATGACAGCGAAGCAGTGAGTAAGTGGCGGAATATGGCAGACGCGGCACTTCGGTGCTTGGATGCAAATCCTTGTGGGTTCGATTCCCACCGCTCCATCGCCCGAACGCGTATTGAGGTCTTATGGCGAAGTTTGAAGACCATTGCAAGGACTGTGAACGCATCCTCGGCAACAAGCGCGAGGACGTGAACCGCTGGATGGACGAGCTTTTCAAGCAGTACGGACCTCGTCATCGTAGGCATCGTCACTGCTGGCACGGGGTGCGCACGGCGCTCAAGTTGTTTGGTATTGAGGGTGCGAAAGCTGCTATCATCCATATCGTGCGCGACTGTGGCGAGGTGCCGAGCCAGCGCACTTACGACGAGACGGCGCTGGGTGGCGGTGGAATTGTCATCGCACCGGAGTACACGTACTCAGACGGCGAAGCGGCGCAGAAGTCGTTCGCTGATGTAGTGAACAAAGAGTTTGAACGTGCTGCTGGGATAATTGGTAAGGACTGGCAGCAATAAGCGCGAGTGGCGGAATGGCAGACGCACTAGCTTGAGGTGCTAGCGGTGGAAACATCGTGGAGGTTCGACTCCTCTCTCGCGCACCAAATTTGGGGGAATAGCATTGTGGAATGCGCCGGGGGTAACCCGGAGAAGTCGGTTCGACTCCGACTCTATATTCGGCAGTTGCGTTGTTCCCGACCGGATTGATTCCGGCTCGCGGTGAGCAGAGGGCGATACTTCCCCCACCAAGTTAGGGGAAGCTCCGTTGTGCTGTCGGTTCGACTCCGACGACGTAGGGAAGGGCAAGCCGTGTAGACGGCCCGATTCTCGGAGAGGCACAACGACTTCCATAAGTTTGCGGCTGTGGCGGAATTGGCAGACGCGCTAGCCTTAGGAGCTAGTGGCTAATAACCGTGGGGGTTCGAGTCCCTCCAGCCGCACCAAGCTTTGGGCGCGGAATATGTCGCCGTGGCGGATCGTATGCCGACACGGTGCCCGCACATTCGGGGTAGCGCCCACACCAGATTGCCGGGATGGCGGAATTGGCAGACGCGGCGGCCTCAAACACCGTTGCCTTAAAAAGCGTGCAGGTTCGACTCCTGTTCCCGGCACCAATTCCAGTATTATCGTGGTAGGGAGCTACACTACCATGAAAATCTTCACCGCAGTTCTTTTGACTCTGTCGTTCGCCACACTGGCATCAGCCGCGACCATCAAGGCGTTCTCAGTGAACAACGTCGTTCGGGTCAAGGACAACATCTACACCGCTGAGAAGTACATCGCCGACACGCACGGGGAAGCCAACGCAGGCGACATCGCCGAGCAGTACATCACGTTCAAGACCGAGGGCTGCCTACACAACCCCGCTGCCAACACCAGCGCGATCTATGTGACAACCCCGGACGGCGCAAAGCTGATCTTTTCCGATGGCGGCACTTGCACGGTTGATGTCATGCAGAGCGACTCCAAAGCGCCTGCCGTCACAAAGTAACCTGTAAGCTTCTCCGTTTCAACCACTTACTGGTGGACAAATCTACACCCCTGCCTGTATACTATTCCCATGAAGCTGACTTACTGGATCGCTGACTGCCTCAACGACGCTCCGTGCTATTCTGTCCGTGCGAAGACACGCCGGGAAGTCAAAGCAGAGTTGGCTAACCGTGAAGTCCGGGGCGGTGATTACGGCAAGCCACGCAAGGTCACGGTTGAATACGCCGGGGCTTTTGACCTCGTGCTCCAATGCACGGGAGAAGGCGGTCTTTACGAAGGGAAGCGCCAATGAAGCGCCCAAACAAGATCAGGCTGGTGGGGTCAAAACAACAGTCCAAAATCGGGCTGTTTGACGAAGTGCGGATCGTGCGAATTCAAGTCAAGCGTACGGTTAAGGCATCTAATGACCGTGGGTAAAGAGCTTTGGGAAATTCTGGTGCCGTGCGTACGCAACGACGGGCGACCGATTCACACTCGGTTCCACAGGGTGTGGGATCGCAAGGTTGAAGCGATCTGCGGTGGTCTGACTGTCCTCACGCCTGTCGGCAAAGGTACGTGGGTGCATGAAGGGCGCACTCTCCGTGAGCGCATGATTCCCGTGCGTGTCATGTGTACTCGGGAACAGGTTGACGAAATCATTGATTTGACGCTTGAGTACTACGAACAACTCGCTGTCATGGCTTACAGGATAAGCGACATGGTAATCCTGAGACACCGGGCGGCGAGGAAAGGCGACAAAAATGTCTAACGAAAGGGGAAAGCTTGGAGTGTTCGGGGCGTTGGTGGCAGTGCTCATCATTTTGGGTCTGCTCTCTCTGTTCGCCAACTACATCGGCATTCTACCCAAGTACTAACCTATGGCGCTGCGACTTGAATACAAGGACGACGTCGGCAACACGCACTCCCGGCAGTGGCACTACAGTGAACCCCTGCCCGAGGAATACAAGCGGGCACGTGTCCTCAAAATAACCGCCGATGGCGATGAACTGGACTTGATCCTGCACACGTTGACCGCAACGATCAAGCCAACCGTGACGATTGATGCGACACCAGCGCCAGCCGCACTGACGAAAGGGAGCGGACAATGAGAATCCTGATTGCTGAGGATCATGAAGTTCTACGTGATCTACTCGCCAATTTATTGACAGCCAAGGGGCACACCGTCGTCGCCACGAAAGACGGCGAGGAAGCGCTTCGCACCTTCTACAAAGACGACGGCGGGTTTGACTACGTGATCACCGATTACCAGATGCCACGCAAGAACGGCGTCGTGCTCATCATGGACATTCGCCGCATGAATCCTGCCCAAAAGTGCATCCTTGTCTCCGGCGATCCACCACAGATGACGGACATCATCCGCAAAGAAGCTGGCGAGTTTCCGATCCTGACGAAGCCCTACGGCACCGCCGATTTGTTAGAACTGCTCAAGTAACGACGGCCGTTGTTTTGAAATTGCCCATTCCCAAGGTATTATTGGGTTATGGCGAACCCCTTTGGTAACAGATCAAACGACGAAGCAGAAACCGCAAACACACCTGCACCAACCAGTGCGCAAGGCAACGCGGCAGCCAAGGCAGACGACGACGATCAGGCGTACTACCACTGGTCAAAGCGTAACGGCCTCTACCGCCCCGTGGGACACACGCAGGACACCGTCCCGGCTGGCATCTACGAAATAGACAACGACAACTCCGGTTGGTACCTATCCAAGGTGAAGTTCCCCTCCGACGCCCTGCTCCGCCTGCCGGGCATGCCCATTGACTATATCCTCGGGCAGATTGACACCTTCTGGCAGCGTGAGAAACTGTTCACTCAGACCGGGCTTCTCCACAAGCGTGGCATTCTGATGTATGGACCCGCTGGCTGCGGCAAGACCTCAATCATCCGCCTGCTTTGCGACGACATCGTCAACAAGCGTGACGGCATCGTCATCATGGTCACGAACTGCCGTCTTGCAGAGACCGCCCTCGGCGGCATCCGCCAGATTGAGCCACGTCGTCCGATCCTCACTATCATTGAGGACATTGAGACATTCATGGGACAGAGCGATGAGTCATCATCGGCTCGTGCGCTCTTGGCTCTCCTTGACGGCGAGACGCAGATCAACCACGTCGTCCACTTGGCGACGACCAACAAGCCTGACTTACTTGAAGACCGCGTTGTGAAGCGCCCAGGACGTTTTGATCTCGTCATCGGGCTGAACCACCCCGTCGCCGACGCACGCAAGGCGTACTTGTTCAACCTCCTGCAAGAGCACGTGTCCGCAGACGAGCTTCAGTCCATGGTGGACGAGACGGAAGGTCTCGGGCTTGCTCACCTACGTGAACTGGTTGCGGCGTCGTACTGCTTGGGGCTGGATCGCAAAGAGACACTTGCCCGCTTGAAATCCAACTTCAAGAAGAAGCTCAAGAACACCGAGAGCAAGGGCAACATCATGGGGTTCACGACGAACTTCGTTGACGAGGATGGAAAGGTCAAGCTCAACGACTAGGCATGAACAGGATCATCCAGTTCGCCTACGAGTACGACTTCCTTTCCAACTTTTACACCACCACTGTTCACCTTGACGGCTTGGCATACGCCTCGGTGGAGCACGCATACCAAGCCGCCAAGACTCTCAACCCCGAGAAGCGTCTGATCTTCACGCTGGATAATCCGAGCCTGACAGCCCGGCAAGCCAAGAAGATAGGACAAAATCTCAAACTGCGCGATGACTGGGATAAGGTCAAAGTTCCGATCATGCGTGAGCTTTTGTTCCAGAAGTTCTCCGGTGACCTCAAGCAGAAGCTCCTCGCCACAGGGGATGCTTATCTGGAAGAGGGCAACTGGTGGCACGACATCTTCTGGGGCGTATGTCATCACAAGATGGAAGGCAAGACCTGCCGTGAGCCGGAGCATAGGCCTTTCGGAGGGAACCACCTCGGGTACCTGCTAATGGACGTCCGTGCCTACCATCCTCCTGTGCTATAATCGGCACTGGAGGAACACATGGCAACTCTCAAGGAACAAGTAGCCGAACGGATCGCGACCCTCGGACCGACGGTGCAGGATGGCGTTGTTTCGGTTTTGGTAGAACAGGTCAAAGAGAAGCGCATCAAGGCTGTTCTCACGGCGCTGAGTCTTTTGGAAGACACACAGAAGGAACTCAAGAAAATCAAGCCCGAGCAGACGTTTGACGGCGACGGTAAGGTTCTCACCGAGTTCTACACCAAGGCGACCACTGAAGCACGCAAAAAGCTGACCGAGAAGATCACCAAGATTGAGACCGCGCTGACGCAAGCCCTCAGCGAAACCCCGAACTTCGAGAAGCTGTTCGCGGTCACGCAGGGCAAGGAAACCTCCAGCAGCGACGAGTAACCTTGACAACGTCCGAGCATCTCTGGGCACTGGCAACGGAGAGGGCGAACGCCCCCGAACACATGCGGGAATTGTTCGCTCTCGCCATTGACCGCGCCACGTGGGAAGCAGCCGACAAAATCAATCACGACGTCGGACGTTCCATTTCTTACGACTATCCGCTTTCATCTCGTTGGCAGGGATCGGAACGGCGTTTTTACGCTGAGGCGCTTCATCGCTACGTTCAACTCAAGCTGGCGCTCCACCGGGTGAAGACAAGGCTTTCGTGGCACACGCCGTCAGAAGACGAAGAGGTCTTCCTTCACCACAAAGAGACAGCGCTCCGTGCCCAGATTAAAGCTGCACGAGCCGCCAAGGGCGAAGCGATCTGGGGCGATTTGACGCCCGAAAAATAACCTCTTGACAGTTTCCCGATTTCTTGGTACTATATGTGAGTACAAACTAAGCGGCGAAGTAAGCCGCTCATAGGTGCTGCCTTCAAATGAACACGATGCGACCATTTTCGGGATTCCGACCGTACACGCCACCCAGCGTGCGCGGGGTCGCAAGTCTCTGACTTAGGAGACAGCCCCCGCGCTGCAAGGCGTCGGGGCTTTGTGGGTTATGAAATTCCCAACAAAGAAGCAATTTTAGCCGCCCCGACTGTAGTTCTGTATCGGGACGTAGCCTCGTAAATGGAAGCGATCTCGCTTTGGAAGCGAGAGCTTAACCGCCTTGGGAGTTCGAGTCTCCCCGTCCCGACCAAGTTTCGTTCGTGAAGTCAACGAACATGTCAGGGCGTAGCGCAGTCTGGTAGCGCACTCGTTTCGGATACGAGGGGTCGCTGGTTCGAATCCAGTCGCCCTGACCAAGTTTGAGAGGCCCGGTGGACGTACCCATCGGCGTAAGTGGGTGGTTACATCCAGCCTCGTTGAGTGTGAGGTGGAGCGACATACGGGAAGGCGGCTGGCGATCAGCCCCCGGAGTCGTGGTACCGCAAGGTCCATAGTGCTGCCTGCCTAACCGCTCGCCGGATGGCAGCACGAGTCGCCCATAATTTCGGGACGTAGCGAAGCCTGGTATCGCGCACCCTTGGGGTGGGTGAGGCCCCGAGTTCGAATCTCGGCGTCCCGACCAAATTTTAGTAGTCAAAGGAAGCAATGATGAACAAACAACGCGGCTGGTACACAAGGATTTCAATGTAAGGCACCCTCACGTCCGTTTCGGTCGGAGGGATACTATCCCTCTGGGAAAGGAGACGGACGATGAAGGTCGTGAAGGTGAAGTTTAACGCCAAGATGTTTTTCGTGAAGTTTGTGTTTTTCGTTGTTATCGCTGTGGTTGTGATCGCGATCTTCAAGAAGATCGGCGAGTTGGTTACCGCAGCGAAGTTGGTTGAGATGGCAGGCGAGGCTGTAAGCGAGGCTTTGTCTGAGGCAATCGACGTTTAAGTTTTGCAGGTTCGGATTGAGGGGCAGGGTTAATGGCCCTGCTCCGTCCCGTGTGGGTGACCCATTATCACCCTTAAGCGCCAGTGAAAAGCTGGAGCCTGCGACCAGTTTTGCGGGGAAGTGAATTGGATCACGTCAGCCTCATAAGCTGAAAACCCGGTTCGAATCCGGCGACCGCAACCAATTTGGGCAGGTAGTGCCTCCGAACGGCGGGCACGTAAAGCGGAATCAACCGCCATCCTAGCCCGACATTTTATGGAACAGTACCCAGAGATACCCGGCGCGAAGAAAGCTCCCCTCGGGGAGAAGTGCATCGCGTTCTACAAGTACGACGGCTCCAACCTCCGGTGGGAATGGAGTCCGAAGCGTGGCTGGTACAAGTTCGGCACACGGACGGAATTGTTTGCCCCGAACCATCCGCTGTGGGGGCAGGCGGTGCCGCTCTTCAACGCAGTCGGCGACGACATCGTCAAGCGGGTGCTGGCGAGTGACAAGAAGTTCCGCAACATTGAGCGGATCATAGCGTTCACGGAATTCTTCGGGCCTTCAAGCTTTGCCGGGACGCACGACGAGAAGGAACAGAAGGAACTCAGGCTCTTTGACGTTTGGCTGTACAAGAAAGGCAGGATGTCCCCCCGGTGGTTTGTGGAGACGTTCGGAGACGCACCCTATGCGGCTCAGGTGATCTACGAAGGCAACCTGAACATGGAGTTCATCCGCGACGTGCGGACTGGGAAGTATCCGGTGTGGGAAGGAGTCGTGGCGAAGGGCGACGACTTCATGGTCAAGATCAAGACCGAGGCGTACATGCTGAAGCTGAAAGAAGTGTACGGTCTGAACTGGGAAAAGTTTTCGGAGTAAACGGGACGTAGCGTAGCCTGGTATCGCGCATGCTTCGGGAGCATGAGACCGTGGGTTCGAATCCCACCGTCCCGACCAAGCTTATGAGCAACAAGGTCAATCATAGACGGAGTGGGAAAGTTCGGGCGCAGCGCAGCAGGCGTTCGTCTAATCTGGTCAACGACCCGCGCCGGGACATCGGCAGGAATCACAACGACCAACTTTGCCACTCGGAGTGGAAGAAGATCAAGACGAGAATTGAGCGTCGCAGGTTAAAGGGAGAAGGAAGATGATTCTGGAGATAAGAGCAGCGGAAGGAGGCGAGGACGCGAAGCTCCTCGTTGAAGACCAAGTCACCATCTATGCCCGTGTGGCAACACGGAGGGGTCTTTAGTTTTGAGATTGTGGAGAAGCGACCGGGTCTCGTCGTATTGAGGATCACGGGCGCTGGGGCGGAAAGCATACTCGCCAACGAATCGGGTGGTCACCGCTGGCAAAGGGTACCGCCGACCGAGAGGCGAGGCAGGGTGCAGACGAGCACGATCACCGTCGCAACGTTCGCCGAGGTGGCGACGGAAGAGTTCAAGGTGAACCCCACTGACTTAGAATGGGACACCATGCGAAGCGGGGGCAAGGGCGGGCAGAACGTGAACAAGGTTGAGTCCTGCGTTCGTGTCACGCACAAGCCGACCGGGCTGGCAGTACGATGTGAGTCCGAGCGGTCGCAGTCACGCAACAGGGCGACGGCGCTTGCTACCCTGACTGCCCGGCTGGCAGCAGCGCACCGGGAGCGGGAGCAGGGCGCACAGTCCGCCGACCGGAAGGCGCAGATCGGCACGGGACAGCGTGGGGACAAGCGTAGGACAATCCGTGAGAAGGACGGGGTCGTGACAGACCACATCCTAAACCGGAAATGGCGATACGCGGACTATGTACGTGGGCTGTGGTAAGATGGCGGTGTAGCTCAGTTGGCTAAGAGCGCTGGTCTCATAAACCAGAGGTCGCTGGTTCGATCCCAGCCACCGCTACCAAATTTTGCAGTACAAGGAGACAACGATGGCTAACCTTAGCAAGACCACTCATGCCGCGTAAGGCGTGGGCGGTCAAAGGAGAACCAAATGTTGTCAGAAATCAAAAAGGCGGTCTCGCTGTACTTTGAGCCGCTCAAGAAGCTGTTGCAGTTCCGCGTAAAGCGCTGGCATACGGCTATGCGCGGCTGGGACGAGAAGGACATCCGGGTCATCATCTGTCTTGAAGACTTGATCTGGTACTGGATGGTTTTGGAATGGCTGTTCTGGGACAATGGCACGTACATCTGCCACTGGCTCCATTACGTCCCGCTTCCAAAATTTATCTGCAACTGGGAGCGTCACTGGGACAAGGACGACCCGGAGTACTTCGCCAAGTTCGGTGATTGGTTCGGCGATGACTTCGGATGCCTGTGGCACGTATGGGTCTGTGACCCGTTGTGCCAGTGGGTGTGGAAGCACAAGGATTTCCACAAGGCGTGGCCTCAGTGGGAATTGACGCTGGAAGAAGCTCGCAAGACGTTTGCCCATGATCCGGCCATTTATGAGTGGGTTGAAAAAGAGCTTGAACAGCACAAGAAGTGGGATGCAGAAAAGGCTGAATAGCGGTATCATATACAGAGTGGGAACCCCTCACTAACCTGACGAGGGGAGTTACCTGAAGACGCGGGATGGCCCAAAAGCGCTAGTTACCCGGCAGTCTAGGCTCTTAATCGCGTAACGGCTGAATAGCCGGAGCCGATGGTAACGGGGTTCTCACGCCAAGTTTTCAGTCCCAGTCCTGTCTGACTGGGTGGTTGCGGGGGCAAAAATTTCTGTCGCGGGATGGAGCAGCCCGGAAGCTCGCTTGGCTCATAACCAAGAGGTCGGTGGTTCAAATCCACCTCCCGCTACCAGTTCAACGCCCGTAGGCTACGAGCCGAGAAGCAGAAGGGCTAGCAGAGTCATACGACCTTATAGGACGGGAAAGCTCTGCAACAGATGTGGCACGGGAGAACCGATGCGGGGAAGTCGCCTGTAAGTTTCCGTGCCGTCGTTTTCGGTTCCGTGTTCGTTTAAGGCGCAAGCCGGGTTCGTCACGGATTAAAGTGGTGGTCCAACGGAGACGCCCCACGCCGAAGTGAGTTAACGCTCTAATACGGGAGCCAATCAATAACTCCCGTGGGGGCAGGTAAGACGCATTCGCTGAGTAATCTCCGGTTATCCGGTTGGTGCAGCGGTGAAATCGCGAATCATAGCGTCTTCTTAAACCGCCAGCCATGAGGGTCCCTGACGTCGGGTGGTGCAGTACTTCATGGAGCAATTTGGCGGTACGAGTTTCGCAGCGGTGTATTGTACGGTTACTTCATGCAACCAGTAGGTCGCGGGTTCGAATCCCGTCATCCCAACGCTTTACGGGGTGTAGCTCAGTGGTAGAGCGACAGGTAAGAAAAACGCCGTGCATCTTTGTTCCCTGCGGATTAACTTTTCCTCGTTTAGCAAAACGAGGTGGCGCAGCGGAGAAGCTTTAGCGACTCCGTCAGCCGTTCTCGGACGTAAACCGAGTGGTGGAGGCGGGCACACTGTGCTCGCCCCTCAATGTCAGTTGAAGTACCGACGAGGCACGAAATGTGTGAACCGTTGACTCGGGAAAAAGACTGGCACCAAATTTGAAGATGTTGTCCCAGTCAAGCTGTCGGACTAAACTCTGGACCCGGAGTAATGGGCTTGAAAGAAGCCATGCCCTAATAAGGAAGGCTGACAGCAAAAGATTACAATGAAGCTCACGTCCCAACTCGACACGTTTACCACGCCGCTTAAGGCGGCGCAGTAAACCTATCTGTGTACTGTACCCGGACGTAGCTGATGTGGACTTAGCGCCACCCTGAAAAAGTGGAGATGGGAGTTCGATTCTCCCCGTCCGGACCAACGGGGAGCGAGCTAGTCCGGTGATTTAGCGTCCGCCTGAAGAGCGGAAGAATTCGGTTCGACTCCGAGGCTCCCCGCCACTCCTTCAAAAATTCTACCTTCGTACTTCGCAGCCTCATCCAACCACTTTTGTTCAGTTCTATTTGAATGCTCGATACGATGACAGTTTGAGCACAGCAGATCACATTTGTCTAATTCTGCTTTGATCACTTCCCAGCTTCTATTGGCGACGTCACCGATACCGAAGTCCTTTTCGTTCGGATCACGGTGGTGGAATTCAAAAGCAGCCGGGTGCCCGTTGAATCCACATCGCAAACATTTGCCACCAAGATATGCAATAGCAGCATTTTTAGCGCGTATGCGTCTGATTTTCGTGTTGCAAGAGTTGCAGCGATAGCGACGCTGGTCGGGATGATCACGCCCACAGAGAGGACATTGCATTGGTAGAGCACTCCTTGTTCTACCTTACCTTTGTTCCTGACAAATTGCAACGGCCTCAGTATTATATTGTCACGAGCACTAGAGGTCTCGTGAGATATGGCACACCAAAAAGTAGCTGGACGTGGGTGTATTTACTGCATTTACGAAAGCACCGACAACACTCCGCTAGACAAGCAAAGCGCACGATACGTGGGAAAAACCTTTGATTTTGACGCCCGGTTAGCCGGACACAATCGAGAAATCCAAGCCCAACAAGATGGGAAAAAGACCGCCTCCCTTAACGTGGATAGGAAGATTGCGTCGGGTCGGCGTGGCGGTAAGAGATACACGATGGAGTGTATCAAGCACCACGTGGCAAGCACAGATTTGAGTGCGTGGGAAAAGCATCTCATTGCTGAGTACAACACATACGGCGCTGCCGCCGAGCTTCAGTGGAACGAGACTGAAGGCGGATAGTCCAGTATTAGTCATGGATGGACGAACTTTTCCCGCAAGAACAAACAACCGAAACGCCCGCCAAGAAGACACGCAAGCCGCGAGCACCCAAGGCTGAAAAGCCGAAGAAGGTGAAGCCCGCACGTGACATCCGAACTGTGTTCCGTGAGAAGCTCGCTGGTATAACCGTTGATGGCATCAAGAAGCCATGGATGGCGGAGAAGGTTTTCCGCTTGGTCACAACGGCGGAGGAGCTTGAGGCATGGGCGGACGGCATTCTAGCCGACACGTCTAGGCACCACGCTTGGGCAGGCAACACTTGCCCTGTCATTGCAGTTGACACCGAAACGACCAGTCTAGACACCCGCATCTTCACCGACATCAAGCAAGACTCAGATGGTAACTGGTACCTAGTTTATGAAGTCAAGACTGAGATCGCCGGGGTCTGCCTGTCTGCTGACGGTATTGAGGGGCTGTACATTCCGGTCAACCACGAAAAGGGCGTGAACGTTCCCCGTGCTGACGTAGCACGAATCCTCCAGAGGCTCTTTGATAAGTCCCACCTGATTTTCTACAACGGAAAATTTGACCGTGAGGTCATGAAGATCACGCTGGGCATGACGTTCCGTGGCTACCCCCACTTTGAAGACGTCCAAGTTTTGAACTACATCAACGACCCGAAGGCTGACTTCGGCGACAAGGCAAGCTTTCAAGGCGGTGCGGAGGGGCTGAAGAAACTCTCCGAACGAGTACTCGGAATTGAACAGATTGAAATTGACGAGGTCGCTAAGGTTCGCTGCCACGTCTGGAACAATGAAACACAGAAGAACACGCTGAAGCAGAAGGTCGTCCCGTTCACTTGGATTCCACCCGACATCGCTTTGTGGTACGCCGCAGCCGACGCGATATGCACGTGGCTCTTGTGGAGCCGCATGAAGGACTTGGCACGAAGCCGCAAGCTGGTTCACAGGATTGACCATGAGCTTGTTGATTCGCTCGCATACGTTGAACGCCAGCGCTTCCTCGTTGACGTGGACCGCCAACACCGCACCGCTCGCTGGCATGGGCGCACACTTGCGGAATTGAAGGCGAAGCTGGTGAAGCTTGCCGAGGCGGCTGGCTGGACGCAGGAGTTCAATCCTGGTTCCCCTCCGCAACTTGCCAAGTTGCTGTTCACCATGATGGGCTTCACGTCTACCATCACCACCGACAGCGGTGCGAAGTCTACCAACAAGGAGACGCTGACGGAGCTTGTCAAGGATCACCCGGATAACGAGTTTCTGAAGGCGCTTCAGGACTACCGTGAGCTTGCAGCGCTGCACCCGGACAACTTGCGCTACGACCCGAAGGACAACTCGGCGAGAATCTACCTCAAGCAGAACGTCGTCGCCGGGGGACGCCTCTCGGGCGGTGGTGGAGAGTTTGAGAAGGACGGCGGGCTGGAATGGAACCCGCAGGGCGTCAAGAAGCTGGAGAAGGAAGACTTCTGGCGTGTGTACGGCCACGTGTTGGAGCCGGACTCTGTGGAAGCGTACGACATTGAAGAGCATGATGAGAGTGAGCTTCACCCGTCCTGCTTCGTTGAGGAAAGAGGAGTCAAGACGAAGGCTCCCGGCATCATCAAGAACCACATCGGTCTGTACCAAGACTATGCGATCTGCCTCGTGCCCGGCTGCAAGACCTGTAGGGACAGGTTCGGTCTTCTGATTGAAGACACGTCGCTGGATGCGAATCAAGTTGTCAACCTCCGCGTGCTGATGACTGCGCTCAAGGGCTGGACGTTCTTCAGCATTGACTACTCAAACATTGAGATGCGTGCAATGGCGAACCTGTCCGGTGAGCCGAAGTACGTTCAGGAATTCATGACCGGAAGCGGCGACTTCCATGACCTGACTGCTAAGAACATCTTCCCGCAGTACAGCGACCCGACGTCAAAGGACTACAAGTCCAAGACGCTGCGTGGCGTTGCCAAGATCATCAACTTCGCCATCAACTACGGCGGCACTGCTCATGCTATCTACAAGAACCTGATCAAGAAAGACCCGGCCATGACCATGAAAAGAGCCGAGGAACTGGTTGATAAGTATTGGGCGGGCGTGCCGGAGTTTAGGAAATGGTGCGACGTCAAGCAGGCTCGGGCAAAGAATGACTTCGTGACGGAGACCGCTACGGGGCGTGTGATTGACTTCAAGTCGGCGATGGAGCATGAGCACATCCACACACCGACGCAGCAGGAAAAGGCGCTCCTGAAAAAGTACTACGACTACAAGCGTGAAGCCAAGGCTGCGAAGGAACGTGGTGACAAGGAAGTTGAGCAGTCGTACCAGAACGCAGGAGACAGGCTGTGGAAGAACCCGGAGACGGGCGTCCGCAACGCTATTGACTACAACCAGTTCATCGGTAAGGCGCAGCGCGTGGCGGTCAACACTCCGGTGCAGGGACTCTGCGGCGACTTCATGCGCATCTCCATCAACCGCATCAAGAAGTGGGTTGAAAAAGACCCGGACGTTCAAAGAGTGTTCCGTTTCCACGGCTCTGTCCACGACGAAATTGACGTGTCCATCAAGAATGAGTATGTGCCGTTCATTCTGCCACGTCTCACACGCTGGATGAAGCTGCGCAAGTACCACGAGAGTATGCAGTGGCCCGTTCCCATTGAGTGCGATGCGGAATATGGTCGTAGCTGGGATGTGGACTGGAGCATCAACAAGGTCGGGTACACGTACATTGACGGTCTTGAGACCTACGTGCCTGACGTGTTCAACTCGGTCACGATCAACAATCTGTACAAGGCTATCGCCTCTGGCGACGAGACGAAACGTGAGAAGGCTAAGGGCTACCTTCAGCAGTCACTTCATCCACGTGCCTTTGAGTCCACGAAAACCCTGTTCAAATCGCAGGACAGGAAAGAAATCCAGAACCAGCTTATCGCCGTGCTCCAGCTTCACGAGTACTGGACGATTGATCACACGCCAGACGGAGACGACGGTGACAAGAGTCTTGAGACGCTGGCACAGTACGAGGAACGCATGGGCATCAGCGCACGTGATCCGCTCTGCCCGGAGTTCGGGTACATGGGGCCGATTCCGCTGGACAACCCGAATGTGATCCGCCCGGAACCGAATCTGCTTGACGGACCAGTCGGCGAGATTACGACCCCGGAAACTTCCGAACCGCAAACGGAAGAAACTGCTTGGGTTGAGACTTCTCTTGACGATCCGCAGGCCTTCCTGACGCATAAAGTAGGAGCGTAGGATGGCGGGTTCAGAACACAAGCATAAGCGCTGCCCGCAGTGCGGCGGCGAGATTGACTACTTCGGCTCGTGCCGCAGGTGCGGTCGCGAATGGACCGAAACCCTCGAAGACGACGAGGTCGCCGATGGTCTGCCCGAGGGACAGCAGCACCCGGCTGAGATAAAGCCCCCGCCCAGCAAGAAGCCCCGCAAGAACCGCTACACGAAGTCATCCAAACAGGCTGCCTCGGCTGACAAGTACTCCCTCTGGCGCATAGACGCCGACAACGACGACGACACCGAGATTACCAGAAAGCGTTCGTTGATGCGGCTGGATTCCCGCAAGACATACAACGCAATGGGGTTGTCCCTCCGTGCGCACGAGGCGGAGAAAGCCGCGCTGCTGTGGCTTTCAAGGTTGTGGGAGTTCTTGTCTAAGGAAGAGCAGGATGCACTCACTCCGGCTGTTGATCACCTGAAGCGCAGCTTTGCGGATGTCAGGCTTGTAGCGCAGTCAAAAGTCAACGAAGCGGCACGGATGGAAATAGAGTTGGAGAAAGAGCACAAGGCGGCACGGACGGCTCGCATTCGGCTCATAAAAGCGGCAACCAAGAAACAGGTAGAGGCAGCCAAGCAGATCACACCGGGGCAGGACACGGAAGGCATGAACCTTCCCGATCCAGCGGTACTTGACCCGAAGGCGCTGGGGCTGCTTTCGCAAGAGGACCTTCTGGAACTTGCCAAGGAGAAACTGTCTAACCTTGACCAAGAGAAGGCTTTGCGGCGTCGCACCGAGCGCCCCACGGACGATGACAGCCCAGAGGAATAAAGCTGGCTATCTGATTGCATTTATAGGGAATAAGCATGGCAGACGAGAAAAAGCCCTCCAAGCGTGTCCGTAACGGCAACGTGCAGGTGGGTAAAACCATTGAATCCCGCAAGGTAGCGACCGCCACCGACAAGGATGGGGTCGTCCGTGAGTTTGCGTCTGCCGGGCGCTACACCACCTTTGACGGCAAGGAAATCCGTGACGACGTAGCCTACCGCACCAAGCTCCGCTCCCTGCGTGGGCTGGCTGACTCCTTCCTTGGCGATGATGAGACCCGCCAGTCCGGCAAGATGGCAGGTATGTTCGGCGGCGACGGTGGTCTCGGCTACGCTGACATTGCCGACTCCAACAACATCGGCTACTACTCCTACGAATTCCCGGTTGACGCACTTGAACTCCCCGCCTCCCGTGCTGAAGAACTTCGTTTCTATCGCCTCGCATACGACCGTGATCCCATCGTCGGCCGTGCCATTGACTTGCACACCGAGCTTCCGCTGTCCAAGATGGAACTCAGCAAGCCGAAGTCTTCCAGCGAGGAATACGCGGACTTTGTTTTTGACGAATATCAGCGTGTCGTGCAAAGCACGAGGTTGTTTCAAGTCCTGATTGATGCGGTGCGTGAGTACTGGACAATCGGCGAGACCTTCATCTTCGTTGAGAAGCCAGCCGACATTGAGCCATGCAAGGAAGCGACGAAGCAGCTTGAGAAGGGCAAGAAGGGCGACGCAGCCGAACCCGGCAAAGAGTCCCAGTTCAACACCCCGCTGGGCGGCACGTCCGACCGGATCATTGAGTACCTTGAACCGTCAAAGAAATCCTCGTGGTTAAAGAAGCGTGCCTTTGAGATTGACAGGCTGGTGAAAGCTGGGGTCGGTTTTGACTTTGATGAGGATGTTGAAAAGGTCGCAGGAGCCATCAAGGAGAAGCGTGCTTCGCTGAACCAGAAGACACGCAAGTACGCGAAGGTTGCTGGAGTCCCGGCTAAGAAGCTTGCGAAGCTCATCATAGCGGCGGACTCAGGCGGCACCCTCGCCCTTGACAGGATCGCGGCGCTCGCCAAGGCGACGCTGGCGAAACTCATCGGTCGCACCGACGTAGACGACTCACTCAACGCCCCGATCCAGCAGATCGCAGCCATTACCAAGACCGCACAGCCTCCCGGTGTCACTGACCCCGGCGCTGCGGCTCCGGCTGCTCCCGCTGCGGGCGGTGCTGGTGAAGCTGGCGGCGGCGCACCTCCGGGCGCTGAAGGCGAAGCTTTACCTAGCGTTCCTGGTGCCGAAGGTGCCATGCCGGGCGCAGAGGGCGCTCCCCTCGGCGATGCCGGGCTTGGCGACATTGATGGCGGTGGCGGTATGCCCATGGGTGGCGGTGGAGGCGGTGGAGCAGGTATCCCCGCTGACATGGCTGGCGAGGCGCAGGACGCCATCGCAACTGGCGCAAGCATCACGGCGCAGCGTGAACTCATGGAGATGAAGCACCTCCTCGGCTTGCTTGAAAAGAAGAAGGAACTGCTTGAGGAGTTGAAGGAAATCCGTGAGAAGAAGCAGGAAGAGCTTGAGCTTTTCTCGCACATCACCAACAAGGACTACGACGGACCGACGAAGATTCAAATCCTGCCCCCGGAACAGATGGAGATCGCCAACGAGGGTCAGATGGAAGACGGCCCGACGATCTACTACAAACCGCCCGAGAACCAGAAGCAGGCGTATCTGGAAGACCCGGATGTGCCGTCTGAGGTCAAGGAAAAGATTCAGACCGAGGGTAAGATTCCGCTCAATCAAGACCCGATGAAGGGCAGCTATGTGATTCACCTTGCCCGCAAGAAGTCGGGCTATGAGCTTCACGGGCGCTCAATCCTTCAGCGCTGCATCCGCACGGTCATCTACCGTGAGAAGCTGCGCCAAGTTCAGTCCACGCTGGCGTCCCGCAACATGACGCCGAAGACCATGGTCATCGCACCGGGCATCCCGACGTCTGAAGTCATGGCTCTCCGTGCTCACATTGACGAGGCAAAGGCTGATCCAGACTACTCCGTCGTGCTCAACTACGAAGCCCGCTGGGACGAAATCGGTTCCGAGGGTCGCCTGCTTGTGCTTGACGGCGAGTACTCGCACACCAACTCAGACTTGGCAATTGGTCTGGGTTTGTCCCCCGAAATCCTGATCGGTGAGGGCATGTATTCCGGCAACCGCATTCAGATGCAGTTGATTGAGACCTCGTACACGCAGTTCCGTGACTTGCTCACGGGCATCATTGAAGACCAAATCTTCAAGCCCATCGCCATGGAGAAGGGCTTCTATGAGATGGACAAGTACGGACGCCCGCGCTGGATTTTCCCGAAGGTGTCATTCAGCCGCATGGCTCTCCGCGACTCCGGCGACCTGTACGACATGCTGTTCAACCTGTACAGCAAGGGTTCGCTCCCGGTTGACATCATTTACGAGTTCTTGAACCTCGACCCCGAGGACTGCGAACGCAAGCTTGAGGACGCACTTTTCACGGTCAAAGACAGCAAATTCAACGAGATGCTCAGTAATATCTATGGTTCGGTGGGCGAGTGGATGATGGCGAACACCGACCTTGGCAAGCGCCTAACCAAGGGTCTGACTTTGAACGAGGTAGACCATACCGAGGACGAAGGACCAGAGGGTTCTGGCGAAGGTGTCTAATTTTCCGGCTTTCAAGCCCTAATTTGAGGGACAACTCATGGCAATCGTAAACGGCAATAAGATCACAAGCATCATGGTATCAGCCGCCAACGGCGATACTTATGGCGACGCTGAGCGCAAGCTTTTCCGTGGCATCCAGTCGCTCGTCATGCCCAACGTCATTAGCATGGCGCTGAACACACCCCCAGTCTCGCCGACCTTCGGTCAGACCTACGTGGTCGCCTCTTCCCCCTCCGGCGCGTGGGCTGGACAGGCGAACAGCATCACGGCGTGGGCTATTGACCCCCAAGACGGCACTGTCACCTCCGGCGCATGGGAATTCTATGCACCGCAGACTGGCTGGCGTGTTTACGACCAGAACACCAATGCTTTCTACACATGGAGCGGTTCGGCATGGGTTCTGGACAAGTCGGCTCCCAAGCTGGCTGTCACAGCAACCGCGACGACCACTCTCAGCCCTGCCTCCAATAGCAGCTTCCGTGTCAACCTGAACAACAACGCCACTGTCACCCTCAACATTAACAACGGCGCGTTTGACGGTCAGGAAATCACGATTCTGTACGTTCAAGGCGGCACAACCGGATCAACGGTCACCGCGGCAGCCAACGTTCACGGCTTCACGACCCCGTCTGCTGGACTCAATACCGTGTCCGCACAGCGGTTTACGTGGGATGTCACGAACACCACCTGGTACGCCCTGGCTGTTGGCACCACAGGCATGTAAGCCTGAACGCCACGCTCAAAATACTGGAAAGGCGGCACTTACAAAGTGCCGCCTTTTCTTGTCTTTGGCGAGCCTTTAGTAGGGGAATGACGCCTTGATCACTACGCTCGACACGCTTAGCTGGAGTCCTGAGCTTGTAACAGGCAACGCTGAATTCATCGAACTTTCGCAGCCCGGATTTGGTTCGGGCTTCTACGGCTTCGGTCCCTTCGGCGGCGGAACTGGCGCGAGCATCTTCGTCATCTCCAACGTTCGCAACAACAGCGCTGGATTCGGATTTGATTTCGGAGTAACTTTCGGCAGTCAGTTCAGCTTTGAAGTTCTGCAATCAGGTGCGACGCCTCCGGCTCCCGGACCCGGATCAACATTTCAGACAGTCGCTTCCTACGTATTTCCACAACCGAACTACACATTTGACCCGGTGGCGGTCTACGCCCCTGCGATCTTCGTGGCTCCGCCAGGATTTGGTACTGGTACATTCGGCTCTGGACCATTCGGCGAGGTGATTCCCAACGCGAACCCAGCGATCCACATCGTTGGCACCCGCAACACGCCCACGGGTGCGATCACATCAAGCAATCAGTATAGCGACGTAATCAAGTTCACGTACGATACGGTTGCGCAAACCCTGACTGGACCGATTGTATTGAGTTCCGGCACACGTATTCGAGGAGCCTACGACATCGCGGTGCTCCCGAACGGGAACCAAGTTGTTGCCATGGCTCTTGCAGAACCCGCCATCCAAGGCTCCAACCAAGTCACTTTCGTCTCGGTTCAGAACAATATCGCAACGTTGACTTTTGCTGGCGACATAACCCCGTTCGTCCCCGGTCAGTGGGTGCTTCTTGACAACTTTGCCAACGCAGGATTTCTGAATGGGCAGCTAGTGCAGGTGATCTCCGCGAACAGCGGCTCGTTCTCCTTTGTCTTCCAGCTTCCGACCACGGGCTTCGGCATCAACTTCGGCAACATGTTCGGCAGCTACAGCCAGCCGGAAACTGCGACCCCATTCGCCTATGCCACGCCAGTGGGCGACTGCATCCTTGTCGTGGAGCTTGACGCAAATAGCGCCGTCCCGCAGGGATTCGGCTACATTTTCGGCGAGAGCTTTGGCAGCAATGAGGTGGTGCTCGCTGCGACCATCATTGAAAGTTCCCCCGCCCGTAGCGGGAACTCCTTTGACGCCCTGTCGCTGGTAACTGACGGGAACAACATTGAACTTTACTATCAGACGCACCCGAAGGTGGTCACGTTCCAAGATCAAGTCTTCACGATCAAGCTAGCTACTGCCGTCCCCGCTGACTTCGGGTACGACTTCGGATTTTCATTTGGGTCCGGCCCGCTGGCTTGGAACCTGCCAGCGACGGTGCTCACGACGTACACCGCAAGGTACTCGGACAACAGGCTCACGGTCATCGCCGACGCGGCTGGTAACCGCTATCTCAGCCAGACATACTGGAACCAGTTCAATCATCCATACGGCATTCTTGGCAATGCTCTTATCGGATACAAGCCATCCGCTGGACCTTGGTTCTTCCACTCAGCCATCGGTTCGTTCATGGGCGGTTCCATCATCCAGAGCACTCTTGCAATCGCCCAAGACGGCACGGTCAACCTCGTGTATCTGCTCCAGCCCTTTGACCAGATCACCAACCCTCCGTCTGCGACTGTGGCTGCGTGGCCCTTGCAGGTCGCCACGGTGACCACGAACCCCCCGACTCTTGATCTCACACAAGTGCCGGGCTTCTACAACGATGTCAACTTCACGTGGCTGCGTGGAACCAAGTCTGCGATTGACGACGGATCAGTGTGGGCTATCGTGGGCGAACGAGAAATCCTAACGACCGTCTCGGGAGAACAACAGACGATCCCGGCTCTCCCAGCGCAGACCGCCGTCCAAGTTACGAACCACGTCGGCTACTTTGAGAACATCGCGGTTAATTACGCCATATCTGGTATCCCCCTCATACAGGTTGCGACTGCTCCTGATGAGGGACAGTACACCGTTGAGCCGTCTACCGGGGAGTACTCGTTCAACAGAAATGATGCTGGCGCACGGATCATAATCAGCTACAACTACGTCTCAAGCATCCAGCCAGTTTACGTGAGTCTGTTCAACGTCCCTCCGGTCGCCGTGCTCTCGCCCGAGGTCGTGACAGTGTATCGTGGCGGTACGTTCTACTCAACCGACACAGCAAACATCACGCAGATCAACCTCACCGGGGGCAGCGTCACCGTCATCGTCAACAACGATTTCAAAGTGGGGGATCAGGTAGCCATGTACGGCATCAGCGGTGCGGTTGGGCCGTTCGGTCAAGGCCCCTTCGGCGCTGGACTATTCAGCCCGGCGTTCAACGCCACTGCATCATTCCTAAACGGCATCCTGCTGACTGTAGCCAGTGCGACGGCTACTCAGTTCACCGCTTTCTTCTCCCCGCAGCTTGCGGCGACAGTAGAGTTGCTGAGTGAGTTGGGCTTCGGCTTCAATTTCGGTAACAGCTTCAGCGAATTCAGCGAGCTAGTGTCGGGCACCGTTGCCGATCTCATACCTGGGGCGCTCACCCTTTCTGCTGCTGGGTCAACCGATGCGGACAACGATGCGTTGGAGTTCTTCTGGTCGGAAAACGATCCCGATCTCAAGGACGTTACGCTTACACCTAACGGCAGTCAAGCCACCCTCAACGTGGCGAGAAAAGTGGGACCAGCATCACGTAACTTCAACGTGGGCGTCTCGGTAGTTGACCTCAATCCAGACCTCATCACCCAGAGACATCCCGCTCTGTTGATCTCAAACGCCACGGTCACAGGAGCCGATAGCATAACGCTTACTTTTGCGCCTCCGGGCGGCGCAGGCTTTGGCGCTGCCTTCGGCGCACAGTTCGGCTTGCCCGTTCCTGCGGGAGCCGTTGTTCCCATCGCAGGCGATCAAGTCATGATGTACGACATGATGCTGACTGCACCGCAACCTCCGACGTTGGGTCAGATACCGGGTGGTTCGCTGCCTCCGCAGCCCAACCTATCCGTAATCATCACGTATGTGAACAACGCAGGCGAAACGGTTGGAAGCAGCAATGCCATTCTCAGCGTGAGTGCAAACAACCTGCTGACTGTGAACTCGCCAGGCGGCAACGGGTCTGCGACAGCATACAACGTGTACGTCGGACAACCCGGCAACGAGACGCTACAAACGTTGACACCGCAGCCCCTCGGCTCAACGTTCGTTGAGTCCACCGGGGGATTCATTTCGTCGTTCACGACACCGCCCGTGACGAGCACGGCTCTGGAAGTGGTGCTCAACGACGAAGTGCTTACGCTCACGAACGCCACCTCAAGCACAATGACTGCCCCGTTCACGACTGCCGGGACGTTCGGTCTTGACTTCGGCTTCTCGTTCAACGGCAACTACACGGCGTCGCTCACAGGCTTTGCGATTAAAGAATTCCAGTGGGAAATTGCCAACATCTTCGTACCTCAAAACGTTGCACCCACCATCGTCTTCCCTGCCCCGTTGTGGAGGGCGAACGCACTGGGCGTCTCCGCAGTCACAGCGACCTCGGCATCGTCAAACGTACTCACGGTCATGTGTGCGAACGCTTTCGTCGTGGGCGAGATGGTTACCCTGAGTGGTACGGCCGAGATCGTCCTGAACGGACAGCTTCTCACGGTCACCTCGGCGAACTCAACTCAGTTCACTGCGAACTTCACCATCGCTGACTACACGAACAACGTTGACACGGGCACGGCGACGCTGAGACTCGCACGCAACACGCAGATCACCATCACGCCGACGCCGAAAGCATCTGATCCAACCACCCAGTTCCCTGTCGTGTACACCGGAATCTACGACCCGGACGATTCGGTCAGCTACCTCTGGACGCAGACGGCAGGCACCCCCGTCACTCTCGTGGGGGGTAACAATAACTCGTCGCTCTCGTTCCTCACGAACGGAGTCAACATCAATGGCGAGACCCTGACGTTCAGCCTGACCGTGAACGACAGCGTCAACTCTCCGGTCACGGCGAGCTTCACCGTCAACGTCGCATCGTTCAACTTCGCAGGCACGAAGGACACGGAACAACTGTCACGTTCCACTTGGAGCCAGACGGCGAACATCACCAACGTGGCGATCACCTCGGGCGTGGTTACCGTCACAGCCAACAACAGCTTCCTCGTGGGGGAACCTGTCAGGCTTACGGGTCTTGTAAATGCGATATTCCTGAACGACACCGTGGGCTTCTACGTTACGTCAGCCAACGCGACCCAGTTCACATTCACGACCACGTTCCCGAACTACCCGTCCACATCAGACACAGGCATCGCCTATGCCAAGGTGCCGATCTCGCAGCGCAACTCGCCTCAGATTTGGTCGCCCATGGACATCTCCGTCCTCTTCAGCGACTTGATCAGCATCAAGCGTGTGTCTGTGATTGACGGCAGCGACCGCTACATCCTGATCTCGCCCTACAGCGTCCTCGTGTACGGCGTGTTCCCATCCGCTACTCCAGTGGCGATCCTCCTGCGCAAGCTCCTGACGCCTAACCGCACGACTATCTTAGACGCCGTCCACACCGAGCAGGACTACACGCTGGTGCTGGACAACCAAGGCAACATCTTCCGCTACACGACCGCCCCGTTGATTGACACGGACAACCCGGACACCACGCTGACTCTGTCAAGCATCACGTCGGTCAGCTTCACAGACGCCGATCTTGACAGCGACGTGAAGATCATGACGACGCCGAGCTTTGGTAACAAGCGCATAGTGGTGCTGTCGGGCGAGCAGGGTGCGGTGCTGATGCAACTCAATACCACGACGCTCGTGGTAGAAGGTGTGCTGGACTTCCTAACTTCCGACCACTTGATCTACGGGTCAAACGCAATCCAGTTCGTGCGTTGGGTCAACATGGACAACCTGCACACCGGACGCGTGCTCCTTGGCTCCGTGGTGTACAACACTGCGAACGTCACCAATGTGTCCATCCTCAACAACGCCCTGACGTTCACTGGTTCCAACAGCTTCGTCGTCGGAGACAAGCTCGTGCTGTCGGGCTTCCAGAACGCAGCGTTCCTCAACGGTCTTACCGTCATCGTCATCAGCGCCACGTCCACATCGTTCACGGCGTCGTTCCAGTTCTCGGGAAGCTACGGCCCGTCTGGCGAAGCCTCAGCCGTCGCCGAGGCACAGTTCTCCGGCACTACCTACGAGACGCTTGTGGACTTGTCTCAAGGACAGATCGTCGGCACGTGGGACAAGAGCAAGCTCCGCAACCAGTTCGTCCAATCGGGAGAAATCCTGTTCACGCCGGACACGACGTACGGCGGCTCTCCGATTCCGCCAGTGCTGTTGCAGCCGACATCTGCCGTGCAGAATGGGAAGACCTTTGTCACCATTTCTTGGCAGCAGGAGCGCCCGGACCTCATCACTTCTTACATCGTGAGCTACGCCACCGAGACCTTGGTCAACAACGTGGTACCGCTTGTGGCTCCGTACACGGTTCAGATTCCCATCGCGTTCACCTTCACGGCGGACGAAGGGGCAACGGACACGGCGTCGCCCATCACCATCACTCAAGCGACGGTCACGGGAAACGTCCTTACCATCACCGGGAACAACAACTTCGCTATCGGACAGGGCGTAAGCTTCAGCAGTCTGACAGGTCTTCCATCACTGATCGGTACGACCTTGCCTATCTCAACGCTGATCGGAGTAGGCCCGACGTACACCGGGTTCACCGCACCGTTCACACATGCCGACTACGGGCACTTGGCAAATGTGGCGAACGTGACGATTGTTTCAAACGTGCTTGAAATCCAGACAGCCGTGAACCACACGTTCCTGCCGGGCACGCAGGTCTCGTTCAACACCGTTGTGGGTACGGCAAGCTTCCTCAACGGTCAGACTGTGACCATCGTGAGCGTGCCGACAGCCAACACGTTCCACGCCAGCTTCAACCACGTGGACTACCCGACCACCGTGAACACAGGTAACATCGTGGATGCGGACACTGGCAGTGGCTTCGTGTTCGTGAACACGCCTCTCGTCGCCGTCACGGGCACCCCGCAGGCGGGGCAGTACACAGTCACCCCGACCGGGCTATACACGTTCAATGCGGCGCAAGCGGGGCACTCCGTAAGCCTCTCCATCCGCCAGTCCTTCAACGCGTTGCAGAACGTGGGAAGCGGCGCTACGCAGTCAATCACCGTGCAGATGGCTACCGGGCAGACGTACTTCTTTGAAGTGCAGGCCTTCGGTCTGGACGGAGCTTCCGGTGAATCCAACACCGTCTCAATTTCCATATAATGGGTATTGTCCCTCATGGGGACTGCTGCCCTTATGCTGGTTAACAAGAAAGACCTGCTCCTACCTCTCAAAGCTCTTGAAGCCTTTGACTACAAGGGTGCGCCTTACGTCGGCGTCCAACTCGTGGACGGGCACAAGCCGATGTTCCTCCGCTCCAACAACGACGGCATCATCCGATCCAAAGAGTACGGTGTGTTCCCCACGACCTACGTCTCCCTCGGTCACCTGAAGAACGTCCTCAAGAACTGCCCCGAGGACAGCATTGAACTCAGCGTCAACGAACGTGGGATCATGCGCATGTACGGTACGAGCGAGGTCGGCTCAAACACCGAGACCAATGTCCACACGGTGAGCGAGAAGCAGGCGGGCACCAAGATTCACGACATCGGGGTCAACATGGTGTCGCTTGACACCCAGACATTCGTTGGGTTTAACATTGACAAGTTCACGTTGGTGTCTGAGCCTGTGCTCGCACACGGTAAGCTCATGCTTGCGACCAACAAGGGTGCAGTCGTGATGTGGAAGAACGAACTTTTCAGTAGCCAACCCGTGAACCTCAGCCCGAGGGAATCTTTTCTCCGTATGGTCTGCGGACAGGAGGTAAGCGAACTCTCGCTCACCAAGAACGGCTACTGGGGCGCTGGGATCGGCGATCTCGTGACCTACACGAAGGGGCACATTCTCGGACGCCAGCTTTTTGACAGCTACAACCAGCCGGGCACTGGGGCAGCACAGATTCCTGCCGAGCGTTTACTGACCTGCCTGCGTGCGGCCGTGGGGCTGCTGGATGAACAGGAAGTAATTGAGGTTGACCCCAAGCTGGGCGTCATCGCCAAGGGCACGTTCGGCGAGAACCGAAACTCCCTCGGAGAGACTGGGGATTGGAAACGCTTCAGCCTGCAAGCCAAGACTGCCAAGGTCGTCATTGACGCCCTATCGCAAACAGCCGGAGATTATGCTACACTGGAACTCACGTCAACCGGATCGGGACCGTCCTCCACGATGAGGCTAGTTCGTGGCGAGGTGGCGGTGAATTTCAGGAGCTTCTGATGGCAAAATTCAAGTACCACACCAACAAAGGATTCACAGCAGCCACCTACAACGACATTGATCCAGAAAACGTGGACACTGTCGGCGAAGGCAACAACGCAGTCGTCGTACTCTCGGATGACGACGGCGTGAAAGCCGTCATCCACCTCGCTCCTGGCGACTACATTGAAAGGATCAACGACTAATGCAAGTCACAGACGAAACGTTCCAGCAGGAAGTCCTCGCTTCAGAAACCCCGGTGCTTGTGGATTTCTACGCCGATTGGTGCGGTCCATGCCGTGCGGCCGCTCCTGTCATTGAAGCCCTCGCCGAGGAGTACGCGGGCAAGATCAAGGTGGTCAAGGTGGACGTGGACACCAGCAGCAAGAACGCTGTGGAACACGGCGTGCGTGGCATCCCCAACTTCATTGTTTTCAAGGGCGGGCAGCGTGTGGCGCAGTTCATCGGTTGGGGTGAGAATCGTGCCGAAGAGATTCGTGCAGCATTGGAAACTGCTCTGGCATCTAATTAGCAGAAGATTTTTGTAAAAATTACGCCGTCCGGGCGGTTATATACAGTAGAGCCAAAAGGAGGCTCTCGCATGTTGACATTTCTCGCAAGTTTACTTGCCCTCGGCACCATCGGGTTCTGGCTTTTGGTGCTCGTTGACTTCATCGTGATCACCGCCTTGGTTGAGAACGAGGAAGGCGTTTGGGCCACCGTCGTAGCCATCGGTTCTATCATCGGTCTCAACTATCTCTGGAAGCTCCCCATCGTTGCCACCATCAAAGCCAACCCCGGCCACACCGCGATCCTGATCGCCAGCTATTTTGCCATCGGCATCGCTTGGTCATTCGCGAAGTGGGTTCTCTTCCTGCACAAGCAGAATTTCAAGTACCGGGACTTCAAGACGCAGTTCTTGTCCAAGAACAACGCCAAGGAACTGACGCCGGAGCTTGCCGCCTCGCTGATGGAAGAACTGGAAAGCCACAACAGGTACGAGTCTTACGTTGACAGGCGGATCAGTGCGACCCCGCCCCAATTCCTTGACCACAAAGGCAAGCTGACCCGCTGGGCGACCTACTGGCCTTTCTCCATCATCGGCACGCTTCTCAACGATGTCGTCCGCAAGTCGTGGACTTACATCATCAATATGCTCCAAGGCGCTTACCAGCGTGTCTCCAACTACATCTTCCGTGGTGCTCTTGCCGACAAGGCATTGGCAGAAAACTACAAAGCCAAACAAGCAGCCGCAGGTGCGGATGGCGGATCAAGTGACGCCCCGTCTCGCAGACGTGGCTACTAAGACCCTGATCACAGCCCCGATGTCCGCAAGCCGGGGCTGTGATCTCTTCCTCACCGCTGCGAAGAAATTGCTGCGGGAGCTTGTGGTGGGTCGCCCTCCGATGGAGATGTATCCGGGCGAGATAGACGGGACTCTGGAGTACCAGAGACGTCTTGACCGCTTGCGCACGCCGAATCCGTTTGAGGGTGAGGCGACTGAGGCTCGCTCGTGCTTTCTGCTCCGGTACTATTCTGGCAAGCGTGAATGCTTCTTTGCAGACACCGACACGCAGGAGCTTACGCCCTTGTCCTTCTTCGCTTCCTACAGGGGACAGTCCGAATACTACCCTGACCTTGAAATCGGTACCCCGAAGGGGATTCCGCAGTATTAGCCTCATGGAGGATCATCTCTATGAGCGTTGACGCAGTAGGCAATTTGGACACTCCGGTAGAAGAGCCGAAGAAAAAGCGGGTCAAGATTGTGTCCGCGAATACTGGGGTGCGCAAGCATCTCCTAACCACGGCATACAAGCAGGACGTCGCCGAGAAGCTGGACAAGCTCCACGCGGCGGGACACACCATCGTTTCCATCACCTCATCTTCCGATATTCGGGGTTTTGAGGTCGTTAGCTACAAAGAGGAGTAACCGTGGATCAGGCACTCGTCTCCCGGCTGGGAAAAGTGCATGCCACCGTCTCATCTATCGCTCAGCGGCTTGAGTATGAGACTGCGACTATCACCCGGCTGACATCCAGAATCAAACAGCTTGAAGAAGAGAAGGCTCACTTGGTGAAAGCCGTGGGCACGATAGACCGCTGCGTCCAGATTGTGTCGGCAAACGGCATCGGCAAGATTGAAGGCATTGTGTCAGATGGTCTTCACCGGGTCTTCGGCAATGACCAGCTTGGTCTTTTCATTGAGAAGAAAGAGACAGCGAGGGGTAACACCTACCGCCTGCTCATCCGCAAGGGCGAAACTGTGGGCAACCCCATGGACTCGTTCGGTGGGGGCGTCCAGAACGTAGTCGCCTTCCTGCTCCGTGTCATCCTGATCAAACGCTTCAAGCTGGCTCCATTCATCGCCTTGGACGAGCAGTTCTCCAACGTGTCTTCCGAGTACCAACCTAAGATTTCTGAGATGCTGAAGGTGCTGTCCAAGATGGGCTTCACGATCTTCGCCATATCGCACCAGCCCACAATCACCTCCGCTGCTGATACAATATACGAGGTGGTGGTTGATGAAGGCTTCCCACCCGTTCTACGTAAGCAGGTCTTGCCTCAATCTGAGGTGTTGTGATGGCTGAACATTACTGTGAAACATTTCATGTCCCAAAGCCTCATCGCTTTAAGGCTGACGACTATCCCCACGCCCATGCTGAGTGTCTGCACTGTTACCGTCCAGCACAGGAACATGTATGCGGTAAGGTGGCAAGGTTCTTCCATTGTGAACGTTGGTATTGTGCTGCCCACTATGACGAACGTATCGCCTTTGAGGAGGCAATACAAGCGAGGCGCTTAGACACCGCAGGTTACGACGGGGACACACGATGAACGACCCGCTGGTCAGCAAAGTCAAGCTTAAGGCTCTGGAAGAGATCATCGCGGCGGCACGGGAAACCATCCACCGTCACCGCAGGCGCTTCCTTCAGCGCAACCTACGCCCTTGCCCGGAGAACTGCAAAGGTGTTAGTATGTTGGGACGGGAGATTATCGGATGCACTAACTGCGGCAGTCCTAGCGGTGACAAGTGCATCAGGGAAGATAAGTTCGTTCCTGTGTTCACGAAGGAAGAACTGGCTCAGCAATTTGCCGAGCAGCTTCGGAACCCGGAAATTCTTCTCCGCGAGTACCGGGACGTGACCGTTTTCCTGTGGGTTTTGGGGGCTTTTGACAAGCAGAAGAAGACTTTGGACGAGACCATTGTTGAGAGGGTGGAGCAAAGTGAAAACAAGTCTAGGAAGATGGCTGCTAGTGGCGACGGTGCTGTTACTCCTGTACGTGAACATCCAACAGGCGGCAACAATAGCGAAGCAGAAACACGAACTGGTAGAGACCCTGAAGACTTTAATCGCTAGCCAGAAGCACGAAGTAGAGATGAACCAGCAACTTCTTGAAGCGCAAAAGTCCTGCCAAAAGTAACCGCTTTTTCCCAATAAAATACAGTATCTAGTCGTGTGGACGATGCTGACGTTATCCTTGAGCTTGATGCGGCCATCCGCAACGACCCGGATGCTCCCGTCTTAGAGCAGCAATTTGATCCTCTTGACCCCGTGGCAATTGAGATCGTGCTGCACGAGGCGGATTTTGCCGTAGACAGGTACATGGAAAAGTGGGAAAGCTTTCGTGCCAAGTTCTCCAATCCAGCCATGTACGACGCATTCATCCTTGACTACCAGACGAGGGTGCGCAGGGACTTGAAGATGATAATCTCCAACGCGCAGCAGTTCTTGGCTGATGCAATGAATCAGCCCGAAGAGGACGAGGATGAGGGACAAGAATAAGCGCACGCTGACGGTGGTCATTGAGAACGTGACGGAAGCGCAAGAGATCGCGCTGAACGACCTGTTCGCCACGTGGCAGTACCTCGGCAACATCGGAGCGTCACGTGATACGACGTTCTTCGCTGACGGCGATGGCGATTTCAGACCGAAGATCACGGTCAACGGCGAGAAGGCTAGGTTCACTGACCTGATACCCCGTGAGGAAATGTGGCGTGGCGGTCGCCACGGCGAGTATCGGATTGATTTTGACTGGATCGGATGGAAGCTTCAGGAGAAGGAAGATGGCAAAGGCAAAGACGGCGAAAGCCAAGAAGGCTAAGAACCACAAGTTCATCCTCGTTGAGGCGGACTACTGGGTCGGGCTGTACGTGGACGGCAAGCTCGTTGAGCAGCACCATGACATAGACCTCGTGGAGTACCTGCGCAAGTACGGCGTGGACATCAAGACGAAGTACGCCTACAACGATCCGCAGGTCACCACTGAGGGGACGCTGCCGGAGGATTTGTCGGACGTCAAGTTTGACCGAGGGTAAGGAGAAGCCAATGAAACAAACTGGTGTAGTGATGGTGACGATTCCTGTTGAAGAAACTGTTCTGATACATGCTTTTGACGGGATGGTGAAAAATCTCCCCACGCAGTTCGCCGATGGGATAGTAGTCCGACCGGGGTCTGGGGAGGCCGGGTCGGAAAATTTTTACATCCTTCCGATCAATGAGCTTGAAAGCCTTGGGGCTTTGGTCAGACTGGACATCACGGTAGACGGTCAATCCTGTTCTATTTTCGTCCCAGTAGATAGGATTCGTTTCGCGCTAATCGGGGGGAACTTAAGCAAGCTAGGATTCGTCCCGAAGGCTCTCGCAAGTGGGGCCTGATTGTCCCCGCTGCAACCGCCCGTTCAGTGAGGGAGGCAAGCCCCGCCGACCGGGAGATCGGCGCTGTGGCGCGGCTAAAGGACTGTGCAGTGAGTGCTATCACAAGGAGTATCACGCTGGTAAAACACCAGAACAGCGTGAGGCTCATCGCAAACGCACCCGAGAGCGCAGTGCTGAGGCTAAGGCTGAAGTCTACCGAATTCTAGGACGTGCTTGTGCCTGCTGCGATGAGAGGCGAGAAGAGTTCCTGACTGTTGACCATATCGGCGGAGGCGGACGCAAGCACAGGAAGAAGATTGGGTCAGGCCTTTGGTTTTACCAGACGATTCTCAAAGAAGGCGTCCCCAGAGATAAGTATCGGTTGTTGTGTTGGAACTGCAACAGCGCCATTGGCGTGTTTGGGTATTGCCCGCACGAAAGGGAGAGAAATGGGAGTTGATACACATAAGGTGGAGATTGTTCCAGTCAGTCTTGAACCGCACCCGAATGCGGATCGCTTATCTGTGGTGCGGGTGTACAACTTCACTTGCGTCGTGAATACCGCCGACTGGACTGGTGTTGAGAAGGCTGCGTACGTCCAGCCGGACTCCGTCATGCCGGACACGCCCGAGTACCGCTTCCTCAAGAACACCTCCAGCTTCCGCAAGGAACGTGAGGCTCTTGATGCCGTGCTTGCGGCAGATCACGAGAGCGACCTTTGCCGACTGGATTACAACGAGAAGGTCGCTGCCCTTGAGGCGAAGATTGACGCCAACACCAAGCACCTCCGCATCACCGTGAAGAAGCTACGTGGCATCATCTCCATGGGTATGCTCCTGCCCGCGCCGGAAGGCTCACAGATCGGCGACGACGTGGCGGAGCAGCTTGGCATCACGCACTACGAACCGCCCTCTATGGACGAGCTTGACGGCCGCAGGCAGCATGCCGGGGACGATGTCGGACCCGCGTCGCCGATGATCTACGCCCCGAAGTACGACGTGGAGTCCATTTACAAATTCGCCGACTGCTTTGACGCGGGCGAGCCTGTGTACGTGTCCGAGAAGCTGGACGGGCAGAACGGCCGCTTCGTGGCGACTGAGAACGGCAACGAGACGGTCATAGAGCCGGGACGACGGTCCACCCTCGTCTCCCTGTACGCCGGATCGCGCACCGAGTGGAAGAAGAAGGAAGGCGGCTCAAACTGGTGGAGGGTCATGGAGGACAACCCTTGGATTGATCGGTGGTGCTACGACAACCAAGACTCCGTCCTTTACGGGGAAGTCTTCGGCTGGGTGCAGGCTCTCAAGTACGGAGCCAAGCCAGGGCAGCTTTTCTTCCGCGCCTTTGACGTCATGGAAGGCATGGAATACTGGGATGCCGAAAAGTTCATTGCGGAGATTTATAAGGATTGCCGAGTACCGGACTTCGGCGTCATGCCGTACGACTTTGAGAAGTTGCAGGCCTTAGCGGATGGACCCTCCCTCATCAAGGGTGCCGACCACATGCGCGAGGGCATCGTGATCAAGCCAGTCAAGGAGCGCAAGCACTGGAAGCTGGGGCGTGTTATGTTGAAGATGGTTTCCAACGCGTACCTTGAGAAATCCGCAAGATAGCAGTATTACTGGAGAGAATGATGGCTGTGGCAAAACACGAGACCAATACGTTGCTGGATGCAGTCCGCAAGCTCTACTACGCTGCCGTTTGGCATGCTGATCGTCCGGTGGACGAGCAAGCCCTATGGACAGCAATCCGAGACGCTGCGGGGTTCAAGCCAGGCGGTTCACCCGAAGCGCTTCCGTTTGACGGCATCAAAGCAACCTACACCGTGGATCGCTTGCGGCAGATAGGGCACCTCGTCAGCGCCAAGAACGGCAAAGAGTTTGGTACCGCAGAGACCCGTGCTTTCCTTCTGCTGTACGGTACGGAGTTGGAAAGCAAAATCGACGCCGCAGTGCGGCAATTCCTTGAGGAGAAACTAAGCTAATGGCAACGCAAATCGCAGTACAACCAGTTGTGGGTCCTTACCCGACAGTTCCAGTCGCGGCAGCATCGCTTGACTTGACTTTCGTGGCAGCCGACATCACCGGAAACTTCTTCACCGCAGACCAGATTGCCGTAACCGTAGGCGCTGGCAGCATTGGTGGGGACATCCTTCTCGTGTGGAACACCGATGCTGCTCCGCACAACCTGACGATTGCCTCCCAGCCGCTCAACGGCCGCACGGGCGACATCACGTCCTATGTGGTCGGACCGGGCGTCATCTCGGCGTTCAAGTTCAGCCAACTCGCAGGATGGCAGAGTGGCACCACTGTGACTTTCACCGCCGACAACGTGCTGGTGAAGCTCGCTGTCCTAACACGGTAACAGATGCCCAGCCTACGTGAGATCGCGAACGAGTATCACCACGCCGCCAACCGGATAGCTGCCCGTGCAGATCGTGCCGGGCAACTGACCGAGAACCAGCGTCGTGCCATTGACTCGTTCCGTGACAGCGCAGCCAAAGTTGAAGCGCTCATCCGTCCTGAGGACTCCGCCCCTAAACAGGTTGAGGTTCAGGACACGGAAGCGCCTGTCACGCCGACAAAGAAATTTAAGGCTCACAAGGCGGCAACGCCGCAGGAGCTTCTGGAGAAGGCACAATGAACTTTGGAAACGAAGGCACACAACCCGCTCAGCAGGCTGACGGCTACTCGGACCCTATTGACGAGATCGTCGGGCAACTTTCCGGCGAAGTCAACGACGACCCGGAGCTTGTAGAGGAGCTTGCCGACACGGTCACCATTGAGAAGCTCATGGACGCGTTCATCGCCGAGGTGAGTGAAATCCTTGGGACTACCGTTGAGGTGTCGCTGGATGGCAACCCCGTGCGTACCCACTTGGAACTAGCCAACGCGGAGCAGGACATCGTTGAGTTGGCTTACGAACTGAGGCAAGACCTTCTCACTAAGATCGCCAACCGTGCGGAAGCAATAACCGAGCAGAATTTCGGTGCGACGCAGATCGCCGCAGCCACCCACCCTTCCGAACTACGCAAGCAAGTCATCGTTGAGGAGAACTAATGTTCGCACGCGGCTCGTGGGCAATCTTCGGCATCAAGTCCGACTCTGAGGCTGCTTTCGTCAAGAGCCTTGACGACTACAGCAGCGTGAGCCAAGCGGTTGCTGTCCAGAAAGCCAAGAACGACAGCCTGCCGACCAACGGCATCAACCCATACGACCGCCCACGCCACGATGAGAGCGACGATTTGCAATCAACGGTTGACTCCAACAGTTTCAAGCTGGGCGACCACGTCTACGGATTCTGGTACTGCCTGAATGGCTTTGAGGATGTCACCGACCCCAAGTCCAAGCAGGAAGCCCTCGCCTACGAACACTTCGGAAAGCCCTTCAAATTCCTCAAGAAGGAAGAGAAGGCGCACGTGGATTCACTGGTCGCGGCAAGCGCCGTTGCATCACGCAAGCAGTTCCCAGTCCTGATTGACTTTGTTGAGGAGCGTGTGTACGCAGAGACCACCAGCCCGGAAGAGATCGGCGACCTGCGTAGGCTTCTTGAGGTCACGGGAGCCGTGCCCTACAACCTGACTTGGAATTTCGGAAGCGCCGAGTGGCCTTTTCAGTTCCTCGCCAAGGTCAACGAAGCGAACAAGTTTCACAAAGAGATGCAAGACCGTGCTGGTGAGCTTAGCCGCTTCCATGCCAACGAGGTTGAGAAGCTGGAAGACAAGATGATGGAGTCCATCGTCTCCGGCTACTTCGCCATGTCCGAGCTTGAGACCGGACAGTGGGCCGGGCTTTCCACTCCGGCGAAGATCAGGCTGTTCAACACGACCGACCCATCAACAGAGTCCGCCGTGAGCACTGCGTTCACGATACTCGGGCTTGTAGACACCGCGACGGTCGTGTCGGCAGCGGTCGTCTTCCAGAACCTTGACTCAAAATTTGCCAAGAAGACGGGCGAGGAGAAGCAGTTTCGTACCGACCTGTTCACCGTTGACATCAACGACAAGGTCGTCATCTCCGACGCCGGGGCGGCGGCTCTGCGTGGCTTTGACCTACCGCAGTACAAGAAAGACATGAAGCGACTCGCCAAGAGCGGTGAGGTGCCCATCAAGGTCTACTGGTTTGATTGGCTGATCGCCATGAAGAATGCGATCCACTTCTTCGTTGACAACGTCACCGAGACGCTGAAGGTTGACAAGAAGCTGGGATTGAAAGCCTATGAGGCTGACATTGTGGAAGAGACGGAGGAGGTCTAATGCCACAGCTTGAGGTAGCGACAATCGTGATGAAGGATGCAGTTAATGTCTTGATCGGCAAACAGAAGGAAGGTCCGGACGCCGGGAAGTGGGTCATCCCCAGCAGCTTTGTCAAGGAAGGCGAGCGCATGATTGACACGTGCTCACGTTCCATTCTTGAAGAGGCTGGAATTGAAGTCCAGCCCAAGCAGATACTCTTCCTGTCCGAGGTTTTGGAGCCAGGGCAGCACCGCACGGCGGTGTTCTGCTTCGCCGAGTACGTGAGCGGTGAGCCTTCTCCGGGCACATCCCTGACCGAGGTCAAGTTCGTGGACCCGAGGACTCTGGGCGAGTACCAGACCGAGGGCATGTCGGAACTGACGCAGGACGCTTTCTACAAATTCAGTATGGTTCTCAGGAGTCAACAACAAGCGGCTTCCGCTCCGACCTCCGGCACGGTATAATAGGGCACGGAAAGTGAGACCCAGTGAAGCCGTTCGTATTGTTGCTTGTCATTCTGCTTTTTGCTGTTCCCACGTTCGCTGATGACCAAGTCGGCGTAGCGCTAGATTTCCACACCAAGAAAGCCACTCTCGGCGTCCGCCTCATGAACGACGGCGTGGACTTTGGTGCGAGCATCCCTACATTTAAGCATCAAGCTTTGGTGCTGGATTTTGAGACCGACAGAATCGCCGGGCAAACCTCCATGTCCCCCGCCTTGGGCTGGCAGTTCTTCACCACGTACAAGCGGTTCACGCCATACGCCTACTTCAACGTCGGCGGCACGGAGACCATTCACCAAGGCGCAGTGTTCAACAGCACTGTCGGGCAGGGACTTGATTTCCGGCTGACTTCCCGCTATGGGCTGAGGTTTGAGCACGAATTTGATTGGTCAAAGCAGATGGCAAACCAGTGGGATCAGCGATACACCGTGCTTTTCGTCGTGCATTTCGGAGGTAAGAAATAGTGCCGACCCTGATAGCACAGCGACCCTCGCATTGGAATGATGTGATCGGTCAGACGAGAGCCTTAGATGTCCTTCAGGCTGCGTTGCGCAACCAGCGTTTCCTCAGCCGTGGGATCATCCTGCACGGTGTTGTTGGCGTTGGCAAGACCACCAGTGCCTACCTCGCAGCGAAGGCTCTCATGTGTACTGGGGAAGAGACCTTGCTGGGCTGCGGGGAATGTCCTTCCTGCCTGCTCGTCCAGAGTGACGGCATTGACAAACACCCGGACTTCATTGAGATTGACGGCGCTGTCAAGCCCGGCGTGGAGGGCGCACGTGAAACCATTGAATCCACGCTCACACTCCCAGTCCTCGGCAAGCGCCGTGTGACGATCATTGACGAAGCACATTGGCTTAGCCCCGAGGCATGGAGCGCCTACCTCAAGACCTTAGAATCCGGCGAGACCGATTCCATCTTCCTGTTTGTGTCACAGGACTACGGCAGGATTCAGCCCAACATCCGCTCACGCTGCATCCGCATCGCCTTTGATCGTGTGAACCTAGAGGTGCTTGTCGGACACCTTGCGAACGTCGCATCCAAGAACGAGATCGCCTGCGACCTAGATGCCCTGAAGCTCATCGCCCGGCAAACTAAGGGCATCGTGCGGGATGCTGTCCAGTATCTCAACACGTGCGGAGCGCTAGGCGTTCGGGTGGATGTGAAAGTCGTGCGGCAGGTGATTGACACGACACTGGACGACTTGTGCGAGAAGCTTCTCTTGACGCTGGCGGCACGGGATCAAGTCGGGGCAATAAAGCTGGCGGACGATCTTGTCCGCAAGGACATGCCCGGCAAGGTCGCCGAGCGCATGCTGTCCCTGTACAGCCGGGCGATCTACACCGATGACGCCCACCTCCGCAAGATATACCTCGGGCTGCCAGATGTCAGCGCCGTCGCCGGGGTGCTCATAAAGTGGGCTGCCGTGCAGCACGCCCCCGCCGACATCGTGACCATTATCGTGTACGAGCTTCTCCGCACGCAGAACGCCGTCAGGACGCACTCCGTGGCGTCTGCCCACCCCAAACCCCAGCCTACCCCCCAAATCACGCCTACGAGCCGGAAATCGTCATTAGAGGCTATGCTGGACGACGAGGCGGTCTGATCATGCCCTATTTATGCGATTTTGTGTTCACAGGAAGACCGGATGTTTCCATGTTTAGTGCGGCTGAGCGTTCAAGGTTCGGGGGCACGGTCTGCCGCCGAGACAAATACCCCGATGCGGCGTGCTGCCCGGAGATCGCCACAGTCAAGCACAAGGGCTGGTGGCTGTGCGAGGAACATTACGATCTTGTGAAGACCACGGACGAGATTGGGTTTGAGGACGAGGACGGAATGATCACCTACCCCCACGAGATACTGCACCGAGATTTAGTGGACGGCAAGTTTTAGGGGATCGGGTGCGGTAATTCCCGCTTCTGGATCGCGGTTCGTGTAGCCGCAAGCGTTGCCCGAAGAGAGTCCTCGGGTAGGTGGCTTATGATCGGGTTCACGAGCCAGCGAAAGAGGAAAGGCACGTCACGGCTCAGCCCCACCGCTTCCAGTTCAATGTAAACCCCGCCGTCCGCTTCCTCAAAACTGGTGATGGTGTAAAGCCTCCAGACGTAACCCGGTCCTTGGTCAGGCGGGTCAAGTTGTTCGTCCGTCGTACCGAAGTTTTCCACCGCTTGCAGCTTGGTGCTCTGACTGATGCTATACCAGTGGGTGGGGTCTATTTGGAGGTACAGGGTTTCGTACTCCCCGTCTATCGCTGCCGTGGTGAAAGCCGTGTGTGTGACGGTGAGGATGGAGTAGTGGTCAATCATCCCCGTGGAGGCGAGTTCCTTGCCCCGGACGATGGACGGATTGAAGAAGCCCCCACGTGCGGTGGCTAAAGCCTCGGTCATGGTGACACCGGGGATGAACACGACACCCGCCCAGTCGTGGATCAAGCCGTGAGGTACTTTGATGGGGTTCACCTCGGCGACGGGCCAGACGATGATCTGTCCGCTTTGCGCTTCGTTACGCTGCATCGGGGAGAGCTTGAGGGGTTGGTTGTGCTTGGCGACGATGTAAGCTGTCCAAGCTGCGAGAGTTTCGGGTTTCAGTTCCCCTGCGGAGACGTTCGGCACGAAAACAAGAACCAGCAGGAGAGGCAAAAATCTACGAAACATAGAGGCCTACCTTTCTGTGAGGTGCAGGGCTTTCTCACGGAAAAACCGCTCCAAGTTCTCATCCATCTCCACGTTCCCATCCGCCTCCCTCACAAGGTCATTGAACGCCCGCAGGGAAATGTGCCTCTCAACAAGCAAATAGAGAAGCTGGATCAGGCGGTCGTTTACCTTGCGTGGAGTTGCCATCCCTTCATGATACTGCCCTTACAAGGGTAAATCAACCCCGAAAAAGGTAATTTTTCCCTGTATCGGGTATCTATATCCATGATCCTAGAGTACGGAGATGTGTCCAAGCTTCAGGGAACGAATTGGTTCATGATGGAATTGAGGTCTGAGAAGACCATCGAATCCACCATGCGCCGTGTCGGCAAGCAGCTTTCCGGCATCTTCCGCCACGACCCCATAGAAATTTTCATCCCAGTCGTCAAGCGCGATCTGGACGTGTTTGAACTCAGCACCGGGCCTTACGTGTTCGTCCGCAGCACCAGCTTCAACGCCCTGCTTCGGCTCAAGAGCATCACGGGAGTTGTCAGCTTGGTCACCGAGGGTGATACCAACCGCCCGAACAAGGCGATCTCAGTTGAAGACACTTACGTCCAAGGTTTGATCAAGCAGGCTGAGGAAGAGCACCGCAAGCGCGCCATCGGCATTGAAGTGGGGAGCTTTGTCCGCATCCTGAACGGCGAGACCCGTGACTTCTGCGGTGAAGTTGAGATCATCGGCGACGGCAAGGCAGTGATCCGTGTCACGCTCCGCACCAAGTCCATCCTGCTAGAAACCCCGGTACGAAACCTTTTGAACCTCTCCCATGTCCCCAAAGAACAGCGTGTCTATTACTACAGCCCGCTCGTAGAGGAACTGTTCAAGGACAACCCAACCGCCGCGACCGCGATGGTGGAGGAAGACCTGCACTTGGACGAGGCGACTCCGATGCCGGAGCAGGTTGAAGTGCAGCCGACCGAGGAGCCGAAGAAGCACTCACGCCAACGCACCGTTACCGCACTGGTCAAGAAGCTCGTCCTAATTGAAGGACTGCACACGCCTCTGGAGATCGCCAAGGCGGTCGTCCACGCTCTGCGCACCAAAGAGATCAGGGCACCGAAGAATCTGTTCATCGTGTACTGCATCATCAAGGACAGACTCCGGCAGGACTACTTCGCCAAGATTGATCCGAGCCTCTCCAACTACCGTGAGATCATCAAGAAGTACGGCAAGGACTACAAGTTCAGCGCCCAGCAGATCGCCAAGATAGACCCCGACCTCGGCGTCCCCGTGCAGACCGTAGACGTATGCAAGGACGGTCGCAGCCGGGAGGCTCGTCAGAAGTCCAAGACAAAGATTCAGCCAGCGTCGGAGGTCAAGAAGCTAGCGGCGAAGAGCAAGCAGGACAAGGACAAAAAGAAGAAGGGTCCGACCGACAAGTGCGGCGAATGCTTCCACGAACGCAAAGCGCACAAGCTGTCCCCGAAAGGCGCATGGATGCGCTGCACCGGAGTATCAAACCATGATATTCACCCTTGGGTCAAGGAACGTGGCCCCTGCTGGTGCAAGAGGTTTAAGGAGAAGGAGAAATAGGGCTTTTAAGGCTTTATTAGAGGTACATTTATGCCATCAATCGCACCCATAACCGGGGGAGAGTTGGGGAAGATTCGGTCTTTCCTGATTGACCACGAGAAACTACTCATCGTTGTCATCGCCGCTGTTCTAATCTTCGCCGGGTACGTCAAGGTCACCAACATCATCGCCGCACACGACGAGGCGCAGCTTAAACAGGCGCAGATCGTGGCAAACGCTCAGCAAGCCGCCAACGTGCAGCTTGCGCAGCAGGCAGCACAGAACGCACAACAGATCGCGCAGGACAAGGCACAGCTTCAGGCTTTATCCGACAAACTGACCGCCCAGAACCAGCAGCTTGTGAACGCCAACACGGCGCTCGCAACTGCCCTGACAAAGCAGCAGAAGACTGACGCCTCACTTCCAGTCCCCGCGCTCGTTGACCGCTGGGCGCAACTTGCGCCAGGCACCAACTTCACCGGGGCAATAGGTTCCGGCAACAACGTAGAGGTCACGCCGTCCAACGCCTTGGCGACCGTGCAGCAGCTTGAGAAGGTTCCCGTCTTGACGCAGCAGCTTGCGAACGAGACGACTGAGAAGATCAACGACGACCAGCTTATCACGCAGCAGGGGAAGAGCATCTTTGACCTGAACGGCCAAGTGGGCACGCTGAACGCATCCATCGTGGGGCTGAACAAGCAGATCGTGGACAACAACGCAGTGTGCCAAGACCAGATCAAGGTGGTCAAGGCCGAGGCGTCCAAGTCCAAGCGACGCTGGTTTATCATCGGCTTCGTGACTGGCTTTATTAGTCGCCAGTTGTTGATAGGAAAAACTTTGTAAGGCAGTATTAAATCGCTGAGGAGCACCAAAATGAAGATAGTGTTTTTGCTGGACAACAACGAGTACGTTGAAGTTGCACCGGAGAAGTTGCAGATCAGGCAGATCGCGCCAGGTCAGTCCGCTCTCGGTATTGAAGTCACGGTTCCTGTGCGCAAGGAAGACGGCACGCCCGAGACGAACGAAGACGGCAGCGCCAAGTTGCAGACCGGGTTCCGCCCGTTCATCAACTACGCGGTGGACCTGACGGTTCCAAAGCCTGCTGAAGCCCCAGCGGCAACCCCGGTTGCGGAAGAAAAGACCGCCCCGAAAGCTGCAAAGTCCAAGAGCAAGGCTGCAAAGCGTCGCTCAAATTGATCGAGGGCTAAGTGGCTGCCGTATATACACTTGACCCCGAATTAGGATGGGTGCCAGCAATACCGGAACCATTCTGGTACAGGGGTTGGCGCACGCTGTTTCGCTACCGCCCGGCTTGCTACCAGTGCAAGAAGGGCAAACAGCCGACGATCTTCAAGACGCGGCATGAGTGGCAGACGCACTACGTGCTGAGCCACCTCCAAGGGGATTGGAAAGATGAAGGTCACCAAAACTTCCGTTCATAGGCTCACCATTGAAAAAACTTGCGGCTGCCAAGCCACCCGCGAGTACGAGGACGTCCGCTATACCAAGCCTGTTGCGGAAGGCGTGTTCACCGCGTGCGAGAAGCACGAGAAGAACAAGCTGATTGCCGAGTTCGCCGGGGAGATGCTGATTGAGGCGCTTGACAAGGAAGCCGAGACTGCTGGCAAGACCGTAGTCGCCTCCGTCCGAGAGACCGCCACAGCTTTGTCTGGTACCAGCGGCGGAAGCGTCACATCTATGGGCGCACCAAACGTCCCGAAGAGTCGGGAGAAGGTGGACCCTCTGAAACCCAAGACCGCACACTTTGACCGACCTGACCCACGGCGTCCCAGCAACACATCCCCCACAGGGAACCTGAACCTTGCCCAGCATGAAGACATCTCCGACGAGGAGTTGCAGGAGCAAGGTATTACCATGACCGGAGACATTGACGGCGTCCCAGTAGACCCGAGGGTTGACCAAGCACTAGGCGAGGGTCTCCGTGACCTTGAGAACATCTTTGACGATGAAGACGCCAAGGCTGGCGGCGTGTCGCAAAAGCTGATCAACATCCAAGCTGTAGACTAATTCCCTAAACCTGTTACAATCAAGACATGAACGCACCGAAACCAGACCCGGTTGAGGAGTGCATAGAATACCTGCGCCAACACGGGGACTATTTTGGCGTGAGCCTACTCAAGGCATGGCGGGTGGAACGTGGACAAAAAGACGCCGAAGATTCTGAACGCACACGCAAAGAAACGGGCGGAGGAGAGGTACGGTCTTAACCTCAACAAAGAAGCCCGGCACGAGATCGTGCAAATGATCCAGACGAACCAAGCTGAGTTCGTCGGCAAGCAAAGCAACAACCGCACGCTCTGGCGTGTCACGTACCAAGATCAGCCCCTCAACGTCGTCTACGACAAAGCACGGAGCACCATGTGTACCGTGCTTCCGAAAGAGGCGCACGAGTTTCAAGAAGGCGGATGGGTAGAGCCGGAACACGAACATTCCACTTCTGCGCAGAGCCGTGCCGACATCACAGCGGAATTGAAAGAACTTTGGAAGGATACCGAATGAATTTCCTCTACTATTTTGCGGCGGCAATCCTCGGGCACTTCGTGGGTGATTACATCTTCCAGAACCAGTGGATGGCTATTGGTAAGTCACAACCCGGAAGGCTGGGGCACGTCGCTTGCACCGTCCACGTCCTGCTTTACACGTTCGCCGTGGCGCTGCTCACGGGTTGGCACCCGCTGTTCCTGCTCGTGGTTGCGGTGCCGCACTGGATCATTGACCGCTGGAGCCTTGCGACCTATATTCTGTGGCTCAAGAACGGCTACTCCCCTTGGACGGCGTGGGATAAGACCCAGCCGACCGATGTAGCGGAGGAAAGACTGGTCAAGAACGTGTGGAAGGTTTCATTCGCCGCCCCGGTTTACATCTTCAACGACAACACCCTGCATTGGGTGTGCCTGTGGTTCACCTGCAAGTACTTCTTTCACGGTTAGTGTCGGGTGCGAATCGGTTCGTACTGTGTCGCTGGTTGCATACCTTCCGGCGCATCAAAGGGTTCGTGAATCTCGCCGTTGGACTCAGCTTCCAAGCGGTCTAGCGCCTCACGGCGCATCTGATCGTTGTGGGTGTCTGAGGAATCCAGTCGGGTGCTGAACAGTGCCGCCACTGTCAGAAGGATAAAGACCAAGAGCAGTTTGCCGACGTTGTTCCACACGAATCGCAGTGCGCTGTCAACTGAGGACGACCCGGTCGTGCTTGGGGCAATCAAGGCGTCGTCGCCGTTGGAGTAGCCGTTGGCTTGCACGATATGCTGTGCTAGATACCAATCCGCATCCCGTTGCACGGTGACATCGTTCGGAGTCCAAGTCACGACTCTATTGACGCTTGGCTTCGTCACAGCAGACATGATTCCGGGCGTAGGAATAAACCCGTGGTCAATGCCAGCCTTGAGTCCGATCACGGTCAGCATCATCAGGATGAAAGCGAAAACCATCTTGGGGAAAGGTTTCATGTTCACAGGATTGGCTCCTCTTCTTCCGGCTCCGGTTCGTCGTCGGGTTCTGGCTCTTCGTCGTATTCCTCGTCAAATTCGTCTTCCGAGACGTAGTGTCCTTCAACGGTGCAGACTTCACGCCCCTCAAAGCGGCTGAGAATGTCCAGCAGGATTGCTGTGCGCCCAGAGTTGCTGACTACCCAATGGTAGACCAGTTGGGCGAACACCAAGGCTAGAATGAAATCAACGGCAGTGGCGTACTCTACGTGTCGGGCGTCAATGCCGACCAGCCGGGGAATGAGGCTCTCGGCGACGGCAAGACCGCAGCCTACCAGCCAAACAATGAACAGTCTCGGGTACTGCTGAACATTCATTCTGAATCGTGTGAACATTATCGGCTCTCCCTTTCAATTTGAACTCGGAATTTGTTGTAGGCGACGCTGAACGCTTGCTTCTCGTCTAGTTCGCCGTCTTGGTAGTAGTTCTCGGGGGCTTCGGACTTGTACGTGATAATGCGTGCCCGAATCATAGCATCAACCTCGCTGGTGTTGTCCGTGATCGGGGCGGGGGCTGCGCTGCCGCTTGCTTGCACCGCTGGTTTCGGCTGGCGTGCGGAGCCGTCAAAGTTCAGGTTGTGCGAGGCGGCTGCGCCAGAAGCGATCACAGTCACGACGGCTGCTGCCAAACCCATCATCTGGATACAATCAGGTCCAAAGCCGGATGCGATAGACTCAGGCACGGTCAGCTTTTTACCGCAGCGACCGCACTTGCCTTCGTGCCAGACTTCAAAGCCGCACATGGTGTCCGCTTGGAGCGATTCAAAAACAAATTGGAAGCCGACGAGGGACGGCGCATCTTGGGCGACCTTGGACTTTCCAGTCCAACGAAATTGGTTGTTCTTGATCATGCCGATGTACTTGTAGTTCGCCCAATTGTCGGGTCCCATCAGGAGACTCACGAACCAAGTGTCGGTGTCGTTCGGGTTGCGCTTGTCGGCTTGCTCAATTTTGTAGGTATAGCGGTTACCGCTCTTGAGGCTCACGAGGGTGACGAATGCTTTGCCGCCAAGAATGAAGGTCAAGGCTGCCTTTGGGTCGGTGATTTGTCCCTGCGTCATTGTTTCCCTCCACATGAAGTATACAGCGGGGCACTCGGAAACGTCCATTTTCATGTCTTTTATTTTCAACAGTTTGCAACTAAAAACGTCACCGGGGCGCTGAAGTGCATCTTATGGGTATGAGAACGTTCGCAGCGCTTATGCTTCTTCTGTGCTTCCCCGCCGTTGTGACGGCTCGGAAACACCAGAAGCGCAAGCCCGTGATAGTGGACAACCGCTTATTCGTGGGCACGTCCGAGAGCTTGATCTCGCAGAACGAGGCGATAGATGCGATGGGTCTCCCCCGCATCCGTGATGATAAGCAGCTTCGGTCGCTGATCGGTGAAGAAGCACTCGTGCCTGTGACCTTGAACCAGTACGTCATAATCTCCCCTAAACTGGAAGTGAAGCGCCGCTACGTCAATCCACTCGTCAATGAGTTCCTTCAGGAACTCGGGCAAGAATACTATGCACAGTTCGGTAAGCCGATCCAAGTCAATTCCGCTGTCCGTACTGTGCGAACACAGCTAAGTCTCCTGCGCTGGAACCGCAATGCGGCTCCCATTCACGGAGAAAAAGCAAGCGCACACCTCGCAGGCGTCGCAGTGGACTTGCAGCGCCGAGGTTTGACGACGGAACAGATCAGGTTCCTTCAGCAAAAGCTCTTGCCTTTCGCAAGGGCGGACATGATAATCGTTGAGGAAGAAATAAAGGAACCGTGCTTTCATATCGTGGTGACAGGGAACTATCCGAACCCGCTGCCTCCCGATTTGCCGACCGCATTGCCGTTTATTGACCCGCTGCTCTTGCAGCAAACCCAACCGGAGGCACCGAATGAACTTCACTAAAATTCCGACGAACCACGTCTGGACGGGAGAACAGATTCAGGAACTCCTAGACACACAGGTCAAGTACAAAGACTGGGTCTTCGTCGTGCAGGAAGAAAAAGTCGCCGAGACGATTGAGTTGCTGGGGTCGGGCGTCACCATCGCTGGCGACATTGACATCCACATCCGTGCCGAGTGGTTTGCCCCGGATAATGTCACCGGAGAGATGGGAAAGCAGACGTCACGCTGGTGGAGGGTGTCAAAGCATTCCCGCAAGAATGAGATCATCGCCGCAGCCTTTGCGTGCATCCAAAGAGCAGAGGAGCACGAGATGCGTGAGTGCTTCAAGTACCTGTTTAAGGGCCAGTGGACGATGCCGTACAACACCCACACCGACGTGGACGAGCTTGCCGACGCTTCGCTGCACTTGGACGTTCGCACCGACACTCGCCCGGAAGCGCCGAAGAACCAGAGGAGAGATTGATGTTCACCCACGGGGAACAACTGGCGCATGGCGAGAAGCTTGTCGCTGTGGCTGGGAAATGGGCGGAAGAAAAGGGCTTCGGTTCAACGAAGACTGTTTACGCCAAAACCTTCGCAGCGGCGCTCTCTGCTGTACAGGACATGGGGCCGAGCATGCTCACCTTTGACGAGATGAGAGAGCTTACCGAAGTCCTTGCAAAGGTGGAGTGATGGAAGACGGACACAGTTGCCAGACGATTTTGGCACGCAGGATGGCGGAACAATTCTACGACATCCCCATCGCTGTAACCGTGTTTGGCGACAAAGTTTACGGGGCGTATATCGGCAACTGGAGGCCCTATGAGTTGACCGCCTATACGCCGATGATTGCGACGCTGGCAATTGAGATGGGGCTGTTTAGCAACTCGCAGCCCGGCGAGATTGACGGCAAAGAAGTGACATGGTGGAGGAACCGACGTGCCTAATTGCCCAGTAAAGACGTTAGCTGAACGGATGGATGATGAGCACAACCCCAGCACTCGCTGGGAGTTCATCGTAGGCAAGGCGCTGAAGGATTGGGCGACGGCTCTGATGCAGTTCGGCATGACCCGAGACGAGGCACGAGTGCATGTGCTCTCCGAGATCAAGCGTGAAACAGAGCGTATCAAGTTTGATTACGAGGAAAAGAAGAAGGGAGGATTAGTAAAATGAACGGCTTCAAAATTGAACTCAACGAGTTCGTGGCGAGCGCCTTGCTTATCACCATCGCGGCGGTTACCGTGGGCTACTGGCAGACGCACCGACCCGCAGAGGTCATCAAGGAGGCGACGGTCAAGGTGGAGACGCAGTACATCCCCGCCCCAGCGGCGAAGGTCAATGTCCGCGTGATCTACCCGAAACTGAAGCCTCAGACGGACATGTTCATTCAGCCGACCCCGCAGGATCAGTTGAACCTGCCGCCGACGCAACCATTGCCGCAGGCGCAGCCAAGGGTTTGGAACAACGACAACATGCTTCGCGCCTCCGATCCGCCGACGTTTGAACATCGGACGCCGAAGATTACGGCATCGCTCAGGGACAGTCAGTGAAGCCGGAAACCCACATCACGACCGTCTCGTCGCCCCACTGGGGGCCGGGCGACGATTACGAGGTGGTTGAGGTGCAAGTATTTGACCTCCCGGCGCGGACCCCCGTTCGCATAACCGTGGTACCTCTCTCGCAGGAGGAGTATAATTCGTACCTTGAGGGGAAGACGGACGCAGCGGGCAATGAGATCAAGAAGGCGAGTCGTGGAAGAAAAAGAGCTAAAAGCTAAGCTGAAGGAACTTGACGACAAACTTGCCGTGCTGTCGGGCGAGATTGAAGACATGCAGTACGAAGCCGAGGCGCTGCTGAAGAAGCGTCGGGCGTTCGCACGCCGGAACTGCAAGCACCAACGCACCCGCCAACGCAGCGTGATGGGCAAAGAGATCGTCACCTACTGCGACATCTGCGACGAAGAACTATAAAGCCCCTACAATCCCCTAATCTTTTTGCCTTCCCGCATCCTTTGGTAGGGGGAAGCGCATGAACCGCATCACCCACTTCATAAACTCGGAGTGCGAAATCTACATCACCCGAGTCGCCGAAAACGGCGTGAGAATCCGCATAGCAGAGAAAGACACCAGCCTGCCCGACCCCACCGACTTTGAAATAGAGGGAAATCCTGCATATATCGCTGAAGCGTTCGCATCGCTCGCGTCAGTTTTGAGAAGCCTTGACCAGATACTCAAGGAACCTTCGTGATCTCAGTTCAGGAGATGTCCTATCCGTTCGAAGCATAAGAAGTCGCACGATAAACCGCACGAAAAGCCATCGTTCACCGTACGCAGATCATTCGCCCCACTCAACGACTCCCAACGTGAATACGTTGCCGCCATCGGTGAGGGCGGCATTCTGTTTGGCGTCGGTCCCGCAGGTACAGGGAAGACATACGCCGCTGTTGCCATGGCTCTCGCGGCTCTCAACGCCGGGCGCGTGAAGAGGATTATTTTCACTCGTCCCGCCATTGAAGCTGGGGAAAAGCTGGGGTTTCTTCCCGGCACCATGCAGGAAAAAGTAGACCCCTACATGCGCCCACTTTTTGATGCCCTACATGACATGGTGGACAACGAAGAACTTCTCAAGATGATGGCCGGGGGCATCATTGAAATCGCCCCTCTGGCTTTCATGCGGGGTCGGACTTTGAGCAAGGCCTTCGTCATTTTGGACGAGGCGCAGAACACCACCAGCGAGCAGATGAAGATGTTCCTGACTCGTTTGGGGTTTGGCTCGCAGATGGTGATCACCGGGGATGTCACCCAAGTGGACTTGCCCAACGGGAAAGTGTCTGGTCTGGTTGAGGCAGTAGAACTGTTCAAGGACGTGCCGGAGATCGGCATCTTCCATTTCAACGCTACGGATGTCGTCCGTAACGCCCTTGTACAGGTGGTGGTCAACACTTACGAGAGTAAGCGCTCGCGTTAGAAAATGAACGTGCCCGTGACGATGTAGTCTGTCGCGGCAAGCAAAGCGGATGAAAAGGTCAGCGTAATCGAGTCTGTCAATCCAATTGCTCCTGTGACCGTGATCGTGTTGTCTGAACAATTCAGATTTGTCACGCTAGTGGGCATGAGGGCCATGGCTGTGAAGCCATCAGAGATAGTTTGACCAGTGGGGGAAGCATAGCTGAGTGCTGCCGTGCCGAGTGAGATGGTGATGGACGTTGCAGACCCGTCACCGTGCAATTGGACGCCGAAGTTGATGGACTGTTTGATAGCCATTTTAGTATTCGTACCCGCAGATGGTGACGTTGAGGATGTTGGTTGTCGCCTGATCCAAGTGACTGACGCCGATAGTCTGCGTACCGTTGCCGAAGAACTCGATGCCGTCTGGAATATCTATGACAACCTCGCCGCCTGAACCCGACGTGGCGTTCAGCGTATTTGCTTCAGGCACCAAGTACGCGATGGGGCTGGCAGCAGTAGTGGCTCCAGCGGTGTTGTGGCGCAGAGCGATGCGTGAAAACGCGATAGCAGCCGCACCGGAACGCACGCTTACACCGATTGATGTGATGCGAAGAGTCTTGCCGGATGTGATTGTGTAACTGGTGACGCCAGCCGTGTTGACGCCCTGCTTGTTTTGAGCCATGGACAGCAGAGCTTCAGCCGTGACGCCCGCTGCTGCGAGTGCGGTAAAGGAAACGTAGGTACGACCCGAATCCTTCATGTCCTGCGTGGTGAGCGCACGTGCGCCCTGCGTTGCCTTGGCGACGGTGTTGACCGCGTTACCGCCAGCCGCATCGTCCAGTGTCATGTGCAGGTTCGCACCGTTAGCTTGTCCCACGGTGGGAACAGGCTCTACGCTGACGTCGTTCCCCTCCATGATGAACGTGACGGTGCCCGTTCCGGTAAGCTGCGGATTGAGGCGTAGACGCATGTAGGATAGACCTGCTACGTCGAACTGGATAGCGCGGCTGCCGACGCCGTTTGTCCAGCCTGTAAGTGCGGTGTAGCCGTCAGCGATGGCTCCTTGAATTGGAAACCAAGCTGCGCCGTCTTGTGAAACTTCAAAAAGAATTGTGCCGCCCGTGATAGAGCCGCTGACCACGAATCCTACTTCAACGGAATTTGAACCAGACAACGGCAGAGTCCATGTGGTGTTGAGAGCAGTGGCACTTGTCCAAGCAGCCGTGGTGCCTTGCAAAGTGCCAGAGTTGAAGAACAGTCCAACGAAAGCTGTGCCCTGACCAGACCAAGCCGAGGGGAAAGACAGAATCAGGTTGCCAAAGCCGTCGAGGGAGGCTGATCCGCCAGCCGGAAGTGCTCCGACTACGTTGTTCAGAGTCGCGCTGTTCGGGAGAGTTCCAGGGTTGACAACTTGCCCAGAGTCCAACACAAGCTGAAACAGTTTCGCGAAGCTGTACGTGAAAGAAGTAGCGACGTTGTCGCCATTCAATAAAATTTCTACTGTGACCACTTGCTGGATCGCCATAGTGTTTGACTGCCTCCTGCCCAAGGAACGTAAAGTGCGCCGACGCATCGGCTTGCGACAAGGGCAAACTTAGGGATTAGTATTCGTACCCCACGACGCACACAGTCGCGTTGCCAGTGTTCACCTGCGAAAGTGTGCTGATGCCCACTTGCTGACCAGCCGCTATTTCTAATCCATCTGGAAAAACTTGCTCGGCGTTGCCTACGTCAGCCGTGCCTGAGGTCGTAGATGGAGAGGCGAATAGGGTGCAGTAAATCGGCGAGGTGACGAGGACAGCCGCAGCAGCGCGGATGCGTGCTTTGACTGCGCCGATGCCAGTATTGACTTGCGAAGCCAGCGTCATGCTCTGCATGCGGAACGTTTTACCAGCCGTCACGGTGTACGAAGTTCCCGTTGTCGTTGCACCGTTCTTGGTGATGCTCATCGTCTGCAAAGCTTCCGCCGCTGGGGCTGTAACGTTGTCGATATACAACACCACTACGGTGCGACCAGAGTCCTTGAGTTCTTGCACCTTGGTCGGTGGTACTCCGTTGGATTGTGCCGCGAAACCAACGGTGACCGTGCCCGTCCCTGTGATAGCTGGGCTGAGTCGGACGCGGAAGTATTGCCAGCCTCCGATGTTGAACTTGAAGGAGATGTAGGTGCTGGCTTGGAACGTGTAGGACTGGATGTCATTGCCGTCAGCGGCATAGTTGACACCTGAGGCTGCGACCCAGTTGGCGTTATCGTTGCTGACTTCGAAGTTGGCAGCACCACCCGTGATCGTCGTCGTCTGGTTGAAAGTGACTAGGATAGTGTTGTACGAAAAGTTCGCACTGAGCAGGGTGACGGCTGTATTGTTCGCTGTGGCAGATGTCCAAGATGCAGCGGCGGTGTTGCTAGTGCCGCTGTTCGCTTCCTTCAAAGCACCAATGGCGTCAACCTGCAAGGGCGATACGTTACCCGTGGTGATTGTAGTGGGGGTCGTGTTGAACTGTCCGGCGATCAGAAGCTCGTTGGCAGGAGAGGCTGCGTTTTGACCCGCAGCATCCATCGCCGCGCCCGTATTTCCGACAATGCCAACCTTCTGCACACCAGCCGCAGCCGTTACGACAGCCACACCTGCCACTGCTTGCAGATCGTGATTGAGTGCGCCGTGTAAATCGGTAACGGGCAGGACTTGATCGCCTGTCGTGTAAGTGACAGTCGTGTACGCGGTCTCAGCAATCGCAGGCAGTACGCCAAGATTTTGAGCGTTCGGAGCCGCGTTATTGTTGGTCAAGTTGCCAACGACTGTGAACGGTGCGGCTGGGTTTGTCACATTGACGTTCAGCGACGTGCCTGTCGCGGTGATCCCGGTGACGCCAGCGAACAGAGAAGAGTTGACGGCTGGAACTGCAACGGCTGCTGGAGCCGATCCGAAGTTTACAATCGCCGTGGCACCGAGTGCTGTACCTGCGACAGCTTGCAAATCTTGGTTGAGAGCACCGTGCAGGTCCGTGACGGGAAGCACCATGTCGCCCGTGGTGTAGGTGACGGTCGTGTACGCAGTCTCAGCAATAGCACCCAGTACGCCAACTAGCGTTGCGGTAGGAGCCGCGTTGTTGTTCGTTAGGTTTCCGTCAACGACCCATGGGGTTGTGCTCTGCGTGACACCCACGGTCCCTGAGATTGCTGTCGTGGAGAGGGAACTGACAAACGAGTCAGCGGAGTATCCGATGGTGACCGTTCCCGTGCCTGTGATTGCCGAACTAAGAAGAACTTGAAAATACGGAATGGCGGTTAGGTTAAACTGGAAGACCGCGTAGGTGTTCGCTTGAAGCGTGTACGTAGCTCCCACCAACGCCAGCGTGGAGGTGTTGAATCCTTGAAGGTTGAAGAAGTTTACGCCGTCGAAGCTGCCCTGAAATGTGACCACGCCGCCTGTGATCGTGGTGGTCTGTGACAGGGAAATGTTCAGGGTGTTGTAGGAGATGTCATTGCTGACCAGCGAGGCGACTGTGTTGAGAGCAGTGCTGCTGTTCCACGCGACAAACGAAGGGTTCTGCGAACCTACGCTGATACTTGCCGTGATGGAATACTGTGACTCAGGCATTGGATAATCCCCTACAAATCCCTTAGAAAGTCAAAAGAAAAGGGGCACCTTGCGGTGCCCCTCGTCCGAATGCCTCAACTTCAAGGCACGCCCTGATAAAGATCAAAATTGATGACAGGCAGGATGGGTACGATCAAGCGGAAGGCACCGGAGTTGAACCGGAGAGGTTTCCCTCCCATCGCTTTATCAGGGCGTGCTCAATGACCTATTGAGATTACCTTCCGAGAGCAGCCCTGCCTGTCAAATGTCTAATACCCTCTCCCCAACAATTCAGCCGATTAGATTGCAGCGGCTTCTTCTGACCAGCGGATGGAACCAAAAGCCTTGGAAGTACCAGTGCCGAACTTCTGAGCGGCAAGGGTGTAGGTGTCTCCAGGTGCCCCGGCAGCCATGTACTGCAACAGCATGTCGGTGTGCGCGGGAGCCGAAGCAAGCATAGATGACCAAACCACGGTTCCGGTGCCGATAGTGACAGCAGTCGCCGTGACGTCACGCTTGATGTGCGAACCAGTCGGAATACCAGTCGCCGTGAACGCTGCGCCCGTGAGGGTTTGGGGGTTCTTGATGAGCACGACCTTGACCTGCGAGCCGTCTCCGTACGCCTGAACCTCGCGGATAAGGAATGACTCCGTGGTTGAGTTGGACTGAATCGAGATCAGCGGTACCAGCGTGGCGTTCGGCAGTGTGATGAGGGTCGTGAAGCCGGAGTCGTCAGCGAAGTAGTTGATTGACTGGGCATACTGCTCATCCGCAGGAATCGTGACCAGCGAACCGCCCTGCGACACGCGCAGAAGTTCTTGGTCGCCAGCGGTGTAAGCCGGGAGGGTGACGGTCGGGAACGTGCCGGAGTCCGTGACTGCGATCAACGCGCCGATGTTGTTCGTAGTCGGAGCCGCGTTGTTGTTCGTCAGGTTGCCAGCGATTACCCAAGGCGTGGTGCCCTGCGTGACTGCGACCGTGCCGCCCGTGACATCCACGTTCAGGCTGGAGCCTGTCGCGGTGATGCCCGTGGTTCCGGCGAAGATTGAAACGTTCGCGCCGATTACGTTTGCAGCAGCGGGTGCCGTACCGAAGGCGGTAACAGCAGTCGCACCCAGTTGGACGCCAGCCGAAGCCTGCATGTCGTTGTTGACTGCGCCATGGAGGTCGGTGACTGCCAGTACTTGGTTGCCCGTCGTGTAGGTGACGGTGTTGTAAGCGGTCTCAGCGATGAAGCCCAGCACGCCCATGTTGTCGGCAATCGGGGCTGCCGTGTTGTTAGACAGGTTGCCAGCAACCGTGACGGTAGTCGTGCTACCAGTCAGGTTGACGTTCAGCGCACCGCCCGTGTTCGTCAGAGCCGTGGTGCCTGAGAAGATTGAGGAGTTGACAGCCGGAACGTTTACAGCGGCCGGAGCCGAACCGAAGGCGACTACTGCGGTCGCGCCAAGCTGGACGCCAGCAACAGCCTGCAAGTCGTCATTGACTGCTCCATGCAAGTCGGTGGTCGCCAGAACTTGGAAGCCGTTCGTGTAGGTGTTGGTCGTGTACGCGGTTGAAGCAAGGAAGCCAAGCGTGCCGAGGTTGTCTGCAACGGGCGCTGCGTTGTTGTTCGTCAACGTGCCCATGACGTTCGTGGTGCCCGCGAACGTGGCGTTGACGTTTAGAAAGCCGTTTGGAGTGGACGAGAGCGGCTGGAAGTTGCCGTTGCTGTCCATGCTGCCGACTAGGATGCCCGATGTCGGGGACGCTGTGCCATTAGCAGCAAATAAAGGCGATTCGGTGTTGTTGTCGTACAACCCGGAGACTGTGACTGTCGTGTACTGGTCAGTTCCGGGGAATAGTGTCAATGGCATATAGGGGAGTCCTCTCCAACTTCGGGTTCAAAATCGCTTCTATCTGAGGGAATGGTAGTCGAAAAAGGGCTATCTCGTTAGAGACACGTGGCTTGTTCATCCCAAGCAAACGAACACCCAGCTATTGATTTTGGGGTGCCCGTGGAGACAGCGCCGACATAAACGAGGGTGATGGTGTCCGGCGTCCCTCCGGTGAATCCGAAGTGCATCTCATAATCGTGACGCTCGTGGTCAGCGCCGACGAACCCGGAGTCAATGAGCCTGCCCCCGGTGTAGGATGTCGCGGAGACGTCGTACTGGGCTTGGGACGCGGCGTCCACGTTCACGAAGCTCGCCCCGGTCAGCGTCGCGTTGAGGAGAAGCTGGTAATGGGACAGGTTCCCACCGCTGAGGAAGTCCGAGTTCCTGAGAGTGAATGTGACAGCGGTCGCCGCAACCTTTGGCCGGATGGACAGCAGGGGCACCAAGGCAGCCGTGGCGTTCGTCTTGAGCGCCGCGCCCGTGGTCGCACCGAAGCGCAGGACGTTGATGTCCGTCTCTTGGTCTTGCGTGAGCGTGACGATCTTGCCGCCCGTGGTAACCGAGATGTTTTGGAGTACACCGTTGCAATCCGCACCGCCGATGAGGATAGGCTGGATGCAGGTCGGCGGGACGTACGCGGGCGCTGGGCAGATGGTGCTGCCTGCTGCATACAAACCCTGAACCTGAGGGTCCATCCAAGCCGCTGAGGTATTGCCCGGCTGCGAGATCAGGAGCATTCCGGGGTGCGTTGGGTGGCTGATGTTGGTGACAACCGGGGTGCAGGTATCGGTCGCAAGTTCGGTCGCCTCAATGACGCCTGTGCTACCACATTCAACGGTCAGCGTCGCACCGCTGCCGACCACCATCGTCGCTACGGTGTTCGTGCCGGACAGGATTTGGTCAAAGTGTACCGTTGTGCCTGAGGTCGTGTAGTAGGCGCTGATGTTTCCGCTGCCATCGGTCTGCCAAAAGACGTTGGACGAACCTGCCGGGGGTGCCGGGGTCAAGTTGTTGAAGTTCGGAGCCGCAGGGCCAAACAGAACTGCGGTGCCGTTGACGAATACCTCGTCAACGTCGGGACCTGTCGGCAAGAGGCACGGATCAATCTTGCAGTCGGGGCCAAGTAGGACTATAGCGCCGGGCTGCGCGGGGCAGCAGCCGTCAACGGCGGGGACACGATACTCAGTCCAGAAGGGCTGGTTCGCTTTGTCCTTGCGATTTGCCAGTATGCTGTAGATGGGAGCCATTACTGGTTACCCCCTTGGCGCATCTGGTCTATCATGTCGGGGCTGAAGCGGAGGTTACGTCCAATGCGAATGCACGGAATCTTGCCTGCGGAGGCGAGGCGGTAGAGAGTCTTCGGAGCGATCTTGACGAGCTTCGCAAACTCCTTGATCGTCAAAAGCTCGGTCTGGGAGCCTTTTTGTGTTCCAGAAGCCATTTCCTCAGTTTTCCCCGCTTTTCACTTAGGGGTTTGGTAGCAGGTTTTTACTTTTGATTAGCCGAACAGGGCTTCCATATCGGTGATGAAGGCTTGCGCAGCGACCCCGATCAGTTGGCGGGGGGCCTGAGAAGGCGAGACGTTGGTCTCGCTATAGAAGAGCCAAACCTTGCGGGCTGCCGGGTCGGTCACGGTGCCGGAGTCGGCATTGCTGTAGCCGTTTGTGTTCAGTGTCGCCAAGCCCACATCGCCGCTCGCCCCGCATCCCGCCGTGCCGTAGTCTGCGTGTGTGAACGGTGCTGTGAAGCTGGCGTAGCCGGATGGGTCGGAGGGATTTTTTGAGACGCTGGCGATGGTCACAGTCTGGGCGTTGAGGAACGTCGCATTCACCAAGCCAGAGAAAGTCACGGTCATACCTACGACCCAATCCTGCCGGGCGGTGACAGTCAGCACGTTGGACACGATTTCAACCGCCGACACGGGCGCTGTGATAGCGGGCATGGTCGCCGTGAAGGCTCCAGGCGTTGCTGTGCTGACGTTCACGATCTTGCCGTTCAGGAATGAGGCATTGGTCAGCCCGTTAATCAGGGCGGCGTTCATGTTCGCTTGGAAGGTGTTGACGCCAGTGACGGTGAGCAAGCCGCCTGCGATTGCGATGTTGGTGATTTGGGGCATGCGGATAGTGGGCTGATCCGCTTCAAGATACTGAAGCCCGTTGACGTTGATCATCACTTCCTTACCGTGTGGGTCAAAGGTAAAGTCCGGCTTGTAAATCCAGAAAGCCGCGTGGATCGTCGTGTTTAGTTGGAAGCCCGCTTCAAACTGATTCAACGGCATGTACCCCTACCTATGGTGGGAAAGCCCACGAATACCAAGTACTCGGGCTGGACAAAAATGTCCATTTCGCTGTATACTATTGCTGTGAGAGACCCTCTAAAATGCCCACGGTGTGGGCTTGGCAAAGACACGGACGGCGACGGCGATTGTCCGGTATGCGCCCACTGGGAAGACGGTCGAGAAGTCGGCCCGGCGCTCGCTAAGCTGATCCGCAGGAGCAAGAAGAAACAATGAGCCGCACCTACTCGCGGAGGACATGCCGATGCGGGCGGGAAGTCAGCGCCAACGGCGCAGCGTGGCACAACCACATGATGGGGCACGTCCGCAAGGGCGAGGCAACCAAATCATTCGTAATCTCCGGCTGCCTCACGCCGGGCGCTGGTTCACGGTACACCGAATTTCGCTGGATAAAGGAGCCTGCTAATGCGACGAGGAAGTAAGCCCGCTTTGATCTACGACGAGGTTCGCAAGAACGCAGACGGCAAACCGCTGCTTCTCGGCATCAACCTTTCCTCGGACTTTTGCGCCGAGCACGAGTGGGGCATCAAGGACATCAAGTCCGCTTTTGGCATCCCCGAAAAAGGTTACGGCTTGAAGCGCCGCCAGATCACAGCTACGCCCAAAGGACTTGCATGGGTGAAGTACGCTGCCAAGACCTACATGGGACGTTACGACGTGGAACGAGGTTTGGCGAAGAAGGTTGGGGATGTGACTCTCAAGAACGAGGGCTTTGTCTTCCATGGCTGGTACGGATTGGAGCCAGAGAAGATGGCGGTCTCCAGCGAGTTGTCTGGCGCTGGTCTCCGGGGCGCATGGTCGGACGACGATTTCGCTGCCGTGTCCAGCAGCCCGGAGGACATCGTCGCCCTCAAGGAAATTTTCTCCGCGTTTGAAAACAAAAACATCGCTGTCTGCTTCTCCGCTGCACTGCCCGCTTTTGACAACGCAGGTCTCGTCTTCGCCATCGCCGACCGCCTGCCCGAGAGTGTCACCGAAGATTGGGACAAGTACGACCGGGAACAGGAGAAGATCAAGAAAGAGTTCACGGCGACTGGTATTGAGAAGCTTCTCGCCGATGCGGGCAAGCGGTACTATGCCCTTTCACCACGCCGCCGTGACGACGGTAGTCTGTGGTACTGGCTGAACCCTATGGAACAGCAGCAGCACAACTACGGCTGGTTCACTCTTGAAGACCTTCAGGCATGGGCACGCAACGAAGGTCCGATCCCGATGAAGCAAAAGTAGTTCAGTATTAGACGTGATGGAAAGACCATCACGAATCATTGACGCAATCCGTGCTGAACTCGGACCGCACCTCGTCAAATCCAACTACCGCAAATTTCTCCCCAAGGACGCCAAGCCGTCGTGGGGCACCTGCTACGTGGCGTCCGAAGCCCTGTACCACTTGTGGGGTAAAGAGAATGGCTTCACGCCCGTCCGCATACCGTACAAGGTCAATCGCACTATGAACGGGCAGCACTGGTTCCTTGAGCATAGGCCTTCGGGGTTCCAAGTGGACATCACGGCAGACCAGTTCACAAAGTCCCCGCCGAACCGGGTGCCGGACTGGACGAAGGCGGTTCCAGCCGGATTCCTTACCAAAAAGCCCTCCAAACGTGCCCAACAGATCATTGACGTCGTCCGCAAAAAATTTCAGTTTGATAATTGACAGAATCCCCTAACTACGGTATTCTCCCTTAGAGAGACTTTGACGGTGGCGTTTCCCTGCGTCCGCAGGGCGACATCCCCTCTTAGCAATTTTGGTCGTGCAGCGGTGTTTAGCTGACGGATACTTCTTCCAATGAACAGCCCGCTAGGGCTGCGGAGGCTTGCCTCCTTTCCGTTGCTTATTGTTCCCTGCCGACAATTCTTGTGTGCGGCGGTTTTTGGTTACGGTTACTTCTGCCTGTAAAGCAGACGAGCGGGGTTCGACCCCCCGGCGACCCGTGAGGGTCGTGGCGTGGGCCTAGTCAAATACCGAAGCCTATTGTTCCCCGCACCTAATTTCACTCAGCACCAAACGGGACGCTTGCATGAGTACGCTGCCCGTGCTGTTGCCGAAACATGGCGTAGAACCAAGCGATAGGCACAGCAAATTTTAGTTCAAAGAGGTGAACTATGGCATCACTCAACACTGCAACGAAGACTGCAAAGACTGCAATCAAGACCGCCGAGGGCGGCAAGGCTGTCAACATTGGCAAGGCGCTTCAGCTTCAGCGCTTGCTGAACGCATGCCTCCTGTGGGAGGACAACTTTTACTCTGACGGCGAGTCCGTCGCCAACGCGATGCGCAAGCTCGTGCGTGAGGTTCCTGCCGAGAAGGTCGCCGAACTCGCGATCAAGGCTCGTGAAGAGCAGAAGCTTCGCCACGCCCCGCTGCTCATCGTGTACGAGATGACCCTCGCCTCCAAGTCTCACCGTGAGCTTGTCGGGGAGACGCTCGCCCGTGTGGTTCAGCGCCCGGACGAGATCACTGAGTTCGTGGCGATCTACTACAAGCTTGGCGGCGGGAAGCGTCCGCTCTCCAAGCAGGTCAAGAAGGGTCTGGCCGCAGCCTTCAACAAGTTCAACGAGTACTCGCTCGCAAAGTACAACCGTGATAAGGACATCAAGCTCGCGGACGTGCTGGCGCTCGTTCACCCGAAGCCGAAGGACAAGGAACAGGGTCTTCTTTTCGCGAAGCTTGCGAACAAGGATCACCTGCCGAAGAAGACGAAGTACGCCGCGTTTCCGGTGGCTAACACCTACCGTGCGCTCGCAAAGAACTTCGTCGGCCTCGTCACGCCGGACACTTGGGAGGTCGCACTCTCTGGTGGAGCGGACAAGAAGGAGACTTTCACTCGTCTCATCGCCGAGGACAAGCTTGGTGGTCTGGCAATGATCCGCAACCTGCGCAACATGCAGGAAGCGGGCGTGTCGGATGCGGTCATCAAGCAGGGTCTCTCGCAGATGAACGCTGAGCGTGTGCTTCCGTTCCGCTTCATCTCGGCGGCGAAGTACGCTCCGAAGTTTGAGCAGCACCTTGAGGCAGCGATGTTCAAGTGCCTTGAGGGCTTCTCCAAGCTGAAGGGCAAGACTGTGCTGCTCGTGGACGTTTCTGGTTCCATGGACAACAAGGTCGGCGGCAAGTCTGATCTCCAGCGTGTGGACGCAGCCGTAGCTCTCGCAATGTTGCTCCGTGAGATCGGCGAGGACGTGGTTGTCTACTCGTTCTCGGACAATGAGGTTCTCGTTCCGACTCGTCGTGGCTTCGGCCTCGCTGAGGCGATCAAGAAGTCTCAGCGCCACTCCGGCACCTACCTTGGTCGCTCTTTGACTGCGGTGGCTCGTGCCGAGAATGACGCAGACCGTGTCATTGTGATCTCGGACGAACAGGCTCACGATAACGTCTCCAACCCGTTCCACAAGACCGGGACGAAGGCATACATGCTCAACGTCGCTTCTGAAAAGAACGGCGTCGGCTACAAGAACGGCTGGAACCACATTGATGGCTGGTCTGAAGCTTGCGTTGACTATATCCTCGCGGAGGAAGGTTCTTCCCGCGACTAACACAAAGGGGGCACCGAAAGTGCCCCCTTTTGCATCTAAGGACATGTGGACATAGAGAAGCTGGATGCTTCGTGGAAACGTACCGAAGCTCAGTGGAACAAAGCGAAGCGTTTCTGGCACAAGTGCAAGGTTGTAATAGGCACTATCATTTTCATCGGGATTGTGATCGCCGCAATAGTGGGCATCCCGTACCTCGTTTGGGACATAGCAGTGCATCCCGTGCAGCGACAGGCGTTCGGGCATGGCGTGGTCATCAATGCAAGGTGGTACCTGCTGTGGGCTGTCGTAAGTTGGGTTGTAAGCTGGGTGGTGGGCAAGTTTCATCGCAAGAAGTCCACTGAGCCAGAGGAGATTGAAAGTGGCACATTACCACAAGAGAGTATTCAAGGCAGTCAACCGAAAGATCGACGGAAAAACCACCGTCGTGTACAAAGAAGGCGTTAACGGCACAGGGATCACCCTGCCGTTCATTTGCGGGTTCTGCCGGGATCGTGACGGCAACCCGACATTCGCGTGCCGCACGCAAAACGAGCGGAACCATCACGCGTTGGACTGCCCCGACAAGGGCTAAGATCACGGCGGGCGGTGCTAGAAACGCTTACTTCACCGTCAAAGCGAAAACAGCGTTTCACCTTTGTTCCCCCGCCATCAGTATTAGAAAAGATCAGAGGGTCTGGAAAGAAAACGGAGAATGGGACGCCCAGACAAGCACCACGGGCTGATACCTCACCCGCCGTCTGAAGAGGCTCCCATTCATGGTGGGAGCCTCGGTACTTTATGGGCATAATTTACAAAGCCACCAATACCGTTAACGGCAAAGTCTATGTCGGCAAGACGGTACTCACCCTCTCTCAACGCATCCGCAAGCACCAAGCCGTAAGGAAACATCCTCGCCAAGTCATCCAGAAAGCTCTCGCTAAATACGGATTTGACAAGTTCACGTGGACAGTGTTGGAGGCCGTATCGGACGAAGCCCTAAACGACGCAGAGAAACGGTGGATTGCTGCTCTCAACTCTACGCACACGAACATCGGGTATAACCGATCTGAGGGTGGAGACGGAGGTCGGCGAACTGTTCCAGACTCTCCTGAGACTAGACGCAAAAAGTCCGTGGGTATGCGCGGAAAGCAGAATGCAAAAGGACTTAGAAAAACTCCAATGTCACAGGCTCATAAAGACGCCATAGCACTCGCCAATAAAAATCCTGAGAATGGACGTATTCAAGGACGCAAAAATACTGAAAACGGACACATGCAAAAAATGCGACATATCCGTTGGCATGTTCACCGTGGTATTATTATGCCTAGCTGTTCTTTGTGCCAATGAATGGACACTCTCGATGAAATTTTCACGGATGTTACTGGCTTCAATTTTTCTCGCCTTGCCATTGCTGATTGCCGCCCCTAAACCTAAGAAGGGACAGACACAACCGGACGCAAAGCGTGTCGCCGAGATTCAACAAGCCCTCACCGATCACGGCTACGATCCAGGTAAGACTTGGCGGGAGACGAGGGCAACTTGCCGCAAAATCGCCGACGAACACGGCTGGCAAAACATGTTTGCACCTGATTCCCGAGTGCTTTTCTTGTTAGGCCTCGCACCGAACCTCAACTTGACGGAGGCAGACCTGAAACCCAACAGTCTAGACGAGGACGAACGCAAGTGGGTTGAGCAACACGGCGGCGAGCAAGCGAGAGATGCGGAATGAGCAGGAAGGTCGGATTCACGGGCACGCACAAGGGCGCTCGTCTCGCCGAGCTTGAGGCGTTGTCGGAGAAACTGCAAGCCCTCAAGGAAGCGGGCTTTGACGAATTCCACCACGGCATGTGCATCGGAGCCGACGAGCAAGCCGCCCGGATCGCGAAGGTGATCGGTTTCCGTGTGGTCGCCCATCCCGGCTTGGCGAAAGACCCAACGAACCTGATGTACCGCTCCGAGTGGGATGGAAACGACGAGGTGCGTGAGGCGAAGCCGTTCATTGAACGTGACCACGACATCGTGGACGAAACCGAGATCATGCTCGCCACGCCTCTGACGCACGAAGAAACTATCCGATCTGGAACTTGGACAACGGTGCGCTACGCAAGGAAGCAGGGACGTGTGGAAGGAACCACGCTGCACGTGATCAAACCAGCATGGGAACCGCCGAGGTGGGCACGATGAGCATCAAGGAAAACCGATTCGGTGGAGTCATGATTGAGTACGGTGCGATCACAGCGCTGTTTGAGGACATCCCAGCGTCCGAGGTCAGCGTCACGTCCGGCGCACAGTCGGCGTTTAATGCCGCTCGTGCCTTCATCAAAGAGATGGTCGCCAATCAGTGCAAGCTCGCCGGGTGCAAGTTGACCGGGCATCCCTACGGCGAGGGGGATGAACACTCGCACGAGTGCTGGTTCGGTATGAGGCGGGACTTCTACGCGGATAGGAACGCAAAACGTGGATAAGGCTACTGAAGAAAAGCAGTGGGAACTCTGCGGCTTCTGCGGAGCGCAGAAGGTACCAGACCAGCGCATCGTCGCCGAAGCCGGGGAAGAGTACGCCCGCCAGCATCAGTACTACGTCTGCCCCAACGCCGGGTGCAGCAAGCTCAACAAGCATTCCGAATGCCTGCGTATGCCGTTCGTGGACGGGGCGTACTACCACGGGATTTGCCGCAACGCAAGAGTCGCCCGCTATGTGGCTGCGACCAACCGCTTCGTGTACATGCGCCAGAAGTTCGGCTCCGTCTTTCCAGAGGGTATCGGACACGCCGAGAACGACAACGGCTTTGACCTGTTCAAACCCTTCGGTCTGCTGGAAGCGCCGCCCTTTGACATCCCGCAACTGACTGAGATTTGACGACTTAAATCACTAGCCAAAACTCGTCTCTTGGCTGTATACTACGGCTGGAGGCGACTCATGTACATTGGGACAATCGTCAACGACGGCGAGATCAAGGACGTTGACCGCTTCGTCGTCAACACCGTAACTGGCAAGAAGCTTGACCTGAATGCAAGTCTCAAGATCGTGAACCACTCCCCCACGGGCTTTTGCTGGGGGTACGCAGGTTCGGGTCCAGCGCAACTCGCGCTCGCCATTATGCTTGACTACTTCAAGGGCGACCGTGAACGTGCCCTGTCGTTGTATCAAGATTTCAAGTTCAAGGTCATTGCCCGGCTTCCGATGGACAACGACTTCTCGCTCACCGACCGGGAAGTAGAGAACGCCATCACCGAGATTGACATTGCGAGGATGCGAGCATCCGAAGGCTCGCCCTCCCGAATCAAGGACGACCCCGACGAAATGGAAAGACTGATTCAACGGGATAGCCAGTAACCATGAGTAAGACGTTACCGCTGCGGTATTGGAATGACCCCATTTTGTCCGTGATCTGTGATAAGATCGGGGACGGCGAATTCGGCTCGCAGCTTGAGGAATTCGGGCGGGAACTCGTCACCACCATGACCGCAAAGAACGGCATCGGGCTGGCGGCACCGCAGGTCGGCGTGGCGAAGCGTATGTTCGCCATGGGATTCCCCGATCACCGGGAAAAAGACCCGATTGTAGTTTGCAATCCGATGCTGGTTCTGAACGGCGGGACGACAGCGGAACGTGAAGGTTGCCTCTCGCTGCCGAATGTCTACCAGCAGGTGTACCGAGCGGCGGGTGCCACGATGCAGTACCAAGACCCGACCGGGAAGCACTTTGAGATGCTGCTGACCACGGCTTGGGATGCGAGAGTTGCGCAGCACGAATTTGACCATTTGAACGGCATCATGTTCTTTGACTTCAAGGACAAGCGCCCGGAACCTTGGGGCGCAAGAATGAGTAAGCAGATGAGCAAGACAGTCCTTCGGGAGTGGGAGAAAATGAAGCAGAAGGGATTTTGATATGGCAACAACCGACTTAGACGGCACGAACCTGATGCTCCTGCGTGAGGGTACACTGGTGACTCTTGTCCTCGGGGACAAAAGCTACATGGGCACGCTCAAGATGCGCAAGACAGAGTCTCAGGAAAGCTGGTACATCTCGCTGGCGGACGGCGGTGAGATTGAGATTCACAAGCGTGAGGGTACGGCAACCGCATGATCACAGGCACGCTTGATCTACCGAAAATGGATGGAATGGAAGTTCGCCCCGGAGTTGTGCTGATCGGAGAGCCGACGCCGATGCCCGGCAGCGACAAGCTGCGGTGCTTGGCGAATGTTTTGGGTGCTTTGTGCGTTGTGGAACTGAGCCTCAAATTTAAGGACAAGGCAGCGGAATGAAGAACGAATTCACAGAACAGCGATTTGACTACTCGCAGGGACGTCCCAACGCCCCGGAGTTGACCATCACTGTCGGTCTGTCCGGCTGTGGTAAGTCCACGTGGGCGAAGCAGGAAGTAACCCGGAACCGTGGCGACATCGTGCGCCTGAACCGTGACGATATGCGCAAGATGCTGTTCGCTGACGTGCCGTGGAACTCGTTCAACGAGAACCTCGTGCGCAACTGGCAGCAGGAAGGCGCTCGTCAGGCGCTCCAGATGGGCAAGAACGTGATCATTGACGACACCAACTGCGTCCGGCGCACCCGGCAGGGTTGGGAAGAGTTTGCACAGAAGAACTTTGTCAAGCTGCGCATCGTGACGTTCAACACGGACTTCAAGGTCTGCGTTGAGCGTGACAAGGGACGTGGAGTGATTTGCACCGCATGCGGCAAGGCTAACGGCGTAATGGTCGGTGAGGGCGTGATCGCAAAGCAGCGGAAGGATTTGGGTGACAACAAGGTGAAGGACAAGACTCCAAAGGTTTACAAGCTGACTCGTCCGTTCTTTGAGCGTACTGAGTACCTCAAGAACGGCGGGTGGGTCACCCGTCTGCCCAACGCCAAGTGGGTGTTGGTGGACGTGGACGGCACGCTGGCGACCTTCACAGCCAAGGACGGCACCTCGCTTCGGGGTCCGTTTGAAGAGCACAAGGTGCTCGTTGACGAACTCATAGAGTCCGTCGCCGAGATGGTTCGGTCGCTGTACCCGACTCATAACGTCTGCATAATGTCCGGTCGCCACGACTTCTGCGGCGACGACACCTGCGACTGGCTGGAGATGAACGCTGTCCCGTTTGACCACATACTGATGCGATACAGTGGGGACAACCGCTCCGACGCTGTCGTCAAGCAGGAGTTGCTGGACGAACTCACTGCCGTGATAGGCAAGGACAACGTGGCGTTCGTGATAGACGACCGCCCACGTGTCTGCGACATGTGGAGGGGCAACGGTCTCACGGTGAAGCAGGTTTACGCCGGAGAGGTCTTGGAGAACCCGACCGTCAAGCACGCAGACGGCTGCGCCTACGAGAATCAGAAGGGTTACAGGCGTTGCCCCGATTGCGGAGCATTGGAGTATTTTTGATGATCCCTTACGGCGGTCCCGTCATTAAACCTCCGGTGCAGCGGGTAGACCCGCCGTCCCCGAGGGAGCGGCGACAGACGCAAAGGCTATTGCTTCTGTGTGTGTTGTTCGCAGCGGGTTTGTATCTTCTGCTGGTCGGCTTTGGCGAGGATGGCTTCAACGAATCCTTCGTCCAGTCGTACCAGCACTACCTCGCCAGCATAGGATTTTTTGCAGCTTGGCTGGCGGTTAAAATATGCTGGACGAAAGAGTAGTCTGATGACCCTGAAAGAGATCGTCAAGGACAACAACAAGGCGCTGTTCTCCCACTACCGTGACGGGAACTTCTTCTACGTCGTGGAAGTGGGAGGCAAGCGCTACAGCTTCCCCATCTCGCTTGAGGAAGCCAAGGGCGCTACGCTGTTCGCCGAGTTCAAGGCGATCACGCTCATGCGCTGGATTCGCAAGGCGCTTGAAGCCAAAACATTCCAACTGGCGAGGTAACCGCATGTCCGAGATTGCCGACATCAAGCAGAGGCGGGAAGTGGTAGAAGCTAGCTTGGAACTCAACGGATACGTTGAGGACTTGCGCAACAAATTCAAACTGTCGCCGTTGCAGATAGTGGTATTGCTGCAAGAACAGGCGCAGATTTACCTCAAGGCAGTGGCACGGAGGGCACTTGGAAAACGTTAAAGCCCCAGCGCCGAAGGTCTTCTACTTCGGCTGCATGGGAGGAAAAGGGCACCGCCTGTACGACGCTGACGGCGAGGACATGCGCCGCATCGTCACGACCCCATGGGGGAACCAGATTGACGGCATGCTCGCGCCGGACGGTCTCGTCCTACGGAAAGTCGGCGAGGGCGAAAGGATGCAGCCAGAGGGCAGGGCGCTCCTGCACCACAAGGAGGGCTGGACGGCGATAGGCTTTTGGGACAGGAGTGGCGATCAGCGCTTCAATTCCAACAGCAACTTCCTCGTGCGAGGCACATACACGTTTGACGAGATGCTGGCGCTGGCGAAGGCTCAGTTTCCCGGCATTTTCGCTACGATCAAATTTCCAATCACTGAAATCAAGTAGACTTCAGTTCTTGCTTGTGGTAACTTGGGGATAAGTCAGGTGTGGAGAAAAGGTGTTCTATGAAACGAGCTATTTTAGCTGCGTTCGCAGTTATGTTTTTGTGTGCGTCTGTTGGTAAGGCACAAGCCATTCCAGCAGCAACGTCCATTTACGATGAGCATTTCCGCTTCCTCACTGGCGTCAGTGGCGGGGGCGATCTCGGCAACTTGTTCCTGTCTTTGAACGCGGGTATGGAGATTCCGGTCACGAGGCGGTTTGAGATTGATCTCGGAGACGGGTTCTCTCCGGTGTTTCATGTGAATGGCATCGTCATCCCTTTCGAGCAGCACATTAACCTCGGCACGGGATCGGCGAACATTGCCAGCGGCGGCGTACTTGTCTGGGTCTCGCCGGGCAGGAGTCTTGGATTGAGTGGCGGCGTTGACTACTCGTCCTACAGCGTGAACATCCACAAGGGCAGCTATTACGCTCACGGCGACTTGGTGTGGCGCAAGATTGCATGGGGGATGCCGACACGATTCAATTTCGGCTACTTCCAGCAGTTCAACAACGGAATCGCGTGCGGCACCATCGCGGCGTGCTCTCTACCCGGTGCTAACGGCACCGAGACAGACCACGTGCAGGGCGGTGAGTTCGGTCTGACAACTCGCATGGGAGCCGTTGGACCGACCGTAATCAGGATGACGTTCAGCACCAACGTGGCGCACCTACTGACACAGGGCAACCAAGCCTGCGATGGGAGCCTCGGCGTCTTCATCCCGTCTTGCAAGCGCGGCAGCACGGTGGGCGGTGGCGCAACAATGGGAGTCAGCTTTGAGTTCCCACGTCATCGTGGAGACGAATACAAAGCGTTCTAACCCCGCTCTAGCGGACGAGTGCGCCGGGGAGAGAAAGTTCTTCCCGGCGTTTTCTTTTTGGTGTACTATACGAACATGTGCGAAGTGTGCGTTGCAGGAGCAGCGGCCGTGTTGGTGGGCTGGCGGTACTATCGCTGGCATGTGATTGAGTTTTGCAGGAGGGCAGGATTATGGCTCCTAAAAAGAAAATAGTGCCCAACAAAGACGTAGAGAAAGCCAAAGGCGAGATTGGCGATGCCGCTCGTGCTGTCGGCAAGGCGGCAGAGGCTCTGCGGAAGCAGCCTGTCCTTACCGTGACAGACCAGTACGGCAATCCGTGGGAGCAGGTCGTTGAAGACGTTGACGCCTTGGATCAGGAATTCGGCGAAGAAGAAGTTCTTCAAAAAGAGAGCTTCATGGATTTCTTGCAAAAGAAGCTCAAAAGTGGTGACACCGAGGTGCGTGTGATGCAGATCGGACCAAGAGGTGAGCTAATTGATGTCTCAGACAAAATCAAGGCGGGAGACCTTAAACCCGAGGACATCACTAGCATCCGAGACGAGGATAACGGGAGGACTATGCCCCTCGGTCGGAACCGACAGAATCGCGAGGCGGCCATGAGGCTCCTGCAAGAAATGGTAAGCGGTCTGCAACCACCGCAACGACCGAGCCTAGATGGCTGGAAACCAAGACCAGTAAAGGGTAAATCGGAGTCAATTCGAAGAATGGAACTGATCTTAGAAGATAGTGACAAAATCCTAGAACACTGGAAAAAATGACCCCTCCTCGGTATTAGACCCGAGAGGGTCTGGTACCGAAAATGATACTCCTCAAGAACATTCTGCCTTACGACTTGTTCAAGCGCATGCTTGACGAGGGATACATCCGTTCACAGGTACACCCCCTCTATCCCGAGTTGGTGATCTTCAACTACACCGAGGCGGCGCAGTTTGACCGCCTGTGGAATGAGGCGACCAACGTGTGCCGTGGCTTGATCGTGCGGCTCGCGAACGGCGTGCTTGACGGCGATGCCGAGGTCGTGGCTCGTCCGTTCAACAAGTTCCACAACCTGAACACTGCCTACGTGCCGGAGACGATGGAAGAGAACTTGCCGAACGAGGCTCCGCTCGTGACCACGAAGATGGACGGTTCCATGGGGATCATCTACGAGTACGACGACAAGGCGTGGGTGGCGACTCGTGGATCGTTTGACTCGGATCAGGCTCGCCGGGCGACGGCGTGGTATCGTCAGCACGCGGCGATGTTGCCGCAGGGTTGGCCGGACGGCGTTACGCCCGTGTGCGAGATCATCTACCCGGAGAACCGGATCGTCGTTGACTACGACTTTGAGGGGCTTGTCCTGCTCTCAATCATAGACAACGAGACTGGGAAGGAGTTGTCGCGCTTTGATGTTGAAATGTGGGGTGCGATCAACACGCTCCAGGTTGTCACAAAGTTTGACAAGTCACTCGCTGAGTGCGCAGCCGAGAACACGCTGAACGAGGAGGGGTATGTCCTGACCTACTCCAACGGCGTGAAGGTCAAGGTGAAGTTTGCGGAGTATGTCCGGCTCCACCGTGTCCTCACTGGGCTGAATCCGAAGGCGATCTGGGAGATGCTTGCCCAGAACGGCGGCGAGGCAGTTGACGCAATCCTCGCAGACCCGAAGATGCCGACCACTTTCATCTCGTGGTTCAAGGGATGGGTGGATCAGCTTCGGGGGAAGTATGCGGAGATTGAGCGTGAGGCGCTGGCTATTTTCGCAGCACGTCCGCAGTCGTCTGTCCGCAAGGATCAGGCACTCTACTTCAAGCAGACACCGCTGCACATGTCGCTCCTGTTTGCAATGCTGGACGGCAAGAACTACGCCGGAATCATCTGGGACAGGATCGCACCGAAGGGTAACCAGACGTTCAAGAAGGATGGGGAGTAACCTACTGATTTTAAGGTGGTTATTCCCTAGCCTTTTTGGCGGACTCCGCTGTATACTACTGGTGGAGGCAACAGCCTCAAAAGTTTCGGCGGGGCGTTCCGTGGCGTAACTGAAAGGGCGGCTCGAAAAGTCTTGGCACTGCGACCAAGGCCCCAAAGTTTGAGCAAGGCAAACCATGATGAACTTCTGCACAGCCTGCCAGAAACCGTACGACGAAGAAACGCCGTGCGACTGCGACGCGGCTGGGCTGCAACCTGTTCCGGCGTTCACTCAATGGTTTGAAGATCAAGAAGACATTGACTTCAAAGATTCACGAAGAATCAACAATGACTGATTCCTTCCATCTCGCAGCGCACGTCAAGGTGATGCACACCCTTGAGCACCACGGCTTTGAGGCTTTCCTCGTCGGTGGCTGCGTGCGTGACCGCCTTCTCCAACGGCAATCCAAAGACTTTGACGTGACGACTAACGCCACGCCCGATGAAGTTCGTGCGATCTTCCCCAAGACCATTCCAGTCGGCGCAAAGTTCGGCGTCGTGGTCGTGGTGATGGACGGTGTTCAGATTGAAGTCGCCACCTACCGTGCTGATGGCGCATACACTGACGGTCGGCGACCGGATGAAGTCACGTACAGCAAGAGTGCGAAGGACGACGTGACTCGCCGGGACTTCACCATGAACGGCTTGCTGATGAATTCCCTCGGCGAGATCACTGACTACGTTGAAGGTCAGGCAGACATCAATCGTGGAATCATCCGTGCCATCGGTGACCCGAACGTGCGCTTCACTGAGGACGCACTGCGCATGCTTCGTGCCGTCCGTTTCGCAGCACAGCTTGGTTTTGAAATTGAGATCAGGACTCTTGAGGCAATCAGGGACAACGCACGGCTGCTCAAGGTCATTAGCCGGGAGCGTGTCGCTGCCGAACTGTTCAAAATCTTCTCTGCACCCTTTCCCCTCAAGGGAATCGTGCCTTTCATTTCCACCGGGCTGTTCCGCTACGCCCTGCCGGACAATTTCGCTGAGCAAGCGAACATGACACGCACGATTCAGCGCTTCGGCACGTTCACGGCAAACAAAGACGCCATGCTCGGCATGGGAATGTTCTTCGCCGATCTGGAATACCTCGGACACAATGCTGACCGCTTGGCAGATTACCTCAAGCTGTCCACGGCGCAGAAGGAAGAGATCGTTTACATGCGGTACCACGTGACCCGTTTCGGGCAGCACTTGACCGGAGACCTGTTGACCGAGGCTACGCTCAAGCGCAAGCTGCGCACGCCGGGCGTTGAACTGGCGCTGGAGATCATGACGCAAAACGAAGTCATGGGCAAGACCAATTTCGGCTTTGAGGCGCTGATGGGTTTTGTTCACAAGGTCAGGGCGTACACACCGGAGCAGATCAAGCCGAAGCCGCTCGTCACGGGCAAGGACTTGATTGATGCCGGGATACCAGCCGGACCGATCTTCACGAGCATCCTGTTTGACGTGGAGAGTCACCAACTTAACGGCGTGTTCACGACGAAAGAGCAGGGCATGAGTTTCGTGCGTGAGCGCACCTACCAAGACACGCTCAAGGAATGGAACTACATGGGCTTGTCCACGGCGGAAGTGCGGGAGCTAGAATGATCACCCCACGCTTCAACCAGATCACTTTCCTGCACGGGCGGGATGAGCTTCCAAGCGGGTACATGGAACGCTTGGAAGCCATCCTGCATACGTCGTATCCGACCGTGCTCTTTGCCCGTCCCTTTGTTCCGTCCGATCTTGACACCAAGGATGCGTTTGAATTCGTGCGGAGGAACTACGCCAGCCGGATACAAGCCGACTCGCTGATTGTCGGGCTGGAACGTGGGGGACTGATCGCATGCGCCATACAGGACGCCTTTCCTGCGCTGCGCTTGTCCGTATTCGCCATCAACTCGCCCACGGAAGAGGATGGTCTCTTTGCGGAGCCGTCCGTTCCCCACACCCGTTTCGCCCTGTATTCCAGTGCCTACCCCCCGATCAAGGGGCGCTGTAACTGGAGCACGACCACACCCCTCGCATACGACGTTCCGTGGCTGGCTCCCGGCTGCAACGTCATATACCCCCTCGCCTACCTGATCTCCGGGTACAGCCACGGCGCTGACATGGATAAGCAGGTTGCTATGTTGTTCGGCGACAAGCTATAATCAAAGCATGGACAGAGCAACGCTACGGTTTGACAAGTGGCCCTCGCTTTTGCGAATCGCAAGGCATGGCTACAGCACCGCCAACAAGCGCAAGGACGATGCGAAGAAGGCGGGTCAGGAGCCGCAGTGGACTGAGGTTGAGCGTGATCAAGATTGCAACCTCACGTCCATCGGGCACCAACAGGCATTTGATCTAGGCGTGGGAATCGCCCTGTCCGGCGACCCGCTGCCGGAAGTCATCGTCACATCACCGTACACCCGTGCCAAGCAAACCACCGAGGGTCTCGTTCGTGGTATCCAGAGCGTCCACCCTGAGTACAATCCCACAATCGTCGTTGAGGAACGTGTCCGTGAAATTGAGTTCGGGATCATGGACGGCATAGACCGTGCCACATTCCGCAAGCTCTTTCCATCCGAGGCGGATCGCCGGGAACGTGACGGGAAGTACTATTACCGTCCGCCAGGTGGCGAGAATCGCCCCGACGTGCGCCTGCGAGTGCATTCCGTCCTTGACACCCTGAACCGTGACTACGTCGGCATGAACGTCCTGATCGTCTGCCATAGCGTAGTCGTGCTTGCCTTCCGCAGTCTGATAGAGCGCTGGGAGGAGGCCGAGTACCTTCAGGTGGACAAAGAAGATGACGTTAAGAATTGTGGGTTGACCACCTACGACCGTGTTGACAATCGGAAGCTAAAACTGCGAGAATACAACAAGGTCGCTCCGGCATCTAACCAAGAAGGGATGCAATGATCAAAGTAGCAGTGTTTGAAGCAACAGGCTTGTCGCAATGTGACGAGATGAACAAGTTCATTGACAAGAACGTTGAAACCTTGATCTCTGTCCATACGTCGTCATCAGCGACCCAGTACTCAGCCCGAAATTACGTCACGATTGTGTACTACCCGACGCAAGAGGGACAATGACACTCCACACTAAACTGAGCTACGCCAAGAGCGGCGTCCGCATCATCGGTTACGCTTGCCTGATCCTCGTCGGCGTCGTGACAGAGACACCCGGCTTGTGGATCGGCGGCGGGCTGCTCCTCCTCGCGGAGCTTCTCGGGATCGCCGAGGAAGCTTGGCCCGGCGCTTACAAAGGCACCGAAACAGACGCCAAATGAGCACCACCCTCATGATGAAGTGCTTGTACCGTGCTGATGGACTTGTGTGCGGCTCCGGCATGCTTTACAACTCCGTCACATTAGAGCCGATCCTACTGGAAGGCACGAGTGTCTACTGCCCAGCGTGTGAAGGCAGGGGCATGCTCATAACATCCGAAGGGCGTGACGTACTTGCGTTGCTGGAGAAGTTTGGCAGGTCTCAACTCCGTGATATAATTGAAGAGATTTTAGAGCGATGAACGAAAACGAGTGGTCTTCTAAGAAACTGCCTGAGTACTGCGGGAAGCACGGCGGGGCACGGATCGTCGGCTTCGTCAACGGCGTAGGCGTCTGTGAGCATTGCGTTGATGTTGGTGACGATTATTCCGAACAGCGAGACGACCTCTGCGTAACTTGCGACAGCACCGGGGAGATTGATGGGCGGGTTTGCAAGAACTGCCAAGGCAAAGGTTACGTGCAACCCCCTAGTTCCAAATGACTTATACCTAGACGAAATCCCCTTCCCCGCTGTATACTTACGGTATGAGCCAGACTGCATGGAACCCGCGCTATCTCGCTTACTGCCGAGCGCACAAAAAGACCCCGGAGCAAATGCTGGAGCACGACCGAGAACAGTATCCGGGCGGCTGCATGTGCGGCTACATTCTCTGGCACAGCGCCAAGCTGGCTGAGGCGAAGCGCACACACCCTGAGTTCTTTTACATTGGATTCGCTGGCATTGACGGGCTGCTTGATCACAAGAACTACGACAAGTGGCTGAATGCGAGCATACAATGAGCATCTACAAATCAGATCACCGCTGTGACCGCACGCTGAAACAGATTCTCGTCGGATTCTTTTTGCGCCGGACGTGCCCGTCGTATGTGACCTACCAAGACCAGCGGCACGAGTGTAAACTCCTGTCAGGGCACAAGGGGCGGCATGGTGATGGCGAACTGTTTTGGGGATACGGCGACAACTGGCTGGAGATGCCATGAAAATTGAGAAGCTGCAACCCGGTCAGGTGGTGTTCAACGTGGTGCGCCAGAACATGGGCAACACGACCATGAAAACCACGTCCGTGTACAAAGTCTACATCAAGGAAATTGACCCGGAGTTTCAGTGGGTACTGGCTTCGTGGAACGGCAATCCGGCACGCAAGTTCTACAAGCGCACGGTCAGCAAGTGGCGTGAAAAGAAGCCCGTGATGATCACCAGCCCGATGGGTAGCCAACGTCTGGCAACCCGTGAAGAGATCAAGGCGATGGAGCAGAAGAGTGTTTGATCACGTACATCACGGTCAGGTGGACTCACACCGCTACCGCAGCTACTACGACGCCCAGAACGGCTCTAATACGCAATGTGCCTATTGTGGGAGGGTGATCCGGTACTGCTACGCCATCCACAACCAGCACGGCAAGACTTTCGTGATCGGCTCCTGTGATTTCGCCCAATACCGAGGCACCAAGCTGTACGCCCAACTCAAGGCAGCGCAAGTATTGCAGGAAGCCCTTACCAAAAACATCCGGCACGACCTCAAATTCTACGGCGACAAGGCGGAAGTCCGCGAACGTCGCAAGGCTTGGGCACGTGCCCGGCGCAAGGGCGAGAAGCTGGTGCGCACGTGGGTCATGGTCAAGGGCGAATGGCTACCGGAGAGCCTCTACAACCTTCGTCGTGCCGCCGAAGAGAAACCCCGCCAATACAAGCGGCCATCCGCCGCTCTCCGCTGGTATCAGCAACAAACCGAAAAAATAATCTCCTTGACGAAAGACGTTCCCAGTATTTAACGTTCTACGAACCCCCCAAGTAGGAGAGGTCACTGATCAATGCCACGGTTCTTGGAAGACGAGGACTTTATTGACCGCGAGGACGAGGACGAAGTCCCCGAGGACAAAGAGGACGACGACGAAGGTCTTCTTGAAGAAGAAGAGACCCTTGAAGAGCTTGATGTGGACGACCGTGGGCATGTGCGCCCCCGTCGTCGCCAGCGCGACGAGGAAATAGACCCCGAGGAGTACTGAATCCTTTCGGTCAGTGGGGGCATCCAATGCGTATGAGTGGCACCGTGAAGTGGTTCTTGATAACCGCACTGCTGCTCGCTGCTGCCATTTTTGCCTACGTCCGTATCGCCGACGCCCTTAACGATTACGAGATGCAAATAAGCAACCCCGGTGAGACCCAGCCTGAGACCCCAACCCCGCCTGCACCTGACGCCCGACCTTGGATGCACGATCAGTTGATCCGCACCTAAAAACGCAGTATTATAGAAGGTATGAGCCAAAAAGTTGATCGCTACTACGTTGACTCGGACGGCAATCCGAAATCAAACATCGTGATTAGAGATCGGATTTCCCCGCTTGGGAAGCAGACTTATCCCACCGACATCGCTGTTGAAGTCACGATGGGGATGTTTTCCAACAGAGAAACAACCGTCGCCATCGCGCATGCCATCTGCCAACTCCTGAACGAAGAGTAACCCCTAAGCAATTCCGTCCTTGTCGTGGCTACCGTCCCCTTTCATAGGAGCCATGCGAGAGCGCCTCATATTCGAAACCGACACCGAACGGGCAGAGGTTCGCAAGTCCCTGTCCGAAACGTTTCCGCTTGGCAAACTTTGGTACGTGCCGGATGACACCGATTTTCTCATGGATGCCGAGTTTCCTTGCTCCGAAGAAGCTTTCTTCCGCTACGCCCTGTTGGCTCCAGGCCCGCACGGGCAACTGGTTTTCTCCTGTCTTCACCTCACTCTGCTGATGCTTGACCCCCCACCGTGGATGATCGCCGAGCTTAGCAAGCCCCAGCGCCAACTCCCCGCAAAGACCTGAAAAAGGGAATTTCCTCGCTACCGGGTACTGTAGTGTGGGCAGCCTTATCGCCCTAGTGCAGTCAAATCTAACAGTGAAGTACAGTGAGGTTCTATGTCTCAGCAGGAAGCCGTTTTCGGCACAGCACGTTCGTCTGTTGTAAAATCCACCTACAAGCACCTTTCCGATGTTCTCTCAGCCTATTGGGCTGGCAATCGTCTTGGCAATGGACTGGTAGACACCATCCATAATTCGCCACGTCTTACCCAGTGGGCAAAGACGGCCGAGGGGTATCGCATCTGGTCAACCGATGAGGCGTTATCGGTGACTGTGACCCCGGAAAAAATCTATACCACCAAAGGGAACCGTGTTGATCCCGTTCAAGACGGCCTCCCGGCGCAGACGCTATACAACGCCATCCAGACGGCACAAGCCATAGTCAACACCAGCGGTGCGGATGAAAAAGAGGACGAATGGTTTGAGGAGGACGAGGACTTCTCGGGCGGCGCGGGCTTGGATGCCGCGTTGGCGGAGACACACTCCGAGCCGCTCGTGGAAGATGACGCCGAGCTTATTGAAGATGTCTGCCTAGAAACTATCTCGCCCACGCCCGACACGTCAATCAGCATGGACACGGAACCGTACGATCCCGAGCGTGTCTACTCGCAGGAAGTGATCCCCGAGAGTTTCACGGCGCAGGCGAACCGCAAGAACGCCGCTACGGACGGCGTTGAGTGCTCCTACTGCGGTAACCTCAACCGTGCTGCGTACAAGGGCACCTGCCCGAAATGCCCGAAGCAGACAGCAGCGGAAGTCGCTGCCATGAAAGAGCCGAAGAAGGCGTCTAAACCCGAAAGTGCAATCTCCGAGGCATGGCTCATGGCTCGCCTTAAATCGCTCCAAGGCCGGGTTCTGACCATCCTAGACGCCTCCCCCATCGCTGACAAAGCTCAGCGGGACGCAGTGAAAACACTGCTCAACAAGGAATTCCGTCGTGAGATGAACAAGGTCAGCGACGGCGGTTGGCGGCAAAACGACCCAAGGTACGAGGAATAACCATGCGACCCAAAGAGACCGAGATCGCCAAGGTTGTTCGCAACTGCGACGGCTCCATGGACATCACTTTCCGTGACGATTCCAACGCCCGGTACGCAGTGTTCACCATGCAAGACGGTGGCAAGATCAAGTTCAAGGACCCCAAAGGGGCGTACCAAGCCAGCAGGCGAGTGGTTGAGGTTTCCATTCGCGGTTGACGGCGTATTAGACTAGGTGCCAGATCAAGAAAATTTCTCCAGTTGCCCTCTGTGGACGGCATACGCGACAGACGAAGGTCTAAAGACCGACGTCCGTCCGTTTGCCGCCCTCAGCAGGGATATGCTTGAACGGCTCTACATCATCCGCAAGTGGCCGATTGACGCTGTAAACAATCCCATCCCCCTAAAGCTGCCTGACCTCGTTCGTACGCATCACTACGACCCGTTCACGCACAGTCTCACCGATACCCCACTGGTTGTCAAAGAATTCCAGAAGCAAGCGATCCTCCACCTCGTCAGGATGCCTCGGTTCATCCTCGGCGATGCCGTGGGTCTAGGTAAGACACTGGACGCCCTCGTGGCGTTCGCCTGGCTCAAGGCGAAGAACCCGCAGGCGAAAATGGTCGTCGTCACCACCAAGTCCACCACGTACCAGTGGGCGGACGAATGCCAGAAGTACACCAAGCTGCGGCCGAGAGTCATGACCGACACGTACAACGGGATGAAGTCCAAGAATGCCCGCTACGCCCAGATGCGGGACTTCCTTGAAAAGGACGATTACGACATCCTGATCTGCAAGTACGACTCGCTCAAAGGCAACCGCAAAATTATCATGGTGGACGGTGTGAAGCAGCGTGAACGTGAGTCCGAGGAAACCACGTTTTACAAGGGCATATTCAAGGAGCACCGCAGCAAGCTGGTGCTGACGTTGGATGAGTGTCACCGATTCCGCAAGACCGGAACCCAGACCCGGCACTTCATCGCCCGTGTCTGCCGTTTCCCAGAGCGTGTGTGGGCACTAACAGCGACAGCCATCAAGAACGGACTGGACGAATTCTACTCCATAGCGCACGCTATCGGCGTGCAGCCACTCGGCCCGATGACCCAGTTCTGGGAGGAGTACTGCCTGTGGCGTGAACAGCACATCGGAAACGGGCGTAAAATCAGGCTGATTAGAGGGTATCAGAACGTCGCACACTTCAAGGAACAGTTGCGCCCTTTCTTCCTTGGGCGTTCACAGAAGCAGGTCAACGAAAAGCTCCCTGCGCTGACTACTGTCTATCACCCAATTGATCTTGACGAGAAGCAAGCAAAGTTGCTCATAGAAATTCCGCTGGGTTTGATTGAGCTTCCGCCGATCTTTTTCAAGGTCGCCGGAGAAGTGTTTGAGAAGGAGCGTGACGCCTCCAACGAGATGACCCAGCTTTCTTGCCAGCAGCTTGTGGCAAACCACTGGGCACTGCTTGACCGCAACACCCCCGAGACGTTTCTCACAACACAGCTTTCCCCGAAGGAAGATGCACTGCTGGACATGCTTGACGGCGAGTACCGGGGTGAGAAGGTCGTGGTCTACACGAAATACCGAAGCTGGATTGATCGCCTCCAGTGGCTCACCGAGAACGGGAAGTTCACCGAACGTAAGTTCCTGCGCATCACAGGTGCCGAGAATGAAGCTCAGCGCAACGAGAACAAGCGAAAGTTTCAAGACCCCAACTCCGGCTACGATCTGATCGTGGTCAATGCGGCGGGTATGGAGGGCATCAACCTTCAGCAGGCGGCGCACATGGTCATGCTGGACGTGCCGTGGTCGTGGGGCGATCTGATCCAGCTTGTGGGACGCATGGTGCGCATGGCTTCACCACATTCCGCCTGCACGCTGCACATCATGGTTGCCAAGGGAACGATTGACGAGTACGCTATAGACACGCTGCGGGGAAAGAAGGGGGTCTTTGAGGCCATCTTGGGTAATAGCCACTCGGCTGGTATCCTAGACAGTGGAGACAGTTTAGACTTACAAGCAGGCATGGAGGTCGCCGGGAGCGACACGGAGTTCAAGAGTTTGCTGAAGGCGTACGCCAAGAAGATAGGCATGGGAAAGTACCTCAAGGGCGACCAGATCACGGCAGCGCAGGATTTGGAATATCAGATGGGGTTTGAGCGTGAACCTGGCAAGAAGAAGCGCAAGAAAAAGGAGCAAGACAACTCATGGGCATTTTAGAGATACTACTTCCGTTCGTGTTGCTCGTGCTGGTCATGTTGGGCATCAAAGCCGTGTGGATGTCCGGCTTCGTCGCTGGCACTTTGGGCGAGGCGAAGCTCTGGATTGACAGTATAGACAGGCTCTTTGTACCGAACTGGCAGTCCTTGCCTGTTGTGATAACGGCGGACGATCAACCTCTGACCCCTGAACAAACCAAGTGGATGAACCAAATCTACGTGTCGGCTTATGACTTGGCGCTGACGACCATCAAGGTAGAAATCGCTGAGGCACGCCGTGACATAGTAGCAAAAGCGGCAGCCGAGGAAGAGCAGCAGCGACGAAGGTTTGAACGATGAGTGATCCGATCAAAGGTGACTTCAATACATTCTCCGAGTTCTGCCACAGGGAAGACCCGGAGCCTTACCCGAAGGGGAAGAACGGGAAGTTTCAGTGTCCCTGCTGCCTGCACTTCACCCTAGACGAGGTCGCAGGATACGACATCTGCCCGGTGTGCTTCTGGGAGGATGACGGAACTACCAGCGAGCACGGCTTCTCACCCAACGGCATATCCTTGGATCAAGGTCGGATCAACTACCTCAAGCTGGGTGCAAGCAAAGAACGGGATGTTCAGTATGTCAGGAAGCCTACGCCCGAGGAAATTCCAAGTATTAGTGAGTAATGGCTAAAGTCAACAAGCTCGCTCTGGCACGCTTCGCGCTGCGCATGACTATCAACCAATTGGATGATAGGGAACTGCTGTGCGTCCTCACCGATCTGTACACGGGCGTCTCTGGCGCTGACCAGCCTCCCCGTTGGTACGGTAATGGCAACGGCACAAGCGGCCTTGAACAAGGCATCTACAACCACATGACGACGTTCCGTCGTGTGACGAACCTGTGGACGAAGATCAGCCTCCTCCTCGGTGGCGACAAGGACAAGCTCAAGCAAGAGACCATTCGGGTGCGTGATCTTATCGTGAAGCGGCTCAACGAAAAGGGCGTAGACCTGAAGGAAATTGAGGTAGAGGAGCCGAATGAGTAACGCAGTTTCCGGCGTGATGAACGCCCTGAAGGCCGAAACGCTTTTGGAAGGCTCACAGCTTTTTGACCAGATTGAGAAGCTGCGTGCGAATGTCTCGTACACCACGGTGGACGGGAAGCTTGCTTTTGACGATTACTTCAAGACGCTTGTAGACGCCATTGACGCTATCCCGAAGCTCCAGCTTGAGGATGACGTTGCCCCCGGAACCGAGACCACCTACACCATTCAGCTTACCCAAGAAGTAGAGCGTATCGTTGACGAATGCGACCGGATTTTCCGCAGGCTGAACCAGTTTGAAGGGAAGCTCCACGAGGCAGAGCGTCAAGTCCTGAACCAGAAAGCAGAGTTCGTGGCATGGTACATGCTCGCCGCGGCGACCCTGTTGAAGGACTTGGAGGACATCAAGCTCCCGCAGGCGGAGATTCGCAAGCTGGGCGAGGCTGAGTTCTCCCGACTCATGCACGGACTGGATGTCGCACTCGCAACGTTGCTTGACGCTGTCAAGATTGAGACCAATCGGGCGTCGCAGCATAAGGCTTCGCAAAAAGAGAAGTACAACCTCGGCAGGGATCAGGCAAACGCAAGTTGGACAAGTTCGCTCCCGGCGTTCGGCAACGCCTTCACCGAAGACCGTGGCGACGTGTCCGGCGTCCAAGAACTGGACGAAGAAGACGTACCAGCGCAAGTCAAGGCAGCGCCGAAGGTTTCCATCGGCGACACGCTGCGCATCATCAAGCCCGAGGATGCCGAGATCAAGGGCACGTTCGTGAAACGTGGCGACCCGGCACCAGTCAAGGTCATCGCAGATAGCGTTCCAGTGCTGAAGGATGGCAAGCCGTACTGCGACATGTGCCACGAGCCTGGTTGCCCGTGGTGCTATCCGAAACCGGAAACGAAGGTGGCTGTCATACCCAAGTCCCCACGTAAGAGGCTCATTGAAGAAGAAGACGAGGGGCTGTGATTAACTGCACCCCAAACCGTGACCGCTGGAAGATGCTGACGCTCGCCCTGCATTGTGTCGCCCTAATCTCCCACTTGCTTGACTTGAAACATAACCGCATGAGCGTTGAGGAAGACGGTCAGACACGGCTCTTCAAGATGACGCTGAAGGATCGTGAGGATTTCGTCAAGTTCGCCGCGAACCTGCGCTGGCTCATCACTGACCACAAAGTCGGCGACAAGGACTTCTGGGGTGGCTACAGCGAGTTTCAGTACACAGACTACGAATTCCGAACTCTCTTTGATCCGTTCTACAGGGAGCAGACGGAAGCCATCGTCACCTTACTGGAAAAGATCGGAAACGGCGAGGAACTTACCGAGGACGAGGCTAAGACAGCGATAGATTTTCTTCACTTGCTTAACGGTCGTGCCCTTGCGAGAATAGACCATGGAGGATGCTTCTAATGGCAACCGCAAAGCAAGCCCCGGCTTTCCGCACGACAGTGCATGCCGAGCTTCGACTCGCCACCCTTGAGGTGGAGCAAGGTCATTACCTAGACCTCGTTGCGTTGCTCGCGCTGATCCCCAACCCGAACCATCGTAAGTTCGTGCAGATTCTCCACGAACACAAAGCGCAGATCATTGAAGGTTTCGGTTCCAGCCATAACCACCAAGCGTGGGAGGGCGGCTACCTTGACCACGTGGTGGAGACCATGAACCTCGCCTGCCAGCTTTATCACACGCTGAGCGGGCTTCGCAAGCTGCCGTTTGCGCTTCACGAGGCGCTGGAAGTCATGTTCCTGCACGACATTGAGAAACCGTTCAAGGTAGGCGACAAGCTGCTGTTCAAGGGGGATTTGTCACCTGCTACTAAGGGCAACCGCAAGGCGTTCCGTTCCTCGGTCATATACAACTACAAAATTGTCCTGACACCGGAACAAGAAAACGCCCTGCGTTACGTGGAGGGCGTGCCGGACAGCGAGTACACACCGGGTGAACGTACCATGGGCAAGCTTGCAGCATTCTGCCATACCTGTGACATCCTCAGTGCCAGGATGTGGCACGACAAGGGCGCAAATGTCCCTGCTCCTGACTGGGAGTGAGTATTATTCAGTATGGCTAACCTACTGAATCCGATCTATCTTGATGATGCAATATCCCCGGACCCGATCATTTCAGCCGACGAAAGCGAGCTTTTTCAGTCTCTCCATCTTCAGATGTGCGCCGAAACCGGGGCAGACCCGGCTTTGATCAGCGTCCGTCGTGTCATGGACTGGCTGAATACCACCCCGAAAGTTAAGGCTGCGAATGCGTGATGTTGAGGTTCTCGTCAACAAGGATTTTGAGGGTCCAGACATCCTTGAGATGGCTGAGAACATTCCTGAGATAGACGAGACGATCACCGTCTATTGGTCAAACACCCCCGACGAGATCGGCACGCTCCTTCGGTTCCCCAACAAGAAATTCATCCTGTATGTCCGTGACTTGCACATGCGTGACCGCACCGTGGAGAAACTTGGTCTTTTTCTCAAGCTGGAAGAGCCTGTGGTCAACAAAGCGTGGGCATCCCTTGCAGCCCCAAAAGAGTACGATTGGCGCAACTTCTGCAAGCAAAACGAACACGGGGTGTCCACCCGCAACATCCTGCTCAAGCTGGCGGCAGACTCGCTGCGCAGAGGCAATCGTCCAATCATAGCCGATCTCATTGAGCCGCTTTTCCTCGGCAGGATCAGTATTGTAGATGTGGATGTACTCATGCGCCTCAGAGGCAGACAGAAATGACCGAGAAGCCCACTAAATTTGAGCTTAAGATCGCGAAGGTGATCTGCGATGCGCAGGGCGACTTTGATTGGAAGTACCTCAAGGACGTGAAGGGCAACCCGTCCACGGCGTATGCCTACTACGACTACATAGAGACGGCACGGAAGGTCATCAAGAAGCTGGGGCTAAAAGCGTGACGCTGAAAAGTCGGAAGCCTGACGTGGCGTGGAAGTGGCGCAAGTGGACGTTCGGATTCTGGACTGATCCAGAGAACTGGACGGCGTTCGGCATTGACGTGGGTCCGCTGGAGATCGTCTGGCGGTACGAGGGGTACAGGCAATGAGCAGATGTCCAACATGCGGCACAGAATTTATTGAGGACATGTGTCCCACTGCGGTAGCGTACCGCAAGCGCCAGAAGGCACGTCGTGTGCGGGCAGCCAAGAAGGGTTGGCGGAAGAGGAAGAATGCCGGGCTATCACACAGTAGAAATCGCTAAGGGCGTCCTCGGCAAGAGCAGCAAGATTCAAGAGGAGCTTGACGAGCTTCTGGATGCTGAGAAGCAGGGTGTCAAGATTCTGATCCACTGCGAGCTTGCTGATCTTTACGGCGCTTTGCGTGAATACGCAGCAACCCACGGGCTGACGATGGAAGACTTGAGGGCTATGGTTGATCTGACCAAGAGCGCCTTTGAGCACGGAGAAAGATGAAAACTCTCGCTCAAGAAATGGCGGAAGAGAACGACCGCCTCAACATGCGTATCCGCTACCTCACCACCATGAAGGGCAAGACGTTCACGATGGGAGAGGCGCACGCCTTGTGCCAGCAGCGGGACGAAGAACTCAAAGCGCTGAAGGAAAAATATGGCACTACCGAAATATCCTAACCGGGGCTTTCAACCCGAGAGGGTGACGTTTGACAGGCTTGTCGTCAGTATGGACGCGGCCGTCTCTGACGCCGTCCTGCACGATCTCGCCGCCGTGCATCGTGATATGCCACTGAGAATGAGCACCGTGTTTTCAGAGCACAGTTCTATTGCCCCTCACATGTTGTTTAGCATGCGTGCTTGGTTGCTGAAGAGCATGCACGTTGAGAAGGGTGCCCGGAAACCGTTCCTTGTTCCTAAGACGTGGTGGGATCACGCCAAGCATGACATGCTGGGCAGCCCGAACAAACGGGTGGTATGGTTCGCAAAGCTGTTCACCGCCCCGGAATACGACACGATATTCCAAGAGGAAATTTACGAGACTCGTGTCTGCCCACATGACAACACCTACCTCCCCGAGGACAAGCAGCACATTGAGTACCTGCTGTGGAGAAACGATGAGTGACCTCCAACTCATGGCGTCAATCTCCGAGATCGCCCTCGGGCTGGCAGTTTTGGCACGGGTTTGGAGCGTAATCAAATGGCGATAGACTGGAAGAAAGAACTAAACCTCATCAGACGATGCTGGTGGTGGTGGATGAAGGTAGGCTTCATCGCCGCCCCGTTCGGCGCAGTCTATGGATGCGTGACGGTGTACCTTGGGCACGAAAGCTTGTCAGTCCTGATCCCCCTCCTCGTCGCAGCCCTCCTCACCATCTACAAAATTCAGGGGATGCCTCCGATTGAGTGATGTGGTAGACTTAAATCATGAAGTATGTAGGCACACTTCAGTACGCACGACTTCTTGACGCACGGGAGTACTTTGAGAAGTATGGGTACAAGTTTGTGGATGCACCTTGGACAGTGTCACGTGAAGCAGTCCTCCTCACACGCCCGCCGTGGGTGCAGGGCGAGCCTTTCAGCTACGCCGCAGGCGGTGTGTTCCAGTTCCCAGTCGCTTCAGCAGAACAGTCTTTCATTCAGATGCAGATGGATGCACGGGCAGCAGGCAGTCCGATCACCGGGAGTTACTGTGCCCTGACGCCGTGCTTTCGCAACGAGGCTATTCTCAACGACCTGCACCAGCCGTATTTCATGAAGCTGGAACTGATCACGTGGGACGGAACGGAAGCCGACTTGAGCCGAATGATACAACTTGCACGTATTTGGTTTGAGAGCGAACACCCCGGAGATCATCCCGGCGATGACTTGATGCTCAGCATAGTACCGAACAACGATGAGGACTCGCTTGGGGTGACGCAGGCTTACGACATCACCACCGCGTTCACCGGGATTGAGCTTGGAAGCTATGGGATCAGAGAACACGCCAAAGTTGGACGCTGGGTCTACGGCACAGGACTCGCCGAACCAAGATACAGCCTCGCGCTTGAAAAAGAAAAAGCGTTCAGAACCGCCGCACGGAGACCCTCGTAATGTTCGGGATCATAGGCGGGGCAAGGCGGCGAGCGAGGCTACGACGCAGGCCCGCTTTGACCCACGTCAGCGCTCCCTCTTCGGAGAAGGACACGAGAATGAACTGGCTGATCAAAGTATTTTACATCGTCACGGGCGGTAGACCGATGAAGCGGGAGTGCTCCGCTTTTTACGATCCCATTGCCAACGAGCCTGTGTACTTTTTCCGTGACCGCCTGAACAACGTCCGCTACATGGCGACCCACAAATGGTCACGCTTCCGTGTGGAAGCTGAAAATCAGAATTAGCCTCTCTTAGGTAGGAGCCTTCGGTGAACAACTGGTACGACATCCTCGGCATGAGCCAAGTTGGTCATCGCCTCTTCGTGGGCGGATACGCCCGAGCAGCAGACCTAGCAAAGGACAACCCCCACAAGATTACTGCGGTTTTGTGCGTCCACCAAGCGATGGATTACCCCAAGAACCCCGACATCGTTTACATGCACGTCCCCTTCGCTGACGGCGCGGGCATCCCACCCAAGGCTTTTGTCAAGTGCCTCGGCTGGCTGAAGCACATGTACGAGAGCGGGCACATAATCTACATTCACTGTGCCGCTGGCATCTCCCGGTCGGTAACGATCATGGCGTCCTTCATGCACTACGAAGGCATTGCAGACTTTAACGATGCGCTTGACCAGATCAGGATGGTGCGCCCGAACGCCAGCCCTGCACCGAACGTGCTCAACTCCGCGAAGCAAATGCTTGGCGTGTACCCTTACGACGGGTCGTACGACTCCGAACCGGAGCACCAGAAGACCGTCCACAGCGACTTGATTGAACAAGTGCAGAACCGTCGTGCGGCCGAACAGCACCCGGACCCGAACTGTCCAATGCGCCAGTTCCTCTTGTCCGGCGAAGAAAGCAACGTGCCACGCCACGAGATTCCGTGTTCCTGTACGCAGTTGCTTTCGGCTCTGGATCGAGCTAAGCTTGAGACAGCGAAGCAGAGAGAGATAAACGGGCCTCTGGGTGAACCCGTAGATTTCAACACGCTTCAGAGAAAAGTTGATGACGACGCCTGAGCAAATTCTTGATGAAGCCTTTGAGACCGAGGGCGTTGCGCAGAACCACCGCGACGACATCAAGGACTACCTCCACATCCTGAAGAACCGTGATCCGAAGACCTACGAGCACAGTATCCGTGTCGGCGTGCTCGCCAGCAAGATCGCCCTCTACGCCGCCAAGCCGGGAATAAGCGCCAAAATGATGCTCTGGGCAGGCTTGCTGCACGACATCGGCAAGACCCTGGTACCGCCTGGTGTCCTGACCAAGACGACGAACTTTACACCGGAAGACTACGCTGCCATGGAGCCGCACGTGAAGTACGGCTGGGACATGCTCAACAGCGTCCACGACTGGACGGCGCACGTCATCGTCCGGCACCACCAATTCGGTCCCCATCCTTACCCCGCCGTGCTCCCGCCCCTCCCCGAGTACCTTCAAGCCAAAGCTGAGCTAATCCAGACCGCTGCCCGCCTGCTTGCTATGGCTGATTACTATGACGCCTTGACGAGCCGGGGCAACGACAAGAACGGGAAGAAGCCCCTGACTCCCAGCGAGCGCCGGGAAATCTACATGCGGGACAACGCTGACCAGAAGGAACTTGCCGAGCTTCTTGAGTCCATGGGTGTGCTAAAATTCTGACTTTTCGGTATTAGAAAGTCATGAGTGAAGTTTGTCCTAAGTGCGGTGAGACCGATCTGTCTAAGTTCTCCAAGAATAAGAGACGACCTAACGGATACCAAGGTTACTGCAAGATTTGCATGAAGGATTATCGTGCTAATTGGCTAGCGCGAAATCCGGACCAGACAGCCATACGGTTTGGAAGAAGACTCGCTTCTTGGCAAAAGCGGGGCGTGAGCATCACGAAAGAAGTGTATGACGGAATGCTCAGCAAGCAGCAAAATCTGTGTGCTCTCTGCCATGAACCGTTTGACGAACCACAAGCGCCTGCGGTAGACCATGATCACATTACGGGGAAAGTTCGGGCTTTACTACATAAACGCTGCAATGCGGCTATTGGGTTTTTGGGTGATGACCCTAAAAAAGTCCGTTGTGCGTTGGAGTATCTGGAAAGCCATCTACAAAAGCCATAGTAGGGGAAATCCTATGGCTATTGAAGTCAAAGCGCCCGGAAAGTACGACGCCTCAGCGCGTTATACGATCTTTTTGGCCGGAGCCATTGACCAAGGGAAGGCGGAGGACTGGCAGGCAAAGGTCGCTCGTGCCCTTGATTCATTTGACATTACCATCCTGAACCCCCGCCGTGACGACTGGGACCCAAGCTGGGATCAATCCGCCGACAACCCCGAGTTCGCCAAGCAGGTAAACTGGGAGCTTGACGCACAGGAAGCGGCCGACATGGTGATCTTCGTGTTCACCAAGGACAGTAAGGCTCCGATCACCTTTCTTGAGTTCGGGCTATTCGCCCCGAAAAAGGACGCTATCGTCTGCGCCGAGGAAGGCTTCTACCGGATCGGCAACCTTGACATCGTCGCCGAGCGCCACAAGGTTCCGATGTACCACAATTTGGACGAGATGATCGCCGACCTGCAAACCGTTCTGAGGGAGAAGGTCTGATGGCCGAAACAGTCTACGTGCTGATGAGCCAAGAAGGCTCCGGCAAGAACAAGATGTGGCGTCCCGTTGCCGTGGTGTCCAACCCGGACCTCGCGACCCAGTGGATGGAGTACGGCAAGGACGTGGACTGGGTTCCTCTCGAACTTGACGAGGTCAAGAACATCTCGCCGGGAAACACGCCCTCTTTCCACGCCCGCGAGACCACGCCAGGCGAAGCAAAAGCGACTGAACTGAGCGAGCGGATGGACGCAACGATTGAGCGGATGCAGAAAATCATTGACGATCAAGCGAAGCTCATCAAGAAGCTGATGAAGGGAAAGCAGGGCGCAGCCGAAGACTCAACGCCGCCGAAGCCCTCCGGCTTCGCTGAGCGCCTGAATAATGGCGATGAGATAGCCGACTACATAGAGACATGGGCAGGCTACCCCGTTGATAACGAATTTGTGAGTGAACGGTTTCGTGACCATCATGCTGAATTGAAGCTCTTGCCCATCACGGAGATAAAGCCGGGCTGGCAGGGCGCGAACGTGCGGAACCCAGCGAACGAGCGCAAGTATCAACGCATGAGTGTGAAGACGATCCCGCCGATACTCGTACAGGACGGCGTGATTGTAGACGGGCATCACAGGTTCCGCGCTGCCCAGAAGCGTGGCTTGACTCACCTGTGGGCGTATGTAGTAGACTGGGACAAGGGAGATGAACATGGTGACAGTAACGTCAACGGCAGCCGCTAAGCTCAAAGAAATCTTGGAAAAACAGGACCCGATACCTGCTGCGGTGCGCATCGGTGTGCGTGGAGGCGGGTGTTCAGGCTTCTCCTACGCCTTGGAGTTTGACCACAATCCCAACGTGTCCGAGAACGATGAAGAGATTGATTTAGACGGACTGAAGGTCAGGGTGGACAACATGTCTGCCATGTACCTTGAGGGCTGCGAGGTTGACTACGTGGAATCACTGGCGGGTGCGGGCTTCAAGTTCAACAACCCGAATGTGACACGTACCTGTGGCTGCGGAAGCTCTTTCAGCGTATAATTATGGGAATGTCAAACAGCGACGACGAAGGGGCAATCGCAGAACGCGAAGCCCTGTTGCGGTGGGCGGACGAAGCACCGGAACATCCCGGCAGCTACGAGCGAGCACCGACCGAGGAAGAATCCGCTGCGCACAATGAAACTGTGCGTAAGTGGAAGGAACGGAAGCCACGCAGGCGACCGAAGTACGACCGATAGTTATGACTAACAAGCCAAGACGGGTCATCGTTGTTCACCTCGGCACCGAACGTGTAATCGAACTAGAAAACGGCCCGTTCAAGCTCTTCGGCAAAGACACAGAATACTACGAGGGGTGGGTCATGCCTCAGCCCCTTGATCCCTACGGCGAACCATACCACATCGTCTTCACAGCAGACCGCATAGTGAGAGAAGCATGAACAATTGCTGCGCCCGTGGCGAGCACGAGGGCAAGGTTGACGAGTATTACTGTACAGACGGCGGCACGGTCTTCCTGTGCGAGCGCCACTTGCCGACAGCCAGCATCGTCGTGTATGATGGGAAGCAGCCGATCACGGTGAAGTACTACGACGAGGTCTACAGCAAGAAATGAAATTCCCCTACAACAAAGTCCTTGTGATTCAAGCGCAGTACCAAGCGGGGAAGCTCAGCCGTGAGGATGCGAAGGAGCAGCTTGCGTACCTGCTTGATCTGAAGAACGACAACGATTTTTGTGCCGAAGCAGCAGGCGAGCCGACCGAGTACTACAAGCCCGCAAGCCACGGTCCGCTCCTGCGGCTGTCCGATGTCTGCAACACTCTACGCCTTTTCGCACGACTGTTCTGCACGCCCCAGCCAACCGATGATGAATGGAAGAAGAAAGAACGCCTTGAGCACTACGAGCATTTCCAGAAGGTAGACTTGGCGATCTCAAAAAGTTCTCTGCTGGATCGCCTGTTCTTCCAAGAAGAAGGCGTCCGCACAGTTCCTTGCCCCGAGCACAAGGGACGTTGGAGCGGATGCGTTTGGGACAAGCTGCCGTGCGGCTGCCAAAACGGCGCGAACGTGACGGGCTGGCTGCCGCTGCCGGAGGATGAGGGCTACGTGGATGCCCCCGAGGCTCCGCTCTGTGACTTCTGCGGCAAGCCGCCACGCAAACAAGGGCTATGGAGCAGCCGGGTTGACAACAAGCACGGGCACCCTGAGTGCATGGACAAGAATCCAATGGTGAAGCCATGATCGGCGCAGGCACAACAGCAACCGCTATTGACTGGCACAACCGTGTGAACTACTCGTCCCAACCCCCGACCGGAGGCTGGGACTACGAAGACGGCACACGCTACGCCAACTCGTACTGTTCGCCTTCAAAGCCCGAACCGCCGAACCCACGCAAAGACCCCAAGAACTGGGCGCTGTGGTTCAGGGAGTTTCTGGCTGAAATCTTTCCCCGTGTCCGTATGGAGATTCTGACTCCAGCGGAGCCGATCTTGCAGAGACTTGCATACCGCTGCCGATCCGGTACAATCCCCATTCGTGAGTGGAAGATGAAGAACTGGGTGCAAGCCTTAAACCAGCAAATCTGAAAATTCCCGGTATTTGTTTCCCTAATAGGCGGATCAACCGCTAGAAAGGGAAACATGTACAAACAACCTAAAGCACCACGGCAGCGTACTCCGCGTTGCCCGCACCCCAATTGCCCATCAAATCAGGAGCCTTGGAACGACCCTTGGGAAGAGGCGCAATGCACTCTTAACAAGCCCCTTTGGATGGTCATACCGCCCGAGGGAGTCCATATCTCATGCCCGGTTCACCCGGAAGGGCACCACATCTACGGGCCGAGCATCACGTGGATGGAGGATCGTCTTCCCGACCCTCCCGGCACAACCCCTTGGGACTACAGGGAGACCAACCTGCCTGACCGTAAAAACGAGCCGAAATGCACCGGGACGGGCTTCACGGGAAATGACACATTTAAGTTCTCAATGTGATTTTCCCTAATTTCGGGTATTATAGTAGAGCAGTCAAATCCAACCGACTTTAAGCAGACAGGTCTTAGTCGGTGACCTGAAAAGGAGACCCACCATGGTCTATAGCCCGAACAAGGTAGTAGCTTGCGTTAAAGTGGACGGAAAGATTCTGCGTGAAGACGGTAATGCTGTCACGCTGCCTTTCGGTTCCGAGTATTCCGTTTTCATCAAAAACCTCAACCCACGCCGCATCAAGGTCAAAGTGTCTGTAGACGGTACCGACGCCACGGAAGGCGCTTGGCTCGTCGTGGAACCGAACTCAGACTTCAACCTAGAACGCTTCATCCGTGCAGGCAACATGGAGAGAGGCAACCGCTTCAAGTTCATTGAGCGCACTGCGGCAATTGAAGAGCACCGGGGCATCAAGGCGGACGATGGTCTGATCCGCATTGAGTACCAAGTTGAGAAGGAAAAACCCCTCGTCATTGACGTTGAAGAGCATTACCACCACTACGATCATTACGATTCGTGGCCTCGCCCGTGGCGGTACAGTGGCATCGCCCGTGGCGCTTCCCTTGGAAGCACTTTGAAGTCCGCCCAGCGACCGCTCCGACCCAGCGCAAGCGCAGGGAATCGGAAAGAAAGCGCAAAGAAGAGCGTTCGCCCCACGGGCGGCGCGGAATTCGGCGACCAACTCGGCTTTGAATCAACGATGGACTCGGCGGTGGTACAGTGCTCTTTCAACGACCAAGGCATCACCGTGCCGGGCAGCGAGTCTAACCAGCAGTTTCGTTGGACAGCAGGGTTTGAGACGGGACCGAGTGAGGTCATCGTTCTCCAGCTTCGTGGCTGCATCGCTGGCAAAGAAGTGGTCAAAGCAGTGACCGTGGAAACCAAGCTCCGTTGCGTGACGTGCAACAAGACGTCAAAGAGCACGGAGAAATTCTGCGGACAGTGCGGCACTGCTCTGGAGATCATCTAACTAAATCGGGTATTAGATAGGCATGACGCCTCAAGAACATCATGCCTATCTTGATACCTGTTGCGAGTACGCCCGAATGTCCCCCTGCGCGAAGGCGCGGGTAGGCGCTCTAGTAGTGTCGGCTGGTCAGGTCGTCGGTACTGGCTACAACCATTCTCCAAATCCCGCATGCAACGATTGCGCCACGATGTGCTCTGGCGGTATCCGTAAAGGCATCCCCTCCGGCACACGGCTGGAACTTTGCTACGCCGTCCACGCAGAGCAGTGGGCGATCCACGAGGCCGGACCACTCGCCAAGGGCGGCACGCTCTACGTCGCATCGTTTGACCAGGACTGGAAGAGGCGGCTCAAAGACCCGTCCCTCCCGCTGGGGCATCCCATGCGGGGTTTCTACTGCTCCCTCTGCGCCCGTGCCATCTGGATGGCGGGCATTGATCTTGTCATCACCGACAGCATCAACGGCATCATTGAGCACACACCCGAAGACATCTGGAAGGCCTCCTTTAGCTACGGCGTTGCCGCGAGTATTTAGACCTATGGTTGAAAACGAGAACAAAGGTAAGAAGAAGGGCACGAAGCGCACGAAGTACGTGGTCGGCTTCATGCTAGACCCCACGCTGTCAAAGGTAGTCCTCATCCGTAAGCAGAAGCCCGTATGGCAGCAAGGGCTGCTCAACGGTGTCGGCGGTAAAGTCGGCGACAACATTCCCGGCGAGACACCGGAGCAGGCGATCCACCGTGAGTTCAAGGAAGAGGCTGGCTTGGATAACTTGGACTGGAAGCCGTACCTCACGCTTCGGACACCGCACTCCGAACTTTACTTCTTCCGTGCAATCGGCAACGTCCACGGGGCGCAGACCCAGACGGAAGAGGACATCGGCGTGTACGACGTCCACGACATCATGGACCGCTCCGACACGATACCGAACCTCCGCTGGTGCATCCAGATGGCTCGCACTTTCCACTTCGGCGAGCGTGCGCAGGAGTTCAAGGTTGAAGAAGTCATGGTGCCGGAGTGGACTGGCAACGGCTACGAAGTCAAAGACGGAAAGTGGATCGGCAAATAACTTGAAAATTGAATCAAAGCTCATTCTCACGAGCAAGAACCGTGAAACAGGCGTGAGCCTTTACACGTTTGTCTTGACGTACCCCCGTGTGGTTCTAGCGGAGGTCAACACCCACCGCATGCTGTCCCGCAACACGGCGTCTTCTCGTGCCATCCCGGCGAAGAAGCAGCGCCAGCGTGTGCTTGACGACCCGTTTGTTCCCATCACGATAGGACAGAACCAGAAGGGCATGCAAGCTGGCGAGGAGCTTACAGGCTGGCGCAGATTCGTAGCGATCCAGACATGGAAACTCGCACGCTATCCGAACGTGCTGGCTTCGTGGATTCTGGAAAAGGTCGGGGCGCATAAGCAGGTTGTGAACCGCCTCGTGGAGACATGGACTTGGACGCAACAAGTTGTGACCTGCACGGACTTGAAGAACGTGTTCAAGCTGCGCAACCACCCGGACGCCGAGCCTCACTTCCACGAACTTGCTCGTCAGATGCAGGAACAGGTGGAGTATGTGGAGAACCTGTTTGATGTCATAAATTTTGACTCCCGTGAACCTGACGGAAGACCCGCCGCATTGGATGACGTGAATCCTGGTCGGGGCATATACCGTGTGCAGATGCTCCGCCTCGGCGACTGGCACCTCCCGTTCATTGACTCCCGTGATGAGACGAAGGTGACTCCCACTCTTGATCTTGAGCCTGTCCCGCTGGAAACGCTGAAGCAGGTCAGCACTGCCCGCTGTGCGAGGACGAGCTACTACCTACCGGAGAACGGGAAGTGGTCAACGGCCGACCGGGACGTGGAGCTTTGCACCCGCCTATCAAGCTCCGGGCACTGGAGTCCGTTTGAACACGTCGCCACGCCCGTCGCCGACCGCATCTACATTGGCAATTTTTTCTCGTGGAAACAGTATCGTAAAGAGTACGCCGAGGAACATGGGGGAGACAGGTGAGTTTTGGACCTATCCAAGCGGAAGAGGCTCAGCGCAAGGCTGCCAAGCTGCGTGAATGGGACGTGTTCTATCTGAACTTGGCACGATACGTTGCGACCAAGTCCAAGGACCCGTCTACTCAGACCGGAGCAGTCATCATCCGCCCGGATGGGTCGCCAGCGTCCTTTGGATTCAACGGGTTTCCTCGTGGCATGAACGACAGCCCGGAACTTTATGCCAACCGGGACATCAAGTACTCCCGTACTGTCCACTGCGAAATGAACGCGATGATCTTCGCCCGGCAGGACTTGAAGGGCGCAACGCTGTACACATGGCCTTTCGCCTCGTGCGACCGCTGCGCCGTCCACATGATTCAGGCTGGCATCAAGCGCTTCGTTTATCCATCCATGCCGCCAGAAAAAGCGGCACGTTGGGCTACCAGCATGGACACGGCCGCCAGCTATATGAGGGAAGCCGGGTGTGAAGTGGTGGAAGTCCCCTTGGAAGAGATTCCCTCGGTTGTGCTAGAATAGGAACATTATGCCACGCAAAGAAAACAAGCTTCGCCCTTACCGGGTAGACTTCTTTGATGTTGATGAAATGAAAGACTACGACTTGGCTCTCGTCCGGTCGCAGGTAGTCCGTGCCGTCACCGCCGATGATGCGGTGTACGAAGTTCTGACGAGACCCGAGGACGACAGCGACTTTGAGTACCCGTCCCTCGTCCTGATCCGTGCCTACCGCTACTACAAAAACCTCGTTCACAAGAAAGACGTTTACAAAGCTGTTGAAGACCTGTTCACTGCGAACAAAGCAGTTCAAGTCATGGAAGCAGTGGAGAACTACCGCAAGAAGAAAGCCGAGTGGGCTGCGGCACCGAAGCCAGTTGTGGTGCCTATTTCTACTGATCCTGCCGGGCATGTAACACGCATATCTGATTCCAGTCTGTACGACGAAGTCTGCGTGAACTGCGGAGCGACGGACACCAGCGGCAAATTGGATCAGCCCTGCCCCTCAGCACCCGCAATCGTTCCTGCCCCACCTGCACCAACATCAGGTCCCGACAGCCCCGCAACTGTTGCCGTGGTAGCCGATCTTCAGGGCATGATCGCACACGATGCGCATGAACAAGCGATGGACACGTTCAAACCCGACAGTGTACCGGAAGGCAAGCGCTTCCCTGACCCAACGAATGCACCAATTACGGAACAGCCGACAGCCGTCGCTGAACAAGCCGGAAGAGCACCTACGTCGTGGACTTACGGAATACCCGGCTTGCCGGAACCTGCGATTGAACCAGACCAAGCTGTCGGCGCAGAAGCCCGCCCTCCACTCAATAGCCCGATGCCTGATGCTTCCGACGATTACATGCCGCTGTGGGGGAAGCTCATCCTCTTCGGCAGCGTGTTGCTTCTCGCTCTCAGCATTATTCATTACCTACGCCACTAATCTCTCAACTTCAGTATTACAATTCTAGCGGCTCACGACCTAAAGCCCCGCCTTCAGTCTTCCGCGATCCGGTCCGCCAACGGAAGGCGAGGGGATGCAATCGAGAGCCGCGAGGATTCTATGTAAAATGTTGAAGGTAAAAAAGCTTGACCCCGGAGCAACACTTCCGACTTGTGCCCGTCCCGGTGAGGATTTAGCATTTGATGTTTACTCGCTAGAGGACGCTGAACTGAACTATGCACGAGTGCGACGCTTGCGCACGGGGGTAGCCCTAGAGATGGAAGGGTTCGGGTTTCTTGTTCGTGACCGTTCTTCCATGGCCTACCCAAAAGGGTTCCTAACCTGCGGAGGTGTTATTGACCGTGGGTACCGTGGTGAGATATTCATCAACCTCATTCTCTTCGGAACCGCGGAGAGTATGGAGTTCAGGATTCGGCGTGGCGACAAAATCGCCCAGTTGATTCCTATCCGCCCGGAAACGATGGTACAGATCGTTGAGGTTGACGAACTTTCCCCATCCGATCGCGGAGAGAAGGGTTACGGCAGTTCCGGTCGTTGATCATGAAGCGGCGTGTTTTGATCTTCGCAGCATCAGCTATCGTTTCGCTGGCGATTGTCCTTGCCACGATGCAGATGGTCTGCAACTACGTCAACCGCATCTACGGGACCTCCTACCACGTATTGCCCTCACATCACGTGACTTGGTTGGTGAAATAGGTGTATAGTGGTCTTGGGGGAGTTTATGGCGCTACGGGAAGAACTGATGCAGATACGGCAGGCTGGGATGGAAAAAGCCGCCGAAGTCTGGGAATTCTTGGAAAACCTCCCGAGTCCGGTAGACCCCGCCAACGTGTACAAAGCTGCAACCTCCCTGAAATGTGCGGAGTTCATCAACCGCATCCGCAACCATAAAATCGCCCCAGTGCTTGCGAAGATCATGCTTCAGTTTTTGGATGACACCCTTGCTATAGTTGGTCTTGATTCCGGGGAAGTGTTTGAGGGAGCACGTGTGTTGCAGATCATTGAAGAGACCATGCCGTTGACCCCCGAAATTTACAACGACGCACTGGCCTACGCGACACGCCAGCACGTGTACGATGGACTGCTTCTGCTGGCGTCCGCCCGGCTTGGCAAGGAAGTAGAAACCAAAAAGCGTTTAGACGATATGCAGGAGAGTGTGGCGATGGTATGGCTGATGAGCCGTCTTGAAGAAAGCGGCATACAGTTTGACCCCAACGCGCCACCACAAGCATGAACGACGAAGTTGAACTGATTTTTCACGAAGAGCGGGAACGGAAAATCCTGCGTGAAGCCATGGAAAGACTTGACCTGTCCGCCACGGCGGTCATCCGCTACTGGGCACGGATGGGGCAGCTTGTTGACCACCAGATTCAGCAGGGGTACAAGCTCGCTTGGGTTAAGAATGGTGAGGTTGTTGATCCGTTCGGCATGGACAAAAAGGCATCAGCCACGCTTTCCTGCGGCTGCGATGTTGGCACCTGCATCTGCGATTACGAGAAGGACTGATGAAAGCCAAAGTCACATTGACGCCCGACCTCCTGAAGCGCTTGCTTGAAGGGAAGCCCCTCCAGTTCAAGCTCCCCAAGGCTGTGACAGAGGTAGAAATTGCCATTGAAGAAGACATTTTTGACAGGTTTGACCGCATTTTCAACAAGCTTTGGAACAAGGCGCTGGACAAGCTAGATAAACTCACATAGGCGACCCCTTAATAGGGACCCTATGCCACGATACATTGACGTCAACTCGGAACGCCTGTCCAACCTCCACGGAGCGCTTGAACTTATTGAAAGCGTTGACCGTGATGCTTTCCGCAACCTTGACCTGCACATCTACGGCATCACCAATAACCCCCAGATCGTGGACGCCGCCAAGGAAGCCATCGCCGAGAACGCAGATGTCTCCGAAGAGGACGTGCAGCTTTCCGAGGTCGCCGTCGCTATCCCCTTGAGTTCAGACATCATCTACTACCTTGCCGGGAGCGGGTTGAACCTGCGCCGCGAGGACTTCGCCTACATGGGCGGAGGCGGTGAGGGCATCCGTACCATGAGTTTCACGTTTTCCCACTACAAGCCGCAAGTGACCTTGAGCTATTTCAGCAAGCTTGCCCTAGCCTCCTCCGATGCTTGGCTGGACGACTTCCTGAAGAAGGAAGGCTCCGGCAAGCCCGCAGCGGTCGCCCAGAACGTCCGACGCACCGAAGAGGCAACTCAGCCCGGTGCTCCGGCTACAACGCCGCCAGCAGCCCCGCAGCAAGCACAAATGCCCAAACAGACATCCCTCGCCAGTATCCTTGACGAATTCCTAGACTAAAACACCCTTTCCGCCGAGTCCGGCATCAAAGGACTATGGCGACTTCCCGCAGAGATGCTCTCGGCGACCGCATGAAGCGGTACGAAGAGGCTACGCGTTTCTCCCTCCCCAGGCGCACGTACACCATCCTCCGCGTTGACGGTCGTGCATTCCACTCTTGGACGCGGGGTCTTGAAAAACCCTACGACACCGATTTTATGGTGTGCATTGACAATACGGCGATAGCCTTGTGTGAACAGATTTCCGGGGCACAGTTCGCTTACGTTCAGTCCGACGAGATCAGCGTACTCGCCGTGGATTTTGATAACGTAGACACCCAGTCGTGGTTTGACGGGAACGTACAGAAGTGGGCGAGTATAGGCGCATCCGTAGCCACGATGGCGTTTAATCGCATGGTCATGAATTACCTGACGCAAGCCGGGGACATGGCTCCCAATAAAATCCTCCAAAAGCAACCTAACGCGGTGTTTGACGCCCGCGTGTTCACCATCCCCGATCCCATCGAGGTGGAGAACTACTTCGTCTGGCGTCAGCAGGACGCCGAACGCAACTCCGTCATGATGCTCGCCCGCGCTCACGCCAGCCACAAGCAGCTTGCGGGCAAAAAGCGGGCCGACCAGCACGAGATCATCCACAGGGCAGGGGACAACTGGGCGAAACATCCGGTGCGCTTCAAGCACGGCGCGGTCATCCGACATGCCGGAGAAAACGAACGATTGAAGACCGATGTTCTCTTTGCTAAAGGCAATCACACATTCTCCAACTGGGTTATGGACACCGAAACTCCGGTCTTCACGAAGCAGCGTGAGTACCTCCGCAGCCTCGTGCCGATCATCTGGAACGACGATCTCCTAGTCAGAAAGGCGGCAGCGAATGGCTGAAAACAAGCTGGACTACAGAGCAATCAACGTCCTCGGCGCTACGTTTCGGTTCCGCATCAAGAAGCTGGAGACCGAGTTCATGTTCGCGGACGGCACCGTCCACATATTCCCCAACTGGGACGTCAAGAACCTCCGTGAACGGTACTACATGGAAGAGTACATCAATGTGCCCACGGAGATGTACCTGACGATAGCCGCCGAATCCGGCGAGACCGTGGAGTACGGGATCAAGACCTCCGACGTCAAAAAGTTCATTGAACTAAGAGCAGAGTTCTTTGAAGACTTACTCCTCGCCGCAGCGGGCAATATGCCGCTGGACTCCGAGGAAAATCTGTAGTACAACTGAAACAGCATTCAAACCTAAAGGAGCAAGATGACTCTCAAACGCATCAGCTTATTTTTACTCGCATTTTTGGCACTAAACACCTTCGCGCACGCCGACGATGTTCAGCCTGTCAACTCCCAAGTCAACGCCATTGTTGCGGCGAACACAACCCCGGCTGCCAAAGCAACAGCGATCCTCGGCTTGCTCAACACGGCGAGCACGATCAACGAAGCCGAAAAGGCAGACTTCAAGACCCACGAAGCGAAGAAATCCGCTATTGAGATGGCGGACGCCGCCCTCACTAAGTATCTCCCGCCCCACAACACTGCTGTTGCGAACCTAGCCATTGAACAGGGACAGCACAACGACGCGGTGCATGCGCAGGATACCGCCACGGCGCAGCACAACGCTAACCGTTGCGTAGCCCCCTCGGACAACCCCGGCGTGTGCTCTGCGTACAACGCAGAAGCGGATCAACTGAACCAGCGGGCTAGTTACCTCACCAACGAGGCGGCGGGATTGAACAAACGAGCCGACGACCTCAACGCAGAGAAGGCTAAGCTGGACGAAATCCAGAAGAACCTTTCCGCCGACATTCTGGAATACACGGCATGGTCAAAGTCGTACAACGCTAACGTCGCCCAGAACCAAGCCAACATCGCGCTGCTGGTCAGCACGCTGAAGCAGGTTTTGAAGTCCAACGACGACTGCAAAAAGGCTATCGGCAGCGGCACCGCCGAAAACATGTCCGAAGTTTGTGGGCAGCTTTTTGACGGCAACGCAATCCATGACGGCAAAACCAACAGGGGAACCGGGACCAACGAATTCGGTCGCGGGGGCAACCCAACGAACGAGCAAGAGCCGCACAACTAATCTTCTGCCGGGATTTCCGGCGAAGCGCAACAAGCAAAGTAAGGCTGGGCGGGGGGTTCAACGTCGGCTCCCGCCCGGCACCTCTCACGGAGGGGTTATGCAACCACTGGTTCAACTGCTGTTGACTGTCGCAATGTACTCCCTCATGGGGATGACGGTAGGTCTCGGCGTAGTCCTTTACCGAAGGTACCCGATGATCGGATTTCAGATGCAGCAGCACCCGGTGCTCGGATGGTCACTGGCGTTTGCAGCAGGAAGTGCGTTTACGACCATAGTTTTCACCGTCATTGAGTACGCAGCGCTTCTGCTTCTTTCACACACGGGGTGACATGAGCAAGGTCTGGACAAAACGGCTGGGCGATGCGGTATTCGCAATCCGCTGGATTCTCTACCCGATCAATATCGGGTTGATCCTCGCTCTGTGCTTCTACGTCGTCGGCTTTCTGGTCAACGACTGCCGCTTCATCTGGGACATGTTCCGGCACTGGACTTGGGACATGGAAGCGATGATGGTCATGCTCCTCGGCTTCGTGGACATGAGCATGGTCGCCAACCTGATTGTCATGGTGGTTCAAGGCACCCAGCGAATCTTCATCCACCGCTTTGACATCTCGGACAAGTCGGAACGCCCGCAGTGGCTTGACCACATTGACTCCGGTATCCTGAAGGTCAAGATCGCGCTGTCCATCGCGGGCATCACGCTCATCCAGATTCTCAAGGATTTCGTCCATGTGGAACAGGTCAACTGGGGCAACACCCTACACCGCATCATCATCCACGTGGTCGCCCTGTTCTCCGCACTGATGATGGCGCTGATCTGGCGCATCACGCACCCGGAATGGGCTGCCGACCATGCGACAGAGGAAAATGAAACCGTCTACGACGGACGGAGACAGATATGACCAAAGATAAAGAAATCAAATTTGAACTGAAACGGCTGAAGCTAGATGCCGAGATCATGCAACTGAAAGCCGACGCCTTGGTGATAGGGCGTCCCGTGCGCATCCTGTCCGACTATAACGGGCAGCCTTACGGCAGGTCCAAGCGGTCTCTTCGTGGAGAAACCAGAACCGCCGAACGGGTGCATATTGACCCGCATCACGGCATCTCCCTGTTCCTGCGGGACGAAAGAGTCTCAATCCCGGTGGATGAGGTTGAGTGGCTGTGAAACCCTCCGTTGCAAAAACGTTGAAGCGTGGCGATCCTCTGTGGGTTCGGGGACACGTCCGTGAGGTTGACGCAAGCGGTAAGTGGATTGAGGTGCAGTTCTCAACGCCCTACTCCCTTGACATAACGGTCAAGGACATCCGTCGTCCGAGGAAAAAGAAGTCATGACGCCATTCCTCGTGGTTTTCGGGCTGGCCGCGCTTTTTAATCACCACGAGGCGCTGGGGCTGACGCTTTTCCTGATAGCCTATCTCATCAGGCACAAAAGGTTCGCATGAGAGTTCTCACAGAAGAAGCGCAGAAGAACAGGGATGCCTTTGACTCCTACGCCAAGGAAGCGGGCTGCGGATGTCACTCGCATCCCCCGTGCAGCTATTGCACGCACCCCGGCAACCCTATGAACCAAGAGGAAGACGAAACCTGCTGGACGATTGAGTACACCAAGGACGAAGCCCTGTGGTGGGCGATCTGCCAGATGCGCCGAACCTCGCGGATGCTTGACCTCGAAGAAGTGCAGCTTGAAGGCAAGGAGTACCTCGTCAGCATCTACGGAGCCGGGCTGGACATGTGTGCCGACCAGTGCGAGAAAGCCATGGACCCGGAGGAACTGAAGCGGATGAGGGGTGAGACTTTTCCGAACACATGCCCCACTTGTGCCCGATCCGGCTTGGCGGCACGAGACAATGAAACAGGCGGTATAGACATCTGCTACGATCCGTGGCACGACGTTCAAGGAGAAAGCAATGACCGATAAGAGAATTGGTTTCATTTGGGGAATTTTTGCGGGTATCATTTTGACGATTGTGATGATCGCGTTCGTGGCGCATCTCGCCAACACCCCGGATTCTACCCCTCCCCCCGATGGCGGGGGCGTTGGAGGCGGTCCGGTTTACATGCCGCCAGAGAATCTCATTAGTCCGCTGGACGTACCTCCGCCCGCGCCGATGCCGTCCATAGCGGAACCTGCACAACCAGCGCAAGCTGCGCCCGCACAAGCGGAGCCACAATGAAACAGTCCAGTTTCTTTTTCGTCCTCCTGCTTGCGGTCTTGGCGTCCGGCTGTGATGGACGACACGACACCCGGCACAAGGCGACGATCTACAAGACGAAGCAGCACCACATCGTCATGAAAGACGATCAGGGCAAGTGGTGGGAGTACACCCTGAACAACCTTGACATCGGCTCCGATGTTCCGTACAACAGCCGTGGCGAGATGGTGCTCCCCTCGGGTGGTAGCTGGCGTGCAGCGACTCAACAGGAAGAGGAAGAAGTCACTGTTGAGAGCCAAGCTACAAACGCGGAGGAGACCACGGTTGACGAAACCGATGCTGGGTCACCTGACGGCTCCGGGGATGTTGGTGGAGATTCCGGTGGCGACTCAGGCGGCGACGCTGGTGGAGACGGCGGTGGTGATGGAGGAGGGGAATAATGCCTGAAGCAACAGCAATGAAAGCTACAACTGAACAGGAGCGAGCAACGCTCCGTACCATTCTTGCACGTGGAGAGCAGAAGTACACCGAATGCCCCTGCGGCTGGTTCTATCTCGGCGCTAAATGCCCAGATCAGAAGTGCAAGCAGTGGAAGAAAGCCAACGGCACCAAGCGGATCAAGCTCTACACCCACGGGGACAGGGAAAGTGCCTACGAAGTGGGCAAGGAACTCGGCTTGGAGGGAGACACTCTTCGCACCTTCGCTTACTGGGGTGAAGAGATTGAGTTTGAAGCAGACGTGAATATGGAGACGGGAGAAGTGACCCTCGTCACTGTAGACGGTCACAAGATTTTTCCCGTGAAGGGCTGAAACTCACGTATTAAACCCCATGGCGATTGACGTAGGATTCAAGAAAACTGCTGAAGCAGAAACCCAGTACACCACGGGCGCACAGCGCGATAGCCGTGTGGGTAAGGGAGCACTCCACTGGATGCCGTGGGACGCCGTGTGGCTTGTCTCCAACATCTACGAACGTGGCAACAAGGGGCGTACCAAGACGG